CAGCTCATTTCTGTTTTACAGTTGGTTCTTTCTCGGAAGAAGTTCAACATGACCCTGAGTTCTACTTTCATGGCGAAGAAATTTCTATTGCCGCTAGAGCGTATACTCATGGTTATGATTTATTTCACCCCCATAAAGTTCTTGTATGGCATGAATATACAAGAAAGGGTAGAACAAAACAGTGGGATGATGATAAACAGTGGGGCAAGAGAAATGAATATTCACATAAGAAAAATCGTTCATTGTTTGGTATGGATGGTGAGGAGTCAATGGACCATGGAAAGTATGGATTTGGTACCGAAAGAACATTAAGGGATTATGAAAAATATGCTGGAATATTATTTGAAAGAAGGGCGGTTCAACAGTATACTTTAGATAAAGAATATCCGCCAAATCCATATAATTATGAAACTGAAGAGGATTGGAAAAACGATTTTGCATCAATTTTTAAACATTGTATCGACGTTGGTTATACACAGGTACCAGAGAAAGATTATGATTTTTGGGTGGTTGCTTTCCATGATGAAAATGATGAAACAATTTATAGAAAAGACGCGGACCCAGGTGAAATTAATATGATGATGCATGACCCTGATGGGTACTGCAAAGTATGGCGTTCATTCGAAACTGCCAAAAAACCTAAATATTGGGTCGTATGGCCTCACTCATCCTCTAAGGGGTGGTGCGAAAGATTAACTGGTGATTTGTATTAATCTATGTATGATTTTTTAATAGTTGGCTCAGGTTTTTTTGGTTCAATATGTGCGTATGAGTTAAATAAACTCGGGTATAAATGTTTGATTTTAGAAAAAAGAAACCATATTGGTGGTAATTGTTATACTGAAAATAGAGATGGTATACATATCCATTCATATGGACCCCATATATTTCACACCTCTAATGAAGAGGTGTGGTTATGGATAAATCAATTTGTTTCTTTCAATAATTTTACATTAAGACCTGTGGCTAATTATAAAGGAGAAATATATTCTTTACCATTCAACATGTGGACTTTTTCTAAACTTTGGAATATTACACATCCTGATGATGCTAAAAAAATAATAGAAAATCAAAGTATTGAAATAGGTGAGCCAACTAATTTAGAAGAACAATCAATAAAGTTAGTTGGTAAAGACGTGTACGAAAAATTGATAAAAGGGTATACTACAAAACAATGGAGAAAGGAACCAAAACACTTACCAAAAGAAATCATTAAGAGGTTACCGGTTAGACTTGATTACGATAATAATTATTTTAAAGACAAGTACCAAGGTATTCCAATTGGAGGATATACTCAAATATTTGAAAAATTATTAGATGGTATTGAAATAAAATTAGGGATAGATTTCCTTAAAGATAGAGATTACTGGAGTTCCAAATCCAAAAAAGTAATTTACACAGGTCCGATTGACGCTTATTTTAATTACAAATTTGGAGAATTAGAATATAAGACAACAAAATTTGTTCATGAGTTTAAAAATGTTAGAAATTATCAAGGCACCGTTATGATGAATTATACCGATGTTGAGACTCCATTTACCAGGTGCATTGAACATAAACATTTTGAAAATATAGAATCAGAATTTACTTGGATAACTTGGGAATATCCTACAGAATATAAATCCGAATACACTGAACCTTATTATCCCGTAAATGATGAATTAAATAATTTAAAATATAACGAATATAAGAGGTTATCAGAAATTGAGTCAAACATAATTTTTGGAGGTAGACTTGCAGAGTACAAATATTATGATATGCACCAAGTTATAGAATCGGCATTAAATAAAGTTAAAGAAATAATAAAAAATGAGAAATCTTTTAATTCATAATCCATGTAACGAACAAACAAGATATTATAGAGACTATAATTTATTTTGGGATGATTTAACAGACGAATTGAAAAAAAGTCATAACGTTAGTGAGAATAGATATTATGAAGGGGCTCACTACAGTAGAATGAAAATACAATTACAAAAAAGACAATATGAACATTTGGAATTAATGGAATGTGAATATGTGATAGAAGATACAGATTCAGGTGATTTTTGGATATTATCGGTGGCCGAACAATTAACAGGTGGAATTTTATTAGAACAGAATAATCCTCATTTAAAAAAAGTTCTTTATTCCCAATACATACCTGACCAAATATCCCATCATGCTAGAGAAAATGCTAACAAATATATTCCATGGATATTTTTCCCACAAGACGTTGTAGACTTAGAAAGTTACTATCGTAAAAGACAAGAAAAGGCAGAATTAATACCTAAGTTGTTTTTTAGAGGTAATACTGAATATAGACCAATAGTTAATTATATAAGTCCTGACGTACTTTCAGATACTAGAAAAATAGAACCGTCAGAATATTTTGATTTTTTATCTGAACATGAGGTTTGTTTATCTATTGGTGGTGTTGCAAATGGTGACTTATGTTATAGAGATATTGAGTGTATGGCTATGGGTATACCTATTTTAAGATTTGATTTTGTAACAACATTAAATCCGGCTTTAATTCCTAACTATCATTATATTTCTGTTCCGTTACAACTAGATTTACCAAAACAAAGAGATGTATATAAGGATAGATTAGGTAATGAATCTCATGCAAAATTACTTGAAAAAAGATTTTTGGAGGTAATAAATAATAAAAATTTTCTAAACTTTATATCTAAAAATGCTAGAGAATATTATGAGACCTACCTATCAAGAGAATCTAGAGTTAGACACACTATAAATTTAATAAATATTTAATTAAACATGATAAAAAATTGGGAATACAATGACCTGGGAGGTAAAAGAGATTATGTAAAAAATTACATAAAAAATAATAATCTAAAATCAATTGATGTCGGGGCATCTGCTAACTTTTGGTCTTACCCTGAATGTAAATATGCTGCTGATTCTGTAGAATTATCAATAGATGGAGTTAAGTTTTTTAATATTAATTTAGAAGATAAAAACTCATGGGATGAGTTATTATCTTTTGTGGAAACAAACGGAAAATTTGATTTTTCAATATGTTCGCATACTTTAGAAGATGTATTTAATCCTTTGGATTTAATTTATTTTTTAGAGCAAATTTCAAATTCAGGATTTATTTCAATCCCATCAAAATATGATGAATTTTCATTTTTATATGAAAATAAATATAGAGGTAATGCTCACCACAAGCAGTTTTTTGATTTTATTAATGATGAATTAACTATATTTCCTAAATTTCCGTTTATAGAAAAGGATAATAGAAGTGACGAAATTATAAAAAATATGAAAGGTAGAGAATTAACTTTTTTTTGGGACACAAAAATTCCAGTAAAAATTTTTGGTCATGGAATACCTTACAAATCGGATAATGAATTAATACATAATTTTTATAAACAGTTAATCAATTACGGTACTACTGTTGCTGGATTAACCGACACAAAAAATTCTATTAAACAAATGATGTTACCAGAGATAAACAACGTAGAAATAGATAAAAAAATTGCAGTAATTACTTTTCTATATGACCTATCGGAACATTTTAATCCAACATTTGAAAGAAAATTACTTAATGATATTGATAAAAATGATTATTATTGTTTGAGGTTTTGTTCTATAAAAGAAAATATTCTTGATGAAAGTTATTATTTTAAATTCACTTATTATAGAATTTATAAATTTTATGAATTTATTAAAAATGAAATTTTAAACAAATACGACTATTTTGTATTACTTGACGCGACTGATGTTGGATATGTTGGTGGGATACATAGGATACCTGAAATTATGGAAAATTATAAAACTAATGTATTATTTGGGGCCGAAAAAAATTTATGGCCTAATACTGAAGTTAGTCATTTATATGAAACTAAAGGTGTTGAATCCGATTTTAAATTTTTAAATGCGGGAGTACATTGTGCAAAACCATTAGATTATTTAAATATATTAGATAGAATTATTATTAGAGATAATAAATGGTTATGTGACCAAGGTAATTGGCAAATAGAATATCTAACGGGTGATGGAGTTGAAATTGATACTGAGTGTTTATTAGTACTTAATACTTTTAACACTAAAACCAACATTAGTATAGAAAGGATGGAGGTCAATTTTGAAAAAACACCACCAATTTTTGTACACGATAATGGAGGGTATAATGAAGAAACAACTAAACTTTTAGAATTTTTTGTATGAAGACACTCAGAATAACAAGGGCCAATTTCTGGAACAATTGTAGTTATTACATGGTAAACTATGTTATTAGTATATTAAGTAAAAAATATAATATAGTAATTACTAATGATTCTCCTGATATAGTTTTTTATGCTAACCACTCAACTAATAAAAATGAAATTGATTATTTTACAAACGAAAATGGAAAAAGTGAAGATGACTTTCCTAATTCTGTAAAAATATATTTAGATTCTGAATACAGTGACATGGGATTTTATGTTAACAAAGGAGAACAACACTATGTTATTGGTAGGATAAATCCTGAATTTAAACATGAGAGACTGTTGAATATGCCATTTTTCTTAGTTTCAACAACATGGCAATTATATGATGAATGTAAATTATACGATGAACCTTTTAAGTGGATGACTGATAAAAAAGACGTTAATAAAATAATAGAATCAAAAAATAAATTCGCTACGGTAATACAGACATCAACAAATCCGTATAGAAGGGAAATTTTTGAAAAATTAAATGATTATAAAAAAGTTGTGTCTTGCGGTGGGTTTGAAACTAATGATGTTGAGTGTTATCGAGTAGCTAGAGCACATTCTGAAAAAAATGATTACACAAATAAAATATTATTTCAATCGGAATCTAAATTTTCACTACAAATACAATCAACTTGCGCCCCGTATTTCTCGCAGGAAAAATTAGTACAAGGATTTGCGTCAAACACAATTCCAATATTTTGGGGTAATCCAAATATACTTGAGGATGGATATAACCCAAACTCTTTTATAAATTGTCATGATTTTAACTCTATTGATGAGGTAGTTGATAAAATAATTGAAATAGATTCTGATGACAATAAGTATAAAAAAATGTTATCAGAACCTATATTCATTGATAATAAATTACCAGAATATTACGAAGATGATTACATTTTTACTTTTATAGATAATATTTTAAAAACATTAAATATATGAAATTACATTTAGGTTGTGGTGATAAAATTTTAGAAGGATTTATTAATATTGATGTTAGAAAATTAAATGGTGTTGATATAGTTACTGACATAACAAAATTAGAAACTATTGAGGATAACTCAGTTGAACTTATTTATTGTTCTCACGTACTAGAGCATTTTGGTAGGAATGTTTATAAAAAAGTTTTAGAAAACTGGTATGAAAAATTAAAACCAGATGGTATTCTTAGAATTGCAGTACCAAATTTTGAATCTGTGGTTGAATATTATAATAAATATAAAGATATTAAACCTTTACTTGGGTTACTATATGGAGGTCAAACATACAACGAAAATTACCACTATTGTGCTTGGGACTTTAAATCATTGTCTGAAGATTTAATTAATATCGGATTTAAATCGGTTAAAGAATATGATTGGAGAAAAACAGAACATTCTAAGATTGATGATTATAGTCAATCATATTTACCTCACATGGATAAAGATAGTGGAATGTTAATGAGTTTAAATCTGGAAGCAATAAAATAAAAAATGAAAAATAAAAAAGAAAATTCACTATATATTAACAAAACCATCGATAGTGGTGAAAAGTCAGTAAGTACTATAATAATTTGTTGTGCTGCTGATGATTCCCTTCATCTTGAATGGTATTCCGATAAAAAAAACTATGATTTATGTGTTGTGTATTACGGTAATAACCGTGATATTTCAAATAAGTTTAAAAAAAGTTCCGATTTTTTTATTGAAAAAAAAGGAGAAAAACTCAATATGGTTTTTGATATTGTTTCGGATAATAAAACAATTTTTGATAACTACGAGTATATATGGGTTCCGGATTGTGACATATCGATTGGTGTTAATGACCTAAATGAGTTTTTTGAAATATCTAAAAACTTTGAGTTATACTTATCCCAACCAGCTCAAACTGGACACATTTCTCATTTAATAACCACCCAACATAGAGGAAATTTACTTAGGTTTACAAGTTTTGTTGAGATTGTTGCCCCTTTATTCAAAACTGAAATATTTTATAATTTAATGTTTACGTTTAAGTTAACCTATTCCGCAGCAGGGTTGGATTTTATTTGGCCTAAAATATTAAATTATCCTGAAGATAAAATCGCTATTATTGACAAAGTAGTAATGAATCACACTAAACCAATTGGGTTGGACTATAGTAGGTTTGAAAGAAATCCTAGCATAGATTTCTATGAAAATATGGAAAAGTTTGACCTAATACCTGAAAAGGGAATTCAATATGCGACAACTTATTCTAGTGTTATTGATTATCCTGTTGTAACTACCTGTAAAAAAAAAAATAATATAAAATACATTTATTGTACTATAGCAATAGGTAAAAAATATTACGACATCTCCGTTGAATTTGCCAAAAAATTAAATAAAGTATCAAAGAACCACCAAGTTTTAATCGTAACTGACCAAAAACCAAAAAAAATAAAAAATTGTAATATTCAAAAAGTCCCAAAAGAACTAACTTTATTTTATCCAAACGGGTGTTTTAATTATAATTTAAAATATTACCCTATTAAATTGGCATCGGAGAGTCAAAATGAAGTAATAATTTATTTTGATGCCGATTGGATAATTGGTCCGGATTATAAAGAGTCAAAAATAGAATCATTTATTGATTTTTTCATCACTTCAGAGTTTGATTTTTTATTTGAAAGACCTCATTATATTCTAGGAAAACACGATTGGAATACTTGTTTTTGGCGTCACAAAATTGAGCCATATAAATTAATGGAAACCGATAAATATGATTTTGGTCACGTTTGTAACGAACAATTTTTAGCATTTAAAAATAACGATAAATTAAAAATTTTTACAGAGGCGTGGGGTAATAGAGATAAATTTTCTGTGGAAAATAATATATGGCCATTTGCGGAAGGTTTAGAGATAGGTATGTCATCAATTGATGCCGAAATGAAGTTTAGTTGGGACGGGTTTTACTTTTTAAACTCTTGTTTTATGTTTTATTCTAATAGCTCATATACACCATTAATAAGATTTTAGAAAATTTTAATTATGAAAATAACATTAGTCACAGGATTATGGAACATAGGTAGAGACCAATTAAATGAAGGTTGGTCTAGAAATTACGAACATTATTTACAAAAATTATCAGAATTATTAAAAATTGATACTAATTTAATAATTTTTGGTGATGAAGAATTAGAAAAGTTTGTCTCTCAAAATAGAAAATCTGATAACACACAATTCTTAAGAAGAGATTTAAAATGGTTTAAAGATAACGAATATTTTGATAAAATTCAGAAAATACGAAATAATAGTGATTGGTCAAACCAAGTAGGGTGGCTTTCAGAATCTACTCAATCTAAATTGGAAATGTACAATCCAATTGTTATGTCAAAATTTTTCCTGTTGCACGATGCAAAAATTTTAGATAAATTTGATTCTGATTATCTATTTTGGATAGATGCTGGTATTACAAATACAGTTCATTTGGGTTACTTTACTCATGATAATGTTTTAGAAAAACTACCTAATTACGTTGAAAATTTTCATTTTATATGTTTCCCTTATGAAACAACTACTGAAATTCATGGTTTTGAGTATAATAAAATAAAGACATATTGTAATTCTACTGAGGTTAATAAGGTGGCTAGAGGTGGATTTTTCGGAGGAAAAAAGTCTTCCATATCACAACTTAATAATATATATTATCAATTACTTATTGAAACTTTAACTAACGGGTATATGGGAACAGAAGAAAGTCTGTTTACCATTATGACTTATAAAAATCCTGAGTTAATTAGTTATTCTTTGATTGATGGGAACGGACTAATTGGTAAATTCTTCGAAGATTTAAAAAATGATTCAATAAAGGTTCTTACAGAAGAGGGTAAAAAATCAACACAACCTACAATCGTAAATCCAAAAGTATCACTATACGTTATAGGGTTTAATAGTCCTAAACAATTTTCCACTTTAATCCAATCTATGATTGATTATGATGAAAATTTTATTAAAAAACCAAAAAAATATCTTTTAAACAATTCAACTGACAGGTCAACTGATGAAGGATACGAAGAATTATGTAAAGCTTATGATTTCGAAATAATAAATCCTGGAGAAAATTTAGGTATATGCGGGGGAAGACAGTATATTGCGGAACATTTCAAAAAAACAGAACAAGATTTTATGTTTTTCTTCGAAGATGATATGTTCTTTTATCCAAAAAAGGGGGAAGTTTGTAGAAATGGATTTAATAGATATGTCGATGACCTTTACAACAAAACTATCAAAATAATTAAAAATGAAAGTTTTGATTTTTTAAAACTTAATTTTTCTGAATTTTTCGGGGATAACTCAACACAGTGGAGTTGGTATAATGTACCTCAAAATGTTAGAGAAGAGTTTTGGCCAAATAATAAACAATTACCTCAAATTGGATTAGACCCAAATGCCCCTAAAGCTAAGTATGATAGTGTTAGGTCAGTAGAAGGTGTTCCATATGTGACTGGTGAAGTTTATTATTGTAATTGGCCCCAAATAGTTTCTAAAAAAGGAAATGAAAAAATGTTCTTAGAAACAACATGGGCCCACCCCTTTGAGCAAACATGGATGAGTTATATGTTCCAAGAAACAAAAAAAGGTAATATTAAAGGAGGACTTCTACTAATGACTCCAACGGAACACAATAGATTTGAACACTACAGTAAAGAATTAAGAAAAGAAAGTTAATTAATCTATTTTATAAAAAGAAATATTTATAAAGTAAAATAGATTAATGGAATTCTTTATAAAGAAAAACGCAACCCTTCCACTTTTAAAATTACAAGTTGTTAAAGACGGTAGAAGTGACTATAACAACTTCATGAAATTAATTGAGGTTGCGTCACTTTATTTCTCAATGGTGGACACGGAAACTGGAATTCCTAAGTTTACCTCAAGACCGGCAGGAATTGTCGAAAAAACATTTGATGACCCTAATGCGGAACCCGAATACTATATATATTATCAATTCACTTCAACCGATACTAAAGACGAGGGTAGATATGAGGGCCAATTTATGGTCCGAAGCTCTGAAGGGGTTCTAATTTTACCAATTAGAGAAAAGTTATTTATTAATATACAAGAATCATTTATTGCGGATGATTTATTATATAATAACTGTTACGTATCTGATTTTCCATGTTGTGTTGATTTTCCTACGAATTCTATTTGTCCACCGTGTCCTTCTTTTGAACCGAGCCCAACGCCAACAATAACACCAAGTTTAACACCTAATTTGGTTATTGACTTGAATTTATTTTCAGTAATATCTAGTGGCTCCATAGTTGTTACATATAATTTAGTATCTAATATTCCCGTGTTTACCGAAATAAATATGGATTTTAACCATATTTTAGAAACAACAGGAAGTCCAATAATAATCACAACAGGTCTAACACTGAACCAAGGTTCAACTTCAAGTATATTAACAATAACATTAGATGATGATTTTAGTACATTAACGACACAGACATATTTTAGTGGAATTTCAGTAAACCCACCACAATACTCTTCGTTTTTTACAACAAATGAAAGCGTTATTTTTAAAATAACTCCAACACCGACTACAACACCAACTCCAACTATCACCCCAACAAATCCATGTGCTGAGTTTTTAACAGATGAAATAGGTAATTTAATAATTACAGAGGATGGAAATTATATTGTTTCTGAGTTTAATCCTTGTGTAACCCCAACTCCAACACCATCAATAACTAGTACACTAACCCCAACTCCTACAAATACTGAAACTCCATCGCCAACAAGTAGCGAAACACCAACTCAAACTCCTACAAATACAGAAACACCGACACCAACACCAACAGTAACTCCATCAACTTCTCCGATTCCTCCTGTACCGCTTACACTCTATATTCAAGAAATTAGTGGAGGACAATCAATTATACTTGACGGGGTTACATATACTTCACAGACAACTGTAAATCTTGTTAAGAATCAAAATTATGATATTACGGCAGTTCCACAACCTGGATATACTTTTGCTGGTTGGAATTATTATGGTGCGTCATTTACCTCAACCGCTGCAACATCATCAATTAGTGTATTCTTGGATTCAGGGGCAAACATAGCTCCGTCTTATGATGTTGACCCAACCTATGATGCCTTAGAAGACCAAATGACTACAAATTTTAGTCAATATACCGCAGCGACCGAAAATGATTGGGTTAAAATTACAAAAGAAGAATATGATTCAGTTTTTGATAATGTGGATGGTGTTATAAAAATTGGTAACGATGATAATCAGATTAACACTAGAGATTTGGCAACAGGTTTCTTAACTACAACTTTTGGAACTGTGGATGCGAATACTCCTTTAACAATACCGACAGGTTATTACGTGGTAGGATTTATTGCAGAATCTTGGAATCAAGTTGGACAAGTTCAGTTGGGATATACAACAACATTCCACACTGGTGGTCCAACATATTTCGGAAACTCCCCTAGTGTTGATGCGGGAACAAGAAGTTATTATGTTAGAAAGAGACCTTATGGAGTTGAGGGTTCCCCTGCCAGCCAAGATTTATACCCTGTTCTTAATTTTATATCACCGGCTTATCCAAATGCGGTTCCAAACACATATGGATGGCAAACGCCTAATAGTGGAACAACTTGGTTTGAAACTGATTCAGCTAGTCAGACGGCAAAAATACAAATTTTATTAACAAATGTTCGTTCATGGCCAACTCCACCCCCACCGTCACCAACTCCAACTCCAACACCAACCGAAACAGTGACACCTACAATAACTCCAACACCAACAATAACCCCTAATTGTCAAAGAAATATTGTTGTTCCAACTCTGTGGGATGGAGGAACATCCATAAATTCTAACACATTACAATTAACCGAAACTTCAGAAACTTTACAAATACAGGTTGGTGATACTATTACAGATATTCATCTTGCAACAAGTATTGTTGGTCAAGTGTCATCTAACGGAACTTACACATACGTATTAACAGGACCTGGTGGTTCAGTAGCATTCGATTGTGACTTCCCTCTCACATTTACAGGACCTTGTTAAATAAAAAATTAATCAAAAAAATAAAAGATATTTATAAATAAAATTAAAAATGGCTAACGTAAAAATTTCAGAATTACCTTTAGGTACCCCAAATTCAACAAGTATATTTCCATTTGTTGATGAAGGGACAACATATCAAGGAGCAATTTCGGCTATAACTTCTAACTCAACAGTTGAGGTAACTTACTCTGAATTTGTTGATAAAATTACTGGTGAGACATTAAACACGGGAAGTTATTATGTCATAACCGACTTTAGAACTTGTTATGACCAGCCAGATTATAATAATGTAAAAGACCCAATTACTACGGGAATATATAAAAGCGCCGATACTGTATCACCTATTGTTGTTTTGGCAACGTCTGCAAATACTATATCTATAGATGCATTCCAACCTGAATTTCCATTTGATAAAATAAAATACGACTATAGTTTTAACTCAACTGAACATACTGCGGGACCTGCATTTGGTAGAATTACTGAAAGAATTGATAATTTTAATAACAGAACTGACTATGACCACAGAACTATTTTGTTCAAAAGATATCGAGGATATTCATATAATGAAAATAGTCCACTAGCGGGACTTATAGGAATAAGTGGTATTACAGGAACTACTGGTATATTGTACGGTAACACAGGTACTACATTTAATTCTAATATTTCAAGCGGGTCAATTATTGCGATACCAAATTTAAATCCCGCGTTTTTCGAAGTTATATCAGTTGATAGTGATTCTTTAGCAATTATATCAGGTGTAACAATAAGTGGAACTGATAGTGCTCCTTATTATTCCGCATCTGACGATGGTATAATGAGTTATCACCAACCAAATGTAAGAGCAAATGAATTTAATGAATACACAACATTTGGAGATGCATTGGTGGATAGTTCTGTAGTAAATAACTATATCGGTGACCAAGCCAATCTATATTTAGAAAACAATACCGGAGAATTTTTATTGGCAAATAATGTGTTTATATCGGGTTCATTCCTTAATAACAGAATTGGAAATGGTTCTTATAATAACACATTTAATGATGATTGTGACAGTAATCAAATAGGTGATAGATTTTATAATAACTCAACAAATGATGATTTTGATGGAAATATAATTGGAGATTTTTTTAATAACAATTATATCACGGCTAATTTTAACAATAATAGAATTGGTAGTGATTTTGATTTTAATATTTTACTCGGAGGGTCTTTTTACAGAAACAATATTGGAAATGACTTTCAAAATAATGTTTGGACTAATGGAGACTTTCAAAATAATGAGATAGGAAATCAATTTAATAATAATAACATTTATGATGATTTCTATAAAAACGATATTGGAAACGGATATAATAATAATAATGTTTATTCAAACTTTATTGGTAATTTAATCGGAAACGGATATAATGGTATTACAACATATGCAAGATTTGAAAACAATATTATTGGTGACTATTTTGAGAATAGTACAATAGGTGATAGTACGAATATTGGGTCAGGAGATTTTGAGTTTAATAGAATCGGGTATAATTTTAATAGTAATACAATTAGAGTAACATTTAATAATAATAACATTTTAAATGATTTTTATCAAAATAACATTTACAGTGTTTTTGCTAACAATACAATAATGAATGATTTCAATACTTGTACTATAGGTAACTCTGAGGATATGGGGGATAATAATTTCGTAAGTAACGAAATAATGAACAATTTTAAAGGTAACAATATTCGTAAAGGTTTTCAGAATAACACAATTAAAACCGATTTTAAAGGAAACGAAACTTTTGCTGATTTTGACAATAATAACGTCGCATTCGGATGTGCCGCTAACGTTTTTAGTGGAGATGTAACGAATAATACTTTCGGTGATTTTTTCGCTCTGAATACTTGTAAAGGACAATTTAGATACAATACTATTGGAATTGGTTTTTTTAGTAATGAAGTTGGGGATGGATTTGGTTTTGGTGGAGGAAGTTATAGAGGTAATAGAATCGGAAATAATTTCTATGACAACAATATTGGTGAGTATTTTTATAATAACTACGTTGAGGATAATTTTGCAAATAATACGGTCGGATACTATTTTCAATTAAACGATGTTAAGGTTAACGGACTTAACAATATTAATTTCACAACCCTTCAAGGAAACGTAGTAACAATTTCTAATACCACTCCAAGTGGGGCAACAGATTCAACTTTTTCTGTGACGCAAACAACTACAACAGGTCACGGAACAGGTGCGGAATTTGAGGTAACTGTTTCAGGTAATATTGTAACTACTGTAACAATATTATCTGCGGGAACTGAATATTTAGTTGGAGACCAAATTACTATAAGTGCGGTTCAGTTTGACGGAGCGGAAGATTTAGTAATAACAGTCGATTCTGTTTCAGATGAACCACTTGTTTATACAACGGCAAATTGCACAATCCAAAAAACAAGAGACGGATATGATGTTATAACAACTTTAGATTGGGACACAGTAACTTGGTACGTCTCAACAAACATAAACGGACCATATAATCCATAATAAAATGAGAATTAATATTTTAACAGAAAATGATAAAGTAGAACAAGTAAGAGAATCTTGGGTTACTAAAAACGTAATGAAAATTCCAGTATCCCCAACAGGGGAAGAACCGGCAACACATTGGTTTTGTTCAATGGCGGGAGAGGAATCAAAGATGAGAGCCATTTACGATAAGAAAAACTTATCTATTATGGAATTAGAAATAGGTCCAAAAGAGTTTCTTAACAAATGGGGTCTGAAGATTATAAAATAATTAAAAATTTTATAAGTCATAAAGAAGTTAATGACATATTAAAATGGATTGATACTTTAAATAATCAAGAATTTAAAGCAAATCACCATTTGGCAGAACTTTCAAAAACCCTTAATGGTAATTCATATATTTTTGATATTTCTCAAACAGAATATACAAATTATATAACAAATTTTCAGTCGGTGGGTGAGGTTAAAAAAGAACCCGTCCCCGACTTTATTATTAATATCATAGATAGAATTTCTAAAACAATTAAATTACCAAAAGAACATATGTTCTTACAGGCGGTTGATATGAATAAGGGTGGAAAAATTGACCCACATTACGATGCATCAATCGAAGGACATATAAATTACAAATGTAATGTTAGTGTTTTATCTGAAGATTATAATCTACACATTGATAAAACATATGTCCCCGTTGAACAACGAGACCTTTATGGATTTGAAGCTTCTCTTTACAAACATTGGACAAATGAATTTAATTCAAGAAGAGTTTTTTTAAGTTTTGGTTTTATTGTTCCGTATAATGTCACGGGTCGAAATGAAAATGACCCAAGAGTTAGATTAAGTCAAAGAATACAAAAGTATTTCCAACAACTTTGATTTTTAATTAAGAAATACTTATAATTGATACAAAGGTAAATGTCGTAATTTCGCGGCAGCCAATAAACCAATCAATTATGACAAGTCAAGAAGAAATCAAATCGTTTCTAGAAGGAAACGACCCCGAAGAGCACATCGTTGCCATAGAATTTGATTATGTTTCAGATTCTATATACAAAATCAAAGAAGTACCTGGTAAAGGTAAAGAAATCAAAAAAGACACATTCGTTGCGTTTGCGTGGGTAGGAGATTTACGAGGTTTAAATTTTTATCAATCATCAAAGGCTTTACAGAAAGAAGCCATGTCCAAGTATGGAATTATGATTGAAAAACTTGAGACGGGTGATAATGACCGAATGGAAGAAGGATTAAAGTATATGGTCAAATCCTTAAAGGGTTATCGTTCTTTAATACAGTTCTTTCGTGACGGAGGTGCTGACCCTTGGGGTGAAAGGACAAAAGACCTAATTTTAGTATTACCTCCCACCGAACAGTATCTTATCTCACGAGAAAAAAGATTATTCAAAGGATACGACGAATACAATGACATCACTAGGTTTGTATTCGACTTAGAGACGACCGCACTCGAACCAAAAGACGGTCGTATCTTCATGATAGGTATTAAGACAAATAAAGGATACCAAAAAGTAATTGAGTGTTCTAATGAGGACGAGGAGAGACGAGGACTTGTAGAGTTCTTCAACATTATAGATGAATTAAAACCAAGTATTTTAGGAGGTTACAATTCCGCGAACTTCGACTGGTATTGGATATTTGAGAGATGTAAGGCTCTTAATCTTGATATTAAAAGAATTTGTAAAACACTTAACCCAAAACATACAATTAAAGAAAGTGAGAACTTACTTAAACTTGCCAACGAAGTTGAGAGGTATAACCAAGTTGGAATGTGGGGTTATAATGTAATTGATATTATCCACTCGGTAAGGAGAGCTCAAGCCATTAATTCAAGTATCAAGTCAGCTGGTTTGAAATATATTACCCAATATATTGATGCCGAATCCGAAGACCGAGTTTATATTGACCATACTGAGATTGGTCCGATGTATGCCAAAAAGGAAGAATATTGGTTAAACATTAAAAACGGAAAATACAAGAAAGCAAATAATCCTGAGTTCGATAATTTAGACACAAGATTTCCTGGTGTTTATATTAAGACAACAGGTGATGATATTGTAGAGAGATATCTCGATGATGACTTGGAGGAAACTCTACTTGTTGATGAAGAATTTAATCAGGGTACATTCCTACTTGCATCCCTTGTACCAACAACATATGAGAGGGTATCCACTATGGGTACAGCAACACTTTGGAAAATGCTTATGCTCGCGTGGAGTTATAAATACAAACTTGCAATTCCAAAGAAACAATCAAAGACGGACTTTGTTGGCGGATTGTCTCGACTTTTAAAGGTTGGTTATTCTACAAAAGTATTAAAGCTTGACTACTCGTCACTTTATCCTTCAATCCAACTTGTTCACGATGTGTTTCCTGATTGTGATATTACAGGCGCAATGAAGGGTATGTTATCTTACTTCCGTAATTCTCGTATCATGTATAAGAACTTGGCGGCCGAGTGGTATGATAAAGATAAAAAAACATCTTTAAAGTATGACCGTAAACAACTTCCGATTAAGATTTTCATCAACTCAATGTTCGGAGCTTTGTCGGCCCCACAAGTATTTGCATGGGGTGATATGTACATGGGAGAACAAATTACTTGTACAGGTAGACAATATCTTCGTATGATGATTAAGTTCTTTATGAAGAAAGGTTATACCCCACTTGTAATGGATACGGATGGTGTAAACTTTTCAAAACCTGATGGTGTGGAGGATAGAGTTTATATCGGTAAAGGTTTAAACTGGAAAGTTAAGGAAGGTAAAGAATATCGTGGAGACGATGCGGATGTTGCCGAGTTTAACGATACATTCATGAGAGGTGAAATGGCATTAGATACTGACGGTACTTGGCCATCTTGTATTAATCTCGCTCGTAAGAATTATGCGGTTATGGATGCCAAGGGTAAGATTAAACTCACGGGTAACACAATTAAGTCAAAGAAACTCCCACTTTATATTGAGACATTTTTGGATAAAGGAGTTAAACAGTTACTCGAAGGTAAGGGTCAGGAGTTTATCGAGTGGTATTATGAATATGTTCAGAAAATTTATGACAAACAAATTCCACTCATGAAAATTGCTCAACGAGCCAAAGTTAAGTTGAGTATTGAGGATTATATCAAACGTTCTAAAGAAAAAACAAAGGCGGGTAATGAAAACTCAAGAATGGCCCATATGGAACTTGCAATCCGAGATGGGATTGCGGTTAATCTTGGTGATGTAATTTATTATGTTAATAATGGATTAAAAGCGTCACACGGGGATGTTCAAAAGGTCAATAAACCTAAAAAAGGGTGGTCCCAAGAACAATTAGATTTACATTTCAAAACTAATGAAAATAGAAAAGAAAAGGTAAAATTTTTACAAAAAAATGGATGGGAACAATCTTGGGGTGAGGATAACTGGGTCCGTAGCGATGCAACAAATAAGGAAGCCAATACAGGAAGACCAACAGACTTGGCATATCAAATAGCGTTTTCAGATATCGTTGGTTCAGTAGTTCAACTTAATTGTTATCGTCTCGACCCAAGTGAATTAGAAAACAATCCTGAAATGACAGGTGATTATAATGTACCGAGAGCGATAGCAACATTTAACAAACGTATCGAACCGTTGTTGGTTGTTTTTAAAGAAGAAGTACGTGATGGTTTGATTGTGGATAATCCTGAGGACAGAATGTTCTTTACCAAAGACCAATCAGAATTGATTAATGGTTTACCGTTTGAGAAGGGAGACCAAGATACATTAGAGGAAGTTTTGACAATATCAGAACCTGAAATGAGATATTGGGAAAAAAGAGGATTACATCCTGATTACATGTACGAATTGGCCGATGATGGGTGGGAAGATAAATTAATTCAATTTGAGTCCGTCTGAGCCAATAATATACCAAATATTATTGACCTTTATTAACTGTATACATGAACCTTTATAAAGTACAACCTCATCATATTCTTCATCTATTTTATTTTCAGTACAAGTAACTGTTATTTTAGATAAAGATTTAATGGTTATATGATTAGTTAATGAGTTATTTAATATAACTTTTTTAACGGTGTTTTGAACTAATAAAAATTCTTCATCAGATGTGATATACTCAGGGTCAGTTATTATTTTCTTTATATTATAATTTTTCTGACCTATTTGTTTTTTTATAAGTTTTGTTTCCATAATTAAATAACATATATCTGACGAGGCATCGCGGTAAACTTCTTTTGTTTATTTAAATTTTCCGCAATTAATGATTCTCGTTCCATTACCTTCTCAGGTTTTAATCTGGTTAAACGACCTTCAGCTCCAATTAATTCTTCAATTAATTTTGATTTTTCATCTTTAGCCTCAGTGGCCAATGATTGGTAATCCATAGTCAATTCAGAATCAGGTGTTTTAATATTACCACTAAACTTACCTCTAACTCTAGATAGAGTTTCTTTTGCATACGCAAAAAACCAACGACGAACCCATATTTGAGATGGGTTGTTTAAATCAGTCCAATTAATTTTATTAAAAGGAACATCTGAAGGTAGTTTAATTATATCTGGATTATTTCTCAAACAATCATCTCTATCTTTACCCTCAACATCATAATACCAATACCATACTTTACCTCTCATCAAAGTAGCGTTACCAAAATCAAACTTACCTCCTGGAGTATTCATAAGGTGAACTGCCTTTTTACCATCAGGTAACGCTGTTACTCTGTAAGTTAAATCTCCGGCAATAATTCTTCTCTGAATATTAATTTCTTGCATCCTCAACAACATATCAAATGCTGGCATCATAAAATATGAACCTGAATAACCCATCTGAGAGTATCCGGCGGGTCCACCTAATCCAACACCACCTAATGCTCCAAATGACCATGGGTCAAACAATAAATTATTTAACTCTGCGGGAGTAAACCATAATAGTTCATTAAGTTCTCTATTTGCCGGAATTTCATATATTTGTTGACCAGGTTGTAACTGAATGTAATCTTTCTTTAAAACAGAGTCTCCTCCGGCCTGTAAACCAACTATTTTAGAATATGCATATGTGTACCTTTCTTCAAAATCTAAACTCTTAGTAATAAAGGCTTTAGATAATGATTCGGTGTCTAAATTAAGTCCATATAATGAAGACCATTGAGATTCGATTAACCAATCTTGAATGTATTGAGAATAATCATCTATCGATAACTCCAATAATGAATCCAATTGTTCGTCCTCTAACTCAACGCTTCTAAGTGGCGCCCCTAATAAGTGACGAAGCTTAGTGTATAAACTACTTCTATATGGTTCTTCAATTATTGCCATTGATTTGTTTATTATATAAATATTTCCCTAAATAGAATTATTTTAACCGTGTTTTATCGGACCCTTAATACTCTCTAAAATTTGGTTTTTTGTAGTTCTAACAGATTCGTTAGTTTCTTTTTTTATTTTTAAATTATAAAGTTCATTAACAAATTCCCAATTAACCACATCCCAAAAATTTTTAATGTACTCGTCTCTTTTACTTTGGTATTTTAAATAGTAAGCATGTTCCCATAAGTCTAATCCTAATAGAGGATAGCCTCCATCAATAACATTCATAAGTGGATTATCTTGATTAGCGGTTGACATAATCTTTAATTTATTATTTTTGGTTAAAACTAACCAAACCCATCCCGAACCAAATCTATCTTTAGCAGTTTCCTCAAATTCTTGTTTGAACTCATTAACACTACCAAAATGTTTTTTAATTTTTTCTACAATTTCACCCTGAATTTTTTGTTTTTTTGGTGATAACATTTTCCAAAACATTGCATGATTAAAGGCCCCGCCAGCATTGTTTCTAATTTTGGTATTATATTTACTTATAGATTTAACAATTTCCTCGAGTTCAATATCACCATAATCTTTTTTTGATAATGCGTCATTTAATTTTTTGACATATGTTTTGTAGTGATTGTTATAATGTACATCCATTGTTTTAGAATCAATGAAATTTTTTAAAGAAGAATATGAATATGGTAGTTTATCGATACCAATTCGTTTCATTTCAGTTATAAGAAAGTTTTGGTTATCTTTCTTTTCTTGTAAAATAATTTCTTCTTTAAGTAATTCGGCTTTAGACTCTAAGTTTTTCATCAAGATATTTTATAGATATAAATATCTCATTTTAGACTTATAAACGAGAGTTTATTCTATTCATCAATTCTTCTATGAAATCTGCCTTATCCAAATTATCACCCATTACAGTGTCGATTATATTTTTCTTTTTTGATAACATATCATAGATAATACCCTCGATTGTATTGTCAAATATTGGATAATAAACCGACACAGAATTCTTTTGACCATACCTATATGCTCTATCCTCCGCTTGTTGGTGGTGGGCCGGTACAAAAGATAGGTCATTGAATATAACCGCTTCTCCTGCTGTTAATGTTAACCCAACACCAGCCGCCAACAGATTACCAACAAACACTTTAATTTTATCGTTTTCTTGAAACTCATCAACCGCATGTTGTCTCATTGGTTTACTTGTTGACCCATCTAAACGAACCGCCTGTTTACCAAAATGGTCCGCAATTTTATTTAAGGTGTCAGTAAAATTAGTGAACACGATAACTTTTTTATCTTGGTCGATAATATTTTGAATTAGTTCTATGGTATCCGATACTTTTTCATCCGCAATTGTTTGTCTCACCTTCATTAACTTGTTAAATTGGACAGTTAATGATGATGATTCGTCCTTTCTATTCTCATACCAATTGTAATAATCCCCCATCAGTTCCTCATAAACTTTTGACTTTAATCTAAGATATACAGGTGAGATAATTTTATCAGGTAAATCTAAAACTTCTGTCTTTAATCTCCTGAGAACCTGACGAGAAGTCCTATCTCTCAATTCTTCTAAATTTGAGGCCCCTGTTACGTTCCAAACTTTTCTATTTCCTGCCTTAAATTGGTATCCTTGACAATATCTTATGGCGTAGGCCATCCAATTTTGAGCAACAGGACTATCAATTAAACTCAACAAATTAAAATAATTCATTGGTCGTGATGTCATAGGAGTTCCCGTTAACAACCACAATCTTTTTGTGTTTTTTGCAAAACTATTTATTAATTTGGTACGCTGAGCTTGAACATTTTGAACATAGTGAGCTTCGTCAATAATAATTAAATCAAAATTACCTTGTGAAATTAGTGAATTTTTTTTGTCTTTTAAATCGTAGAAATTTTTTATGATATCATAGTTTACAATCACAAAATCATGTTCGAGAGAAAAGTTTTTACCCTCGGCAATAAACACGCTCCTGTCCGTATAGTTTTGAATCTCTCTCATCCAATTTATTTTGAGAGACGCCGGACATATTATTAAAACTTTTTGAATTCCTGTCTCTAAAGCGGCGATAATTGTTGAGGTTGTTTTTCCTAAACCCATATCATCAGCCAGTATAAATCTTGTACTACCAACTAATTTTTCTATTGCAATTTTTTGATGTTCAAGTGGGGGCCTATGTCTGTATTTTTCATAGTCTACCTTAACATCTTTAATGACATGTGTTTTAATTATGGCGCCTTTAGGTAACCAAAAATCATGAAGAGTCTCCCCTGAAAAAACTTTACCCCAAACATGATACGATTTTTCTTTTTCCACCAATAACTTCTCAATCCACAATTCAGTAGGTATTTCAGAATAAAGTTTTTCGTCGGCAATTTTCTTAGCAAAATACGGGTCCAAATCAACCCACTTTTTAGCAACTTTCGGAGTCACTTCATGATAAGTTGTAATATATTCCGACTGTGACCTTGTAGGGTAAAACTTTTTATTTGATTCTTTTTGAGTTTTTAATCTCAAAATATAATTGTTTGCACCCGAATACGACTCTAAAATATTAAGAGCTTTACTTTCAATCATATTTTCTACCTGTCCTGTTTCCAAAACAACGTTTGATATTATAAAAATAGTAAAAATTAGATATTTATCAATATGGGACAACCAAGAGTACCGATTTCAAGAATAGGTAAATTTTTCGGAGCGGAGGATTATAACCTTGATATATCAATGGGGGAGGAATGGTTACATGGTGACATGAATTTCACATTGGTTTTATATAGAGTGGATAGATATAAGACTAAGACCGATGATGTTTATGGAGAGACTCTAACTGACGGTATAAAGTTTTTACCTCCTGTAGAATTTAAAGCTTTTGTACAAGTTATGGCACCTGAAAACAAAAATCTTGGTAATTCTAAAATAGAAAATCTTGAGCCAGGTAACATTAGAGTATCTGTATATCAAAAACATTTAGAAGAATTAGATATTGAAATTAACTTTGGTGATTATATTGGATATTATGAAACTGAAACAAGAGTTAGATATTATACAGTAAATAATGACGGTCGTGTAACTTCCGATAATAAACATACCTATGCAGGTTATTTACCGTTTTACAGAACAATAACGGCTTCACCTGTAACAAATAACGAATTTAGAGGTCTATGAAAATTAAAATAACTGACGAACAATTACAAAGATTGACTGAAATGGTTGATACTAAAAAAGTGGTTTGCGAATGTGGATGGTCTTGGAAATTATCTGAGGGTGGTGACGACCCATTTATTTGTCATAATTGTGGTAAAAATAATGAAGAGTAATGGCTTTACCTAAAAAAATAAAAAAACATATCCCTTTAACCGAGTCTAAAACTTTATTGGCTAGAAGGTACGAACTTGCTGAAAAGATATCTAAAGACGGCACTTTTTTACCTAAATCATTATTACATGCCGATTTGGATAAGGGGTTTTTAGATTTTGTAAAAGATGAGTTAAAAACTGTTGTTGATGGTAAGGTAGTTCCAATGGTTGACATACTTATTACTACACAAAATTGGTCTCAGTTTACAGAGACATGGAATTTTCAAAATCTAGATAAAAATGTTGAACCTCCATTCATCACGGTTATTAGAACTCCTGAGGTTAAATTCGGCTCAAATCCGTCTTTAATGTATAACATACCGAATAGACGACTTTATTTTTATGCTCAGGTACCGACATGGGATGGTAATAGGAACGGATATGACGTTTATAAAATACCGCAACCAGTTCCTGTCGATATTACATATTCGGTAAAAATAATCTGTAATAGAATGAGAGAATTAAATTCATTCAATAAAAACGTAATAGAAAAATTTGCATCAAAACAAGCATACCAAGTTATCAAAGGTCATTATATTCCAATAGTAATGGGAGAAATAAGTGACGAATCAGTTATGGATTTAGAAAAAAGAAAATTCTACATACAAAGTTATTCTTTTACAATGTTAGGTTTTTTAATTGATGAAAATGAATTTGAGGTGTCACCGGCCATCAATAGATTATTACAGTTACAGGAATCGGATGATAAAAAAATTAAGAGAGGTCGTAAAAAAAATTCAAATCCTGCTAGTACAGAATTGAACATAACATTTGACGAGGGAGTTGATGAGTTTATTAAAAAATTTGATTACTCAATAAACATGTCTTTAGGAGAAACTGTAAATATATCATCTTTTTCAGTGTTTGTTAACGGTAATTATTTTGGTGATGATGTTAATCTAATACAACTTAACACAAATGATGAGTTAAAAATTGTAGTTGTAAAAAATGATTACTATTCTGAAACAACTATGAATTTTAACAATACATTAGTTTAATCCTCACCGTAGATATCCTTTTTTTCTTTACAGGTTTCAGTTATAAGTTTTTCTAAAAACCTATAAATTTTTACTCCTTTCTTGTCACAATAATCTTTTAATAGTTTGTGAACATCTTTTGATATCTTTAAATTCTTTATTTCTCGACCATTCTGCAACATAAGATAAAAAAGGCAGAAAATAGTCTGCCCAATTTATAAATACTTGATACAAAGTCAAGAATTTTGGTTTTTTCTCAAATATTTATCTATAAAAATAAATTAACTAACAAAAAAATTAATAATGGCTTCTAACAGTAAAGTATTTGTATCTCCTGGGGTTTACACCTCTGAGGTCGACTTGAGTTTTGTATCACAAAGTGTTGGTGTTACAACTCTAGGTATTGTTGGTGAAACTTTAAAGGGTCCGGCTTTTGAGCCAATCTTTATTACCAACTTTGATGAATTTTCATCTTATTTCGGGGACACATCTCCTGAAAAATTTATAAACACACAAATCCCAAAGTATGAAGCGGCTTATATTGCTAAATCTTACTTACAACAGTCTAATCAATTGTTTGTAACAAGAATCTTAGGTTTATCAGGATACGACGCAGGACCTTCTTGGTCTTTATCAACGGTTGCTAATGTTAATCCTTCAACGGTTGGTCAAAACTGTATAACTTTTTCAGCGGACCCATCAGGATGTAGTCAAGTTTGTATTGAGTTTGAGGCGTTCCCATTTGCAATAGATTTTACTGGATGTAATTCTAGTATTAATTCAATCACATTTGTTGAGTCAGCTTCACCACCTCCAGGTAATAGATGGGATTTAATTTCTCAAAAATTAAACATTCCGTATGAAAAGTTTGACGGTAGTGTTTCAAGTATTGGAGCGGATTTTAGACAACAAATTTATGACATTATATTAGGTAATGAACAAATAACAAACTCAATTTATTATTACGGGGCAATACAATCCGATATATATCAGTCATTAACTGCATCAACTTTAACTGCCAGTACTAATGTTTTTGGTTTGGATTATTTAAGTACTTCAGAAATTAATCTTTCAGATTCAAATAACGACCCTTGGTATTATGCGTTGTTTGACGGTATTGGTAATTCAGGTTATACAGGTACGTCTTTTTATTCTTACATGACTCAAATAGAACAAACATCAACATCAAACAATTGTGCAACATTTTATAATTATTCAGTTTCAGGTATTTCAGGAAGTATAAATTATAACACAAATACAATTACAGTTGTATTACCCTACGCGTCATTTGCGGGTGCCGACCTAACTCAAGTAACTAGTATATTTAGTTCTTGTACTACTACTATAACTGTAGATAGTAATCCTCAAGAAAGTAATGTAACAACAAATAACTTTGATGCCGGCTCATTAACATATGTGTTAGTTTCAAATGATTCTTCAGTAACAACAAACTGGACTGTGTCAGTAACAATACAAGACCCTTGTACTCCTTTAAGTCCAACAGGAACAACAGGTTCAGGTAACGTTGGTTCGGTTTTAACATGTTATAGTGGTTCTGTTGGCGGTGCTATTTTTACTTGGTCTGGTCAATCTTATGTATTGTATGATAATTTAGTTATCGCAACTCTTCGTTCTAGAGGTTTGGCAACTTATTCATCTGACGATGGACCTGTTTATGAAGTTTCAGGATTAACAGATGTATCTATGGATTGTACAGGACCTTATTCAGGTGTGAGTAAAAATCCATATGCAACTTTTGGATTAAATGTGACTAATAAAGATGGAGAAAATTTCTTCTTTGAAACTTCATTAACAAATTCGGACCCTAAATATATAAGTAAGGTTTTTGGTTCTAGTAATTTCGCAAAACCAAGGACATTAGTACCTTTATTCGTAGAGGAAAGATATCAATCTCTTTTAAACTACGCATATAGAAAAGGTTATATTAGAGGTTTAAATTGTGATTTAATTGCTTTACCAAATGCAAGACAAGATAGCGACCCATCATCAATTGCTTGGTATTTAGACCAGTATCAATCACCCGCATCTCCATGGGTTGTTTCTGAATTGAGGGGTAACAAAGTGTATAACTTATTTAAGTTTACCACAATTTCTGATGGTAATGCGGCAAACACCGAAGTTAAAATTTCTATTGTGAACATTTCATTTAATAACGGAACTTTTGATGTATTAGTTAGAGATTTCTTTGATTCAGATGCTAATCCGGTAGTTTTAGAGAAATTTACTAATTGTAGTATGGACCCAAGTGATAATTCATTTATTGCTAAAAAAATAGGAACTAAAGACGGTGAATACGCATTAAATTCTAAATACATAATGATTGAAATTAATGAAGATGCTCCAATAGATTCTTTACCTTGTGGTTTCGTAGGATATACAATGAGAAGTTATGGTGATTCTATTAATCCTCCGTTCCCTGTATATAAGACTAAATACGATTACCCAGGTGAAATAATTTATGACCCACCATTTGGTTTGGCTACAGGTGGAAATGATTCAGTAGCAAGTCCTGGTGATAATGTACGTAGAACTTACTTGGGTATTTCAGATACAATAGGTATTGATTTAGATTTTTATCAATATAAGGGTAAACAATTACCGGTATTTTCAGTTTGTAACTCTACAACGGCTTCAGATTGGGATTATCAAACTAAGGGATTCCATATGGATATAAACGCATCTGGAATTACAATACCTAATTCATACACAACCTCAGGAAGCGCGGCATTTGATGTTGGAGCCGCTCCATTTACATCTGACCCTGATGAAGAGACGAATCCGTACTATAGAATTTATGCTCGTAAATTTACTTTCTTATGTCAAGGAGGTTTCGACGGATGGGACATCTATAGAGAGTATAGAACAAATAGTGACAGATTTATTTTAGGTAGAAGTGGTTATTTAAAAGGTGCTTGTGCGGATATTAGATATCCAAACGCAACAGGATGGGGCGCATTTAAGCAAATAACTGTAGGTGATAATTCAGTTGACTGGGCTAACACCGACTATTATGCTTATTTATTAGGACAGAAGACATTCTCTAATCCTGAGTCTGTTAACATTAACGTATTTGTTACTCCAGGTATTGATTATGTTAACCATTCAAATCTTGTTGAATCAGCCATAGAAATGGTGGAATATGACAGAGCGGATTCATTGTATATAACAACTACTCCTGACTATAATATGTTTGTTCCACAACTTGGTGATTCCCAAGATTTAATCTATCCACAAGAGGCGGTTGATAACTTGGATACCACAGGTATTGATTCTAACTATACATGTACTTACTACCCATGGGTATTAACTCGTGATAGTGTAAACAACACTCAAATTTACATTCCACCTACAGCTGAGGTAACAAGAAACTTAGCATTAACCGATAACATCGCGTTCCCTTGGTTCGCAGCTGCTGGTTATACTCGTGGTATTGTAAATGCAATTAAGGCTCGTAAGAAACTGACTCAAGAAGATAGAGACACTCTTTATCAAGGTAGAATTAACCCAATTGCAACCTTCTCTGATGTAGGAACTGTAATTTGGGGTAATAAAACTTTACAAATTAGACAGTCAGCTCTTGACAGAATTAACGTTAGAAGATTGTTGTTACAAGCTCGTAAGTTGATTTCGGCGGTTTCTGTAAGATTGTTGTTTGAACAAAACGACCAAAAAGTTAGACAAGACTTCTTGGATGCCGTTAACCCAATCTTAGACGCTATCAGAAGAGATAGAGGTTTATACGATTTCCGTGTAACAGTTTCTTCAGATGTGGCTGACTTAGATAGAAATCAAATGACTGGTAAAATTTATATTAAACCAACAAAGGCTCTTGAATTTATAGATATCACATTCTATATAACTCCAACAGGAGCTTCGTTTGAAAATATCTAAACATTAATATAAGACAGACCGGCAAAAGTCGGTCTGTCTTTATATTTATAATCAAATATGAAATTTAAAAAGATTAACGAAGGTGTGACAGATTCAGGAACTCCTGATATGAAGTATTATGCGTTTGATTGGGATGATAACATATTAGTTATGCCAACCAAAATAATACTTAAGGATAATGATGGTGATGAGGTTGGAATGTCTACAGAAGATTTTGCCGAATATCGTATGAAAATTGGAAAAGAACCGTTTGATTATGATGGACATGAAATTGTTGGTTTTGCAGAAAACCCGTTTAGGTATTTTGGTGTAGAGGGTGATAAACAATTTATAATTGATTCTTTACTTGGAAAACCAGGACCTGCTTGGGGTGATTTTGTCGAAGCCATTAATAATGGGTCGATATTTTCAATAGTCACGGCTAGAGGGCACACTCCAAGTGTTATGAAAGAATCTGTTTACAATATGATAATTTCAAATCATATGGGTATTGATTCTAATGAATTGATTAAAAATTTAGAAAAGTATAGAGAAATCGAAGGTTTAGGTGAGTCATCTAAAAAAGACATGATTAGGGAGTATCTTAATATGTGTAGATTCTATCCTGTAACTTATGGAAAAGGAAGTGCTGCTAGTCCCGAAGAAGGTAAAATTAAAGCTTTAAATGATTTTGTGGGATATGTTAAAAGAATTTCAAAACACATTCAGAAAAAAGCGTATTTCAAGAACATAGTTTCAAATAATTTTATACCAACAATAGGATTTTCAGATGATGATTTAAGAAATTTAGAAAAAGTTAAGAGTCATTTTGAAAACAAACCAGACAACATAATTAAAACAATTTCAACCGCAGGAGGAGTAAAGAAACCTTATTAATAATTAACTAGTAATATTAATATGTAATTTATCTCTAAAAAAGTAAAAGTAAAGAGAAAAAAATTATTAATAGATATTTATAAATAAAAAGAATAAAAAATTAAAACAAAAATACGATGGCTGATTTACTAATGAAAATGCCCATACCTTATGAACCAAAAAGGAAAAACCGATTTATTATGCGTTTTCCTTCTACATTAGGTATAAATGAATGGTTTGTTGAGGGTACTTCAAGACCCAAAATTACAATTACTCCAGTGGCCATTCCTTTCTTAAACACTGAAACATATGTTGCGGGAAGATTTACGTGGGGTACAATCAACGTAACCTTTAGAGACCCAATAGGGCCTTCTGCATCACAAGCTTTAATGGAATGGGTTCGTTTATGTGCGGAATCAGTAACAGGTCGTATGGGTTATGCGGCGGGTTATAAAAAGAATGTTGACCTTGAGATGTTAGACCCTACAGGTGTAGTTGTTGAAAAATGGATTCTTGAGGGGACATTTTTATCGGATGTTAACTTTGATTCATTAAGTTATACTGATGATAAAGTTGCGACTATACAGGCTACTTTAAGAATGGACCGTTGTATTTTAGTTTACTAAAATAAATCTTTACAATATTATATAAATCCCATATTATTAATATGGGATTTTTTGTTATTATGGAAACTCAAACTGGATTTACTTGTAATACTTGTGGGAAAGTTTTTGAAACGGAAGAGGAGTTCCTTAACCGACATAAGAAAAATACAAAAAAAGATTCCCAAAATCAAACTAATGAAAATTTAAAAAAAGAATAAAATGGATTCTTCACTTTTAAACGCGGCAACTGAAAATTTTACTCTACCACATGATGTGGTCATACTACCAACAGGTGGAATTTTTTACAAATCTAAGAAAAAATCAATAAAAGTAGGTTATCTGACTGCTACAGATGAAAACTTTTTATTATCAGGATTAAGTAATAAGGATAGTGTTGTAATGTCTCTTTTAAGAAATAAAATTTATGAACATGATTTAAGACCTGAGGAATTGTTAGACGAAGATATCCAAGCTATATTATTGTTTTTAAGAAATACGGCGTTTGGACCTGAGTATGTCGTAAGACTTGAAGACCCTAAAACCGGTAAATTATTTGAGAAAACACTTGTTTTAGACGAATTAAATGTAAAACAAGGACAAAGTAGACCAAATGAAGACGGAACATTTTCAGTGGAACTTCCAAAGACAGGTGCTAAAGTTAAATTGAAACCTATAAATTTTGGTGAACTACAGGAAATTGATAGAATCATTGAAAATTATCCACAAGGAAGAGTTGCTCCTAAAGTTACTATTAAGCTACAAAAACAAATAGTTGAATTAGATGGTGATACCGATAAAGGAAAAATTGCAATATTTGTAGAACAACTTCCAATTGCGGATTCCAAATTCATTAGAAATTTTTTAAAGGACAACGTTCCATCATTAGATTTAACAAAAAGAGTAATAGCCCCATCAGGAGAAGAAACGAAAGTCGATATCGTTTTTGGGGTTGAATTTTTTCGGCCTTTCTTCTAACCACAGAGAATATATGGCGAACGAGTATATAGTACTCGCAAAAAATTTAAATACGTCTTATTCTGACTTTTTATTGATGCCCACTTACTTAAGAAAGTATATTATTGGTAAATTAAATGAAGGTAATAGTCAAAATTCTTAATAGACGGTATTTATTGTAATACTGTAAAAAATGCAAGACGGAACTCCATCAACAGATGATATATCAAAAGCCTCCGTAGAGGCTGCGGATGTTTATTTTAAATCATTCGGGAAAAAAATCGAGGAGTCCTTCAACAGCATGATTGACGTTAGTTTTCCTACGGTAATTAAAGAAATACAAAGACTAGACGTTGAAGCAACAAAAGTAACCAATCTTTTTGGACAAGGTAGAGAGAATATTCAACAAATAAAAGCAGCAATGGCAGATGCCTCAGCCGAGGTCTTGGGTTTAGGTGGTTCTTATGAGGATGTTACAAAAATTCAATTAGCGGCTGCTGCTGACCTTAGACGAAATGTTATTTTAGGTGGAGATGTTTACAAAGATATTTATGCGGCAGCTACTGTAACTGGTAAAGAAGCTAAAGAATTATTACCGGCATTTAAAAATGTTGGTGTTTCTGCATATGGTGTTGCTGAAGGTATGCAAAAAATTGTTGACGTGGCTCGACAACAAGGATTAAGTGTCAAGGCGGTTAGTGAACAAGCGGTTGCTAACATGGATTCCATGAATAAGTATAATTTTGCGGGTGGTGTTGATGGTTTAGCTAAGATGGCAGCTCAAGCATCAAGTATGAGGATTGACATGAAGACTACTTTGAGTTTTGCAGATAATCTATATAATCCTGAAAAAGCGATAGAGATGTCGTCAGCATTACAACGATTAGGAGTTACACAATCTGACTTATTAGACCCGTTAAGATTGATGGACCTTTCACTTAATGACCCTACTGAATTACAGAATCAACTTGTACAAATGACAGAACAATTTGTTCAATTAAATGAGAAAGGTCAGTTTGAAATTGCGCCACAAGGTAAATTACAACTCAGAGAGATTTCTAAAGCAACAGGTATTGCTTATGACGAACTAACAAAAATGGCAATGGGTTCTGCGGAGTTAGAAGATAAAATGAGGAAAATTAAATTTCCTGATTTTATGTCTGAAGAGCAACAAAAAATGGTTGCTAATTTAGCGGAAATGAAAGATGGTGAGTATGTTATTACGGTAGATGGTAAAGAACAAAAGTTAGCGGATGTTTTAGCGGACACTAACAATAAAGAACAACTTGATAAGTTAATAGAATCGTCAAAACCAAAGGCTATGGAGGATTTAGCTGCTGAACAATTAGATTTACAAAAAAGTATGGCGTCTAGTCTAAAAAAATTGGAAGGTAGAGCCGCCAGAGGTATTGCAAGTACTAAACTTGTTGATGATATGATTAAAGGTGCTACAAAAATTACAAGAGAAGGGACCAATGTTATAACAGAAGGAGGGGCTTTAGGTACAGGAGCTGTTAGAGAATTGATAGATAGCTCAAGTGGGGAACTAAAATCAATGTTTGAAAAAATGATGGCTGGTAATTTTGATTTCACGGAGGAAGGTGATAAATTATTGGAGTTAATTACTAAAACGGCTAATGAACAAAGTGGAATTATTAATCAAAATGCTGAAGGATTTGCACAATTGTTTAGTACATATGGTACTGAAATGCCTGAGACACTAAAAACCCAACTAAAAGATGTAACAGGAATTGATTTTAAATCCCAAGCACAAACTGTACAACCAGTTGAAACAGGTGAAGTTACCCCAGGAACAGAAAAGTCAAAGACCACCGAAGTTAAAACTTCTGAAGAGTCTAAAATGGATATTAACATTAATGTAACCGCTCCTTCTAGTATGTCCACTCAACAAGTTATGGATGCTCTTAATATTCAAGAAATTAAAGAAAGAATATATAAAATATTTGAAGAAATGGGTAAAGACTTTAAGAAGAAAGAGTAAAAAAATAAGTCTTTGGTATTTATATATTAAATCAGGTAAATGGCAGATAGTATTTTATCCTTTGCGTCTAGTCAATCTTTTAGAGACTCACTTTTAGCTAGAAATTTATCACCGTACACCGTTGTTGGTTCATACGTTCCGCCAGTATCTAATGTTGCTTATGAAACTCAATTGACAGATAGTTCGGTCATTAACTCACCGGACAATTTGATTGGGCAGTCACCATATCCAAATACATTATACCCTTTAAACGAATACGGACCATCTGGAGGTTATAATTTATCAATAAATTATAACGGAGCGTTAGTACCTGTTAAACCTAGCGGAGAACCTTATTATCCCTTAACCGAAAGTGTTTTAGCCGCAAACAGTACATTTTACCTAAATGAAGAAAAGTATTCACCGGCGAATTTAAACTCCTATATACCTGATAACAAATACATTCTTTTATATTCAACTGAAGACTTACCTAATTTAAATAAGTATTTTGGTCCATATTGGGACCCACCTACGTTCGTACCTTCGTTTTATTCTCCATATGAAATCCTGTTTTCATCTAATCCCCAAGGTTCTGTGGGTCCGTTATCACAAGATTCATTTATAGCTAGATTAGGTGCGGAATATCTAAAAAATTTATTCATCGAAAGAATTAATCTTGAGATTTATCAAAATACTGTTGGTGCGGTAAACTTAGCGAGTCTACAAGACCCATTTGAAGCTAGTTTATTAATAACAGGACAACAACCTTTAGTTTATAGAAATTGGAGAATTACGGTACCTGAAAGTCCTATACTGGCGGCGGTTGATTTTGCTACAAGACTGGCAGGTGCTTATTGGCCTGTATCACCTATTCCGGGTGATTACTTTAATGAAAATACGTTTCTTGGATTACAAACTCAACAAACATCAATTGCGTTAAATGTTTTAAATAACGTAACTGGAGGGTTTTTAGGGCCTATACTTAATCTAACCAGAAACCCATCTGAAATTTTTCTAGCAAATACAGGTAATGGTCAAAGGTCTGCATTATTTAATAACATTGATTATAACAGGTATCGTCCTGCATATGATAGAGGATTATTAGGTAACCTTGTCCAAGGACTGATTAATATTGTATCAGGTATAATAGACCCAAATAATGGAACACTGGTTGGTGGATATTATGTTGGTGGTAGAACCGCTGAGCCATCTCAGATAAATTCTCCACCAAACCAATTACCGATTAACCCATATGGACAACAAGTTGCATCACCTGTTTATGGTCCATCAGAATTGGGTATATTGTATGAAGGTAATCAAGATGTATTAAATTTTGGACTCGCAGCAAAATCCCTATCTGATGGTGGAGGTATTGACGGTCAATTTGTTTGGACATCTCCTAAATATAAAAAGAATGCCGGGTACAAACCAACACCAGGAGGAGGTGCGGGACAAATTGACGAAGATTTTAATTTAGTTAGTTCAAATTTCACTAAAAATTCTTCAACAAATGTAAACTTTAGAGATAATTCAATATTAGACCAAACTCAAAGATTAATTGATTCAGGAGATTTGGTAGAAGGAATTAGTCGTCTAAAACACGTAGGTAATGCAATAAATCAAGTTAGTAAAGTATTCAATGACGGTTACAAAGAAATAACAAAAGGTTCTCAAGTATTATCTTATGTTGATAACGCAACAGGTGCTGAGGCCGGAATTGAATACTGTAGAGTCTTTGCTAAGGATACTCCATATTATGCTTATAATGATTTACAAAAAACTGATGGTATAACTAAATCAGGTAGAAGATTTTCATATTCTGTACTTGATAACACATATAATTTGAATATTTCACCAACTAAAAATCCTGGTTCTACAAATATTATTAAAGATGATGACAACGGAAAAGGTGGATACGCTAAAAAATATATGTTCTCTATTGAAAATTTAGCATGGAGGACCTCAAGTAGACCTGGATACACCTATGATGAATTACCTACTTGTGAAAAAGGACCCAATGGTGGTAGAGTAATGTGGTTTCCGCCATATGATTTAACATTTAGCGATAGTAGTTCTGCGAATTGGAATCCTACTAGTTTTTTAGGAAGACCTGAACCTGTTTTCACATATAAAGAGAGTAGTAGAAAGGGAACAATTAGTTGGAAAATAATAGTTGATAGTCCTTCGGTAATGAATTTAATTGTTGATAAACAATTAAAAGGAGTTGCTAAAGAAAGAGTTGACTCTATAATTGATTCATTTTTCGCAGGATGTGTGAAGTATGATATCTACACATTAGCTCAAAAATTTAATACCTTACCTACCAAAGACTTATATACCTATCAAGAAATTTTAAACAACCCACAAAGTAGTCAAGAAGATGTCACAAATATTATTAATTCAATTGGAAAAGACTCGCAAACTAATACTAGTGGAAACTATGCGGATAGTTCAACTAGTTCTATTGTAACTAATGAACCAAGTGTTGATGATTTTGTAAACAAATATGAAAATTTATCATTCTATTTTGATGATAATTCACCATCGGTTAACGGAACGGTAGATTCTTATGATGTTTTATATAATCAATATATTAGTAAGTCTTCTGAATATGTATCTAACGCCGAACAATTGTTTAATGAGGATGATTTTAATAGAAATGTTAATGAATTTTTTGACCAAGTTATTAAAGATAATTTTTCTTTAATTAATGACGGAGGAAACTCAATGGTTCAAGATGCGTTTAGTATTCTAACTACCGAGAAAAAAACAATATCAATAGTTTTAGAGGGTGGTGAATCTTTTACAGTTAGTTCTAATTTTAATGAGACAATAAACCAAAAAAGAAGTGATTCTATTGTTGAGTACTTTAGAAACTTTACATCAGGTGGTGTTAGTTTAGGTAAGTATATTGATAATGGAAGCTTAAAAATAAGTTTTGGTGGAGGGTCAGGAGAATCTTTTACTAACCCTATAGCACAAGGAGGGGTTATGCAAGATACCGTAAATTGTACGACACCTGTTGAGGATAAAAATGGGGCAACAAACAACGGTTCTCAGATTTATTCTGTTAGTGTTATGGCATGTAGAAGACTTAGAATAAGTACCATAGTTATAAACGATAAACCATCTGACGCTGGAACTATACCCGATAATTTAGAAGAAAATCCGGGTGTTCTTTTTAACCCACCAAGTAGTTCCACCTCAGAACAAGGAATTGTACCACAAAAACCACAACCAAAAGATAATGTAACAATTGAAAAAAAACTCAAAGAAGGTATTAGTAAACAGATAGTTAGAAATTTATTAACTGAGTGTGATTATTTCGAGGTTATAAAAGAAAACGCCCCAATGGTTTACGATTCAATAAAAGAAAAGATTAAGTACTTCAACCCGGCGTTCCATTCTATGACACCTGAAGGTTTAAATGCTAGATTAACTTTCTTAAATCAATGTGTTAGACCTGGTGAAACTATACCTGTGATAGGTTCTGATGGTAAACCTAAATCAAATGATGCTGTTAATACATCATTTGGAGCACCTCCGGTTTTGATACTTAGAATCGGTGATTTCTATAACTGTAAAATAATCCCAAGAGAATTAGGTATAACTTATGAGTCACCACTTTTTGATATGAACCCTGAGGGTATTGGTGTACAACCTATGATTGCCAAAATATCATTAAGTTTTGATATGATTGGTGGTCATGGACTTGCAAAACCGGTTGAACAGTTACAAAACGCACTATCATTTAACTATTACGCTAACACTGAAATATATGATGAAAGGTCAACATGGACCGATGATTCTTGGAAAGCTTTGGATAAGAAATTTATTGACGCTCTTGAATTAGGAGAAGAAAATTCAACAGTCAATAATGTTGATAATCAACCAACAAATGATGGTGGTAATACCATCGGAGAAATATTAAGTACAAATCCGGTAGAAAGTGGACAAACTGGTGACATAAGTTACCAAAAAGTTATGGACGAACTTCAGGGAAGTACTAAAACATATATGGAAACGATTCCTAATCTGTTAGAAAAAGTAATGTTGAATACTAATCACGGAATTGTTCAATTCATGAACAAAGACAGATTATATAACGAAGGTGGATTAAATATCAGTACAACTAGTCAAGTCGATGCTCCAATATATGGGGCACCATCAAATATCGACTCGTTTACAAAGGATATTTTTGATTTAGTTAAGAGTGAAATAACAGATAGAACGAATCCAATCATGAAAGAATTGGATAAATTTAGTTGGCAGTCAAATGTAATGGATACTATTACCGAAAATATGATATCTTATGTTAGTGACCTATATAACAATTTTTCAAATGTTTTATATACAACATCACAAGAAATGGTAACTTTCCAACAGGATTATAGTAGGATTATAAGAAAATTAAATCTTGTTGCCACCCTAACTGACGGTAAAATTGGAGATAAGAATCTACCGATAGTATATACTATTAATGGAACTAGTGAAGTTAGTACAACAACCACAACTGTAAACCCTTCAATTAGCTCCACGGATGATGAACTTTGGGATGATTTAAATAGAGCGTCAAATACTTTGATTGATTATCAAACACTATTAACTGATAATAAGATAACTGAAGAACCTTATGATGAAGTTGGTAATTTTATACCAGTGTATGATAACTTTATCGGAGGAAACAGTGTGGATAGTCCCGAAAAACATTTCTTCTTAATTATTTCAAGAGTTTTACAAGACAGTAATAAAAGAGAAAGTTTTAAAAATTCAATTATAAAAGGAGACCTTGTAAGTGTTAGTGACCCAACCAATTTGAAAAATAAATTTGATGGTATTGTTGATGATTTGGCCAAGGAGTATACTAAAGAACTTGAATACGAAGAAGAACTTTACACCGACTTCAAAGACAGTAATGACTATAAAGATTTTGTTGATGATTTAGATGAGAAAATGTACCCAAAAGGTAAAACAAGAAAGTTCAATTATACAACGGTTCCGGGTGTAGATAATGCAACACAATCAGAGGATATTAAAAAACTATATGACGGTCAAAATCATGGACCTAACACTACTTATTTAGATAACGCTAAGTTTAATTTCTAACAATGGCAAAAAAACAATATTATAATAGATATACTGAATTTATAGTTAACGGACAACAAACTGTCGTTACTTATGTGGATTTACCTAGTAAAAGCACAGATAAAAGATATATCTATAAGGTTGGACAATCTAGACTTGATAAAGTTTCACAACAGTATTATGGTTCGCCATTTTTTGGATGGTTAATTTTACAAGCTAACCCTAAGTTTGGAGGACAAGAATGGAATATAGTTGACGGTAGTGTATTGACAATTCCATTTCCACTTGTAACTTCATTACAGGATTATAAGAATCAATTAGATAATCATTTCTTTTATTATGGTAGATAACTCAGAAAACATATTAGTTGAATTTGATTATAATAATATAGTTATTGTTGACCCAAATAAAGTAATTGATGATGAGGGTAACTCAAAAGAAAGGCTCATCAACCATGAAAATTTGGTGATGTATGCTAATTTAGAGTGTAAACCAATACCGAGAACAAAACTAGCTTTAGGTTCTGATAATAACGATATTATCAGAAATACATCGATAGCCGCCATTAATTTTTTAAAACCTGGTGGTAAAGAATTTTTAGATAACAGTTATACTGATGAAATTACAGGTAAAAATACTTTAAAAGGGTTGGGTGATAACCAAGTAAAGGTAGACACATTTAAAAATCCTGATAAAGATGATGATTTCTATACTAGACAAACCTTATTATCTAATGGTAAACAAGGGGCGGTAGATAACGGGTTACTTGGAATCGTATCAATTAATATAAAACAAAATACTTCTTTTACCCCAACAGTAACTATTGAATTAGAGGATGTAAAAGGCAGGGCTTTATTTGAAGGAGGTGACAATTCACCATATGCGGTGTTCTTTAACTTACCGTATCCGATATTTTATTTAACAATAAAAGGATTTTTTGGTAAGGCGGTTAGGTATTCATTGATGTTAGAGAATTTTACTAGTCGATATAGTACATCGAGCGGTAATTTTCATATAACATTAAAAATGATAACTTATAAGTACAACGTGCTTAATGAGGTTACAATGGCGGCGGCTCTGGCAACTCCTCACATGTATAGTAATAACTTACCTGTTAAGGGTAATGAAGGAGGTCCGTCACAATCTACAACAGTTAACGATTTACCGGTTCAAAAGGGAACACAAAAAATTAAAGAACTATATAGTGAGTACAAAAATAAAGGTTTAATACCTGATGATTTTCCAGAGATTACTATAATGCAAATGTATTATAGATTGGAATTTTTTATAAAAAATTATTTGGAGTCTTTCATACAACAAAATATGGCCCCACTTAATGACTTGGAATTTTATGAAAAAAAGTTAAAAGAGTATCAAAACAAAGTTTTTTACATTTTAAATGAATCTTGGTTTGAAACATACATGGACAAACAAAATTATTTTGTTTCGGTCTCAGACGACATGAAATTGTATTCATTCAAAAAAGAATTTTCGGATGAGAAAAAGAAAGAAGAGGCTCTTACAAATCTAAAAAAACTTATTACCGAATATAACACAATATTAAATAGTAATAAAACAGTAGGAGAAAACGGGTTTTATGAAATAAACGGTAAAAAACAACGAAGTAGTATACCAAATAATATAAAAATTGAATTATTTTACCAAGAATTAACTAATCCTAGTGAAATTAACTTAACAGAAACATTTAAACAGAGAAAGGGTAATCAAGAACCAACTACTGAAGATTTAAATGCGTTGGGTAAAGAATTATCTGAAAATATGAATTTTAATGCGGGAAATATAACTCTTAAAGATGGAGAACCCGTCCCTAAATACACATATTATAAATTTGGTAATTTAAACAACACTAATATTAATAAGGAAACTAAAGTTCTAACTCAGACTTTTTTAAGTGAGACTAATAGAATGAGTAAAGATTTAATTGCTTATCGAGAAAAAATTCAAGATGACATAACAAAGGCTCTTGCAGAAAAGTTACAAAGTAAAAGTACAGGACTTGGATTCGTACCAACTGCTAGGAATATTATGGCGGTTATTTTTGCAAATTCAGAGGCATTTTTAAGAATGATGGATGATGTTCATACTAGAGCTTGGGACAAGAGAGATGATAAAGTAAGAAAAAATTGTATTTTAAACTCATCAACTTCAAGTGCTTGTGCCGATAATATATCATCAGGTAATAACGAAACTTTACCGATATATCCATGGCCTCAATTTATTGTTGAAACTAATGGAGAAAATGGAGAGGAAAAGTATGTAATAGCATACCCTGGAGACCCTGATTATGTTAGTCAAACAAAAGGGAATCAATATGATGTATGGCCTGAAGTTGAATTTTTAGAAGAGTTTTTAAGAGGGTATACTGAAAGAGCGGGAGATACTAAAAACGGGCAACCTAATTTTAACGAGGAAACTGATGTCAAAAGAGTTTCAATGAATGGAATGGAATTTCCTGTAACCAACGAAATTTTTTCAAATAAAGATGAGGTTAAATTTTTCTATGAAATATATGAAAGATTATTTTATACCTCAAATTATTCTAGACTTTCTAGAGCCGCTTCATCTACACAAAGTAGAGATTCTGTGGCTAGTACTATATCGGATGCCGAAAAAATAAATATGGTTAACGGATTAGGAACTGATAGTGGATTTTTGATTGAAAAATTGAAAAACTACGGGTTAAATTCTGAAAATTTTGTACCAACACTTAAACACATATCAAATTCAGGTATGGGTAAAAGTTGGCAAAACTTTATAAGGGGTATATTCAACACTGAATATATCAAGAATCAAACTGAAAGCGGTGGGTTCCAATTTTTGGATGTACGTACAGTGGCGGCAACAAAATCAAATCCATTGGTTTCATTGGAAAATGAAACAGAATTCGAAAATTTTATAACTGGTAATTCTGAGACAAATGAATTTGATTTATTAGACACATATCCGATAACTAATACAGATTGGGTTAAGAACTCTTTGGCTAATGGTGCTGCGGTTTCTGACGCTAAGGCTGCGTTTAATACTACTAAGATAATAACATATAACAGGAGTAATAAAATTATTTCTAATTTTAACAACACTGATACTACATTAACAAAAAGACCTATAACAAATTTCATTTATGAAAACGCTCAGGTACCAAACGTAAACAAAGAAACTGACTTAATTGAATTTTTTAATAATAGAACCTACCAAACTCAGTTTTTAACTGAAGGTAATATTAGATATAAAAATTACGATGCTGGGGTATCGGCAGACCAAGTTAATTCTATGTTGAATACTCCTATGTTTATAAACGCGATTCAAGAGGGTGTATTAAAACAAACTAATGGGGAAGACTCTCCATTTGTTACTGCGGCTTACTTGTTTATTAACAGTCTACCATTATGTACCCTAAGAGAAAAATATAAAACTTATAATTCAAGTCAGTCTAATAATACAACTAATGATTTAGATTATATATTGGCCACGTTAAAAAAGTTCAGTGCGATTCATAAAGTTCCGTATGCTTGGGTTTTAAAAATAGGTTCGATATGGTATAGATACAAAAACGATATTCAAAACAACGTAGATATTATGGACGGTGTTTGGAATAATTTTGAATATATTGAAAACTATGACCCAGTAAATTCAGACCCAACAACCGCATATAATTTAACTGTTAACGGTGAAAGTGTGGAAATAGTACTAGAACAGGATGTTAATTTCACAATAGGAGGACCAACCCAAACTGTAATTAACACAGGTTTTTATCCTAAATTAATTAACGACTTTAATGTTTTCTATCAAGGTTCTGAAGTTTTTAATGGATATACTAGTTCCGATATCCAAAGTGGGATTGATTCAGGGGTAAATTTAAATGTTGTAAGTGACGCAATAATAAATGGTAATTTAGGTTTTGACCCTGCTAATTCTAGTAGGAGTTTAAGTCTAACTCCTTGGTCTGTAACAGTAGATACTTCAGACGGAAATTTTGAATATCCAATCCCATCTAATGGTAGTTTAATTAATCAAACATTTAATGAATGTTTTGAAGGTGACACAGATAATGCTAAGTTAGTCATTGAAGTTAGTGGTAACTATGCTATGTATGATGGTTCGGTTAGAGGAATGTGGGCGTGTCCTAATTATGGTTATTTTGATATCAGTAAATTATCTAAACCAGGACCTAATAAATATATAAAATACGTTAATAATGATTCCGAAGAGCAAGAAAATTATTCCCTTAACTCTGATGAACTAGGGTATGATTTAATTTCAGAATTATTTAGCGCTTTTGATAAAAATGCCTTAGATAGTTTTGAAAAGGAATTTTTAAATTTCTCACAGTCAGTGACTAACTATCAGTCATCAACATCAACAGAAGGGGAATCAATACCTAAGAAATCATTTAAAAATTTCCAAATGATGATGAGGGAAATGATGAAGGTGCCTAAAAATACTCCGGCAGATTTATCGGCAACAGATATCGTCTCTAATATACAACAAACCCAAGCTACCCAAGTTAATAGTTATTTAAAAGAATTTTTAAATTACGACATAGTTTTTAAATTAGGTAATCCTTCAGGGTTTGATAAAAGATTGTTTTATACTTTTTCAAATAGAGATATTAAGGACCCGTATAGTTGGGGTAGTTATGTTCAAAACTCATTACCAACAAATGGAGGAACCACAACATTAACTACTTCGTCTACTAATAACCTAGACGCTTGGAAGGCTTTAGAATTATATGTAGGGTTTTCAGAAATACCTGAGTTAAGTTATACTGACAATGGTTCATATATTACTGATTTTTTTGTTGATTTAAATGTTGAATTTACTGAGAAAAATATAGAAAATTTAGCACCAATAATTAAAATATATGCAACTCAAAAATTAACACAAGAACAAACAGGTGTTAGTCCTTCTTTACCCACAACTAATTTTCCTGGTCAAATTCTACAGATATATACACTTAATGACGCATCTACTGTAACCGTGTATAAAAATAACCAAAAAAAATTTGTTGTTTTAAAGAATGAGAATGGTGATTCTGAATTTACAGGGGAACAAGTTGATATTGATGACCCAACCAATAATACGGTTATTGTTAATCAAGCCATTGAAACAGTTTATGGGTTTGTATCTCAAAATTCTGATGATGAACAATACGTTACAAATATCGAAACACCACCAGAACCACAATACCCTACAGTTCCTGATGCTAATTCTAAATGGGGTAATGTTACGTTAGTTAATTCTATGGATGAGTATTTGAATCAAGTTGATAGTTTTCAATCCGATACAGTAAATAACTTAATGTTAAGAATTAGAAGTGCTTTGGCTAATGTTACAAGTTCCCAAAACAAACCACCAAAACCATCTGAATTAGATGGTAAACAAACAAAAGTAGAACTATGGGAATCATTTAAGGCAACCAACGATAAATGGATAGCGGGTGCTAATTTTAAAGAAAAGACACTGTTTGAGGATTTGTTAATGTTGGATAGAGCGAGTAGAAATGTTGGAGATAAAGTATTAATTGATATCTTTAAACTTAAAGATAAACTGGTGAACATAAATCCAAAAATGACAGTATTCACGTTTTTCCAATCTATATTGATTGAAAACAATTTTGTCATAATGAATATGCCATCTTATGTTAATTTTTATAACGTACAAGATGCTGGAAAAAATCCTAAACCTAAACCTGAAGGTACTCTAGAATTTGGTAACACATTATTTGGTACATTTTTGAATGTGGATTATAGAGATTCTTCAGCTAAGATGGTTTGTATGTATTCAACTAAAGCGTCTGAACACGTTGACATGAAAAATAATGTCGATTATAGGTTTAGAGACGACGCGTTTGACTTGAGAAGAGCTTCTGATAATCCTCTTGTCGAGAACCAAACAAATAAAACTGACTGGGATAAATCTAATAAAGTGGTTGGATTTAATGTGGATATAGGAACTCAAAATCAATCTATATTTAAATCATTTGAAGTATCCCAAGAATCTGGTACTTCTACCGCTGAGTCACTCCAAGTGATTAATAGTATGGCAAATCAGGCTGGAAACAGAGGAGGAGCAACACAAAGCACATCGTTATATAACATATATAAAAATAGAAGTTACAACTGTACTATAAACATGATGGGTAACGCACTTATTCAACCTACAATGTATTTTAATTTAAGATATGTACCTATGTTTAGTGGTCCTTACATGATATTGGAAGTTACACATGCAATAGCACCTGGTATGTTTGAAACAAGATTAACGGGAGTAAGACAACCAACTGCGGCGTTACCTAAAGTTGACCAATTTATTCAAACATTAAAGACTAATTTAATAAAGAAAATACAAGATAGGATGAAACAAGAAACCGATACTGAACAAGGTTCGGCAACAAATGTTAAATCACAAACTCAAGAAAGTTACGATAATATAAATTCAAATCCCGCAAATACTTTCTCTGAAAATCAAACTTGTAGTGCAAATACTAAGTATTCTCAATACTTAAAAGAAGAACCAGTTAAATCAACCGCAACACCTAAAGAAGTTAAAGAGGTGGTTATAAGATTATCATTAGAGGCAATACCAAATGATATTGAAAGGTCAACAATACTAAGTCAAATTGTTTTTGCTAAATTATATACGAGTACGTTCTCTAATCCGAACTTTGAAACGTATAATAATAATTTTGCCGGTATTGATATTTCAGGAGACTGGGGTGGGTCGGCTAATTATTTTAAAGTAGATTCTAATGGTAATGGATTATTTTATTGTACATCTAATAATAAACCATACGTGTCATTTAATAGTTTAGAAGATTCTGTTAAAATATTAACACAAAGATGGGCGCAAAGAATTACTCCAAATTTGGCGGAAGATGGAGAATATGAGAAATTTATAGTTTTAAATTCTGAAGCAAAACAGCTTGAGTCTAATGTTTGGGACGAAATGAGTGAAACTCAAAAAAATAACATAATTACTGAGGTATCTGATGCTATAAGTTTAATGGATGAGACTGTTATTTAAGTAACAATTTTTATCATAATAAAGATATTTATAAATAAAAAACCATGAATACTAAAGAAATTTTAGACAGGTATTTGGGAAAAAATACTAGAATAACCGAAAGAGACGCTGGCGGCGGATTCAAAGAGGTATGTGATTTAGACACTGGTGATTGTTACACCGTGAGAATGAAAGATGGTCTAATCGAGAGAGTAGATAATACCATGAATATTAATAAAAAAATCCAAGTAGAAACTTTACATGGAGTTAAACAACTTTTAAACGGTTAAACAAATGAGAGTAGATTTAAAAATTTTAAATGAAATTAAAAGATATAACGAAATAAATAATTATATCACTGAACAGGATGTACCTCCACCACCAGCGGACCCAGGTGCGGTTCCCCCACCACCTGGTGACCCGGGAGCATTACCACCCGCAGAAGGTGCGGCTCCACCACCTCCGGCAGCACCTGAAACCGCGGCTCCACAACCTGTGGATGTTGCAACCGACCCAGATGTTGAAAAAATTGGAGATGAGGAAGGTAAAGCAAAAGGAGAAGAACTTGAAATAACAGATTTAGTTAAGTCACAAAAAAATATTGAAACAAAACAAGAAGAATACTTTGATAACTTATTCAAACACTTAGAAGAGTTAGAAAGTAAACTATCTAATATGGATTCTATCGTTACCAAATTAAATGATTTAGAGGCTAAAGTTGAAAAATATAGAACAAAAACTCCTGAGGAAAAACTTGAATTACGTAGTTTAGATTCAGGACCGTTTAACCAAAAACTAAGTGATTTTTTTGAGGATAAAGAAATTGATTTGGAAAAATCAGGAAAAAATGATTATATTCTAACACAGGATGATGTTGAAGGTTATTCACCTATAGATATCAAAAAAAGTTTTAGAGATTTTGGAGATGAGGAATCGGGAGACTTCACCGAGGTAAGATAATAAAAGGGGTCAAATGACCCCTTTTTAATTTGACAAAACAAAGGCTGACACTTATTATTAATAAACAATTTTAAATTTTAATTATTATGGCGACAAACAATTCTTTAGATGCGATTCTTTCGCAGTACGAAAATTCAAAACAAGGAGGTTCATCTAACTCCTCAAAAATGTCTCAAGATGAAAGAATGAAAAAGTATTTCGCGGCTATCCTTAAGGATAACGAGAAACAAGGTCAAAAACGACTCCGAATCCTCCCAACAAAAGATGGAAGTTCACCATTCAAAGAAGTATGGTTTCACGAAGTTCAAGTTGATGGAAAATGGCAAAAGTTTTTCGACCCAGGTAAAAATGACAACGAGCGTTCTCCATTGTCAGAAGTTTATGAAGAACTCATGTCAACGGGAAAAGAGTCTGATAAGGAGCTTGCAAAACAGTATAAACCACGTAAATTCTATATTGTTAAGGTAATCGACCGTGACAACGAACAAGATGGTGTTAAGTTCTGGCGTTTTAAGCACAACTATAAGAACGAAGGTATTTTGGATAAAATCATTCCAATTTTCCGTCAAAAGGGAGATATCACTGACCCTGAAAATGGTAGAGATATTATTCTTGAGTTGACTAAAGCGAAAACTCCAAAAGGCGCAACGTATACAGTTATTCAAACAATTATGCACGACGACCCATCACCACTTCATGATGATAAGGAAACCAAAGAAACATGGGTGAATGATGAGTTGGGTTGGAGTGATGTATATTCTAAGAAGCCGGCTGAATATCTCGAGGCAATTGCTCGTGGTGAAGTTCCACGTTGGGATTCTGACGCAGGTAAGTACATCTACGGAAGTGAACTAGAGGAAACCATGTCTATGGGTGGAAAGAAAACAATTGTTGACCCACAATCTGAAGACGAACCTTCTGACGACCTACCTTTCTAATAAAAAAAAATATTAATCAAACTACCCCTGAAATATGGGGTAGTTTTAATACCTTTTAAAAATGTCAAATCAAGAAAAAATTACTCAAAAATTGTATGAGGCGTTGACCAATAAGTACTCCGCCCAAATTTCAGAAGCCGAGGCAACTCTCATGATTTATCTTAATAATCCTGTGGGTATCGGAGAACATCCCCAACACTTAGAGGAGATGGATAAATTCGTAGACCAATTGGCTAGTGCTAAAGATAAGCTGGATGCTCTACAACAATTTAAGAAATATAGTTAATATGGCAATTAAGAAAAAAGAATTAGGTTTAGATTCAATCAAATCTAAGTTCTCTACTTCAGCAAAATACAAACCTCAAAGGTATTTTGACTTGGGTACAGAATTTTTGGATGCGGTTGGAATTCCTGGACCGGCCATAGGACATATTAATATGTTCTTAGGTCACTCAGACACAGGTAAAACTACCGCACTTGTAAAGGCCGCGGTTGACGCTCAGAAAAAAGGAATTCTTCCTGTGTTCATTATTACCGAACAAAAGTGGTCATTTGAACACGCTCGCATTATGGGTTTTCAATGTGAAGAAGTTGTTGATGAATCAACAGGTGAGATTGATTGGGATGGATTTTATCTATTTAATAATAACTTCGATTATATTGAACAAATCACAGAATATATAAACAACTTGTTGGACGCTCAAGAAAAAGGTGAGTTGGACTATAGTTTATTATTCCTTTGGGATTCTGTTGGTTCAGTTCCTTGTAAGATGACCTTTGAAGGTAAAGGTGGTAAACAACACAATGCCTCGGTTCTTGCCGACAAGATTGGTATGGGTATTAACCAACGAATTTCAGGTAGTCGTAAAGCTGACTCAAAGTTTGAAAACACACTCGTTATTGTTAATCAGCCTTGGGTTGAACTTCCTGATAATCCTTTTGGACAACCAAAAATTAAGGCAAAAGGTGGTGAAGCGATTTGGTTGAACTCATCTTTGGTATTTTTGTTTGGTAATCAAAAAGGTGCTGGTACTACAAAGATTACCGCCACAAAAGATAAGAGAACTGTTAAATTTGCGGTTCGTACCAAAGTATCTGTACTTAAAAACCACATCAATGGATTAGGTTATGAGGATGGTAAAATTATAGTTACACCACATGGATTTATGGCGGGTAAAGAACCAGCCGAAGAAAAGGCATCCATTGAAAGTTACAAAAAAGAACATGCGGAATATTGGAAAGATATTTTGGGTGTGTCTGATTTGGATTTTGATTTGAAAGAAGAAGTCGAACCTTAATTAAATAAAAGGTGACCAAAACATTATTAATTGACGGAAACAATTTATTAAAAATTGGATTTCATGGTGTGAAAGATTTCTTTCACGAAGGTAAACACGTTGGGGGTATTTGGCATTTTCTAAATACTACCCGACGATTTATCGAAGAAGAAAACTTTGATAAAGTAGTTGTGTTTTGGGATGGAGAAGGTAGTTCCCTTACAAGAAAAATAATCTACCCCCAATACAAGGAGAACAGAAAACCTGGATATGACTTTAAAGAAGAGTCGTTTTACCAACAAAAACATAGGGTAAAACAATATCTTGAAGAGATGTTTGTTCGTCAAGTTGATATTAACAACAATGAGGCGGATGACCTTATTGCGTATTATTGTCAAATTGCAAACAACGAGAATATAACCATTTTCTCGAGTGATAAGGACCTAACCCAGCTAATATCTGAGAACGTTTCTATATACTCACCTAGTAAGAGATTAACATATAAGAAAGGTGATTTTATCAAACTACATGAGGTTGAAATTCCACACTATAATGTAAAAACATATAAAATATTGTCAGGTGATAAATCGGACAATATTGATGGTATATATTATTTGGGTGAAAAAACTTTAGTCAAATTATTTCCCGAGATACTTGACCATGAGGTTTCTTTTAACGATATTTTAACAAGAGCCGAGGTATTACTTACCGAGGACAAAGAGAACAAAATATTACAAAACTTACTTTCAGGTAAAACAAAATCAGGTATCTATGGAAATGAATTTTTTGAGATTAACAACAAAATCGTGGATTTGTCTAATCCGTTAATCACAGAGGAAGGTAAGGAAATAGTCGAATTATATTATAGTGAAACATTAGACCCCGAGGGGAGAGGACATAGAAACCTAATCCGTATGATGATGGAGGACGGGTTCTTCAAATTTCTCCCAAAACATGATGAAGCGTGGGTAAACTTCGTAAAACCGTTTATGAAATTAACAAGAAAAGAAAAAAAACAATTTAAAACCAAAAAGTAATTTTTTATGAAAGAGCAAGATTTAACAAAACTTGAGTTTTTGATGATGGTTAACGATAACATCATCGTTCAGAGGTATTTTAATGTTCGTGATTACAACCCCGAAGCGAAATACTCATCCGAACTTTATGAGTTTATTTTAGAATTTAAAAATACTCTCATGCATCGTTTGAAAATGAAAACTGTGGATTATATGCTTGAAAATTCTTATGAGATTCAGGGTAATCCATCTATTTTGGATACGTCATATACCGACGGACCAGAACACTTTAACATCTTTATTAAACATGGGGACATGACAATTTGTCATCGTCAGATTGATGCTAAGATTTTCCCTCCTAAAATAAGATACACCGTAGATATCCGCCCTCATATAAAAAGTTTGCTTTCATCACTTACTGACATTTTTTCAGCGAAAAATTTAACTTTTGAATTCGCGGGAATTAGTACTAAGCGATAATATTTATCAAAAACGAACAAAAATTTACTATGGCGTCAAACAAAAATTTCGATTATTTAGGGTCTTCTTTTCAAATACAATTATTGAATCAAATCATTATTGATAAAGAGTTCGGAAGGTCCATAATTGACGTTATAGAACAACAATATTTTGAAAATAAGTACTTCAAAATCATCTTGCAAATGATTAAGGAGTACTATTCCAAATACGAACACGTACCAACTTTTGATACATTAGAACAGATAACTAAGTCGGAACTACAACAAGAATTGGCGTCTAAGATTGTGTTGGATACCATCACAAAAATTAAAGATTCACCAATTGAAGGTAGTGGTTTCATTCAAGAAAAGGCTCTCAAGTTTTGTAAACAACAAGAACTACAGAAAGCCATTACTAAAGCTCAAAAAGTTATTGATGGTGGTGAGTTTGAAAGTTATGATAAACTCGAAGAATTAGTTAGAGAGGCCCTTCAAGTTGGGGAACGAGAGGATGGGATGTCGGACGTATTCTCTAATTTGGATGATGTACTTAATGAGGATTATCGTCACCCGATTCCAATGGGAATACCGGGAATCGATAGACTTTTGAAGGGAGGTTTGGCAAAAGGGGAATTAGGTGTTATCTTAGCCCCTACAGGTGTAGGTAAATCTACATTCTTAACCAAAATATCAAACCACGCATTTAATTTGGGATATAACGTACTTCAAATATTCTTCGAGGATAACCCTAAAATTATCCAACGTAAACACATCACACTTTGGACAAAGGTTCACCCTGATGAGTTATCAAATAAGAAAGATGAGGTAATGGATAAGGTTAGAGAGGTACAGAGTAAGATGGAAAATCGACTCATCTTAAAGAAACTACCATCTGATACTTTAACAATACTGCAAATCAAAAATCAAATTCGTAAGATGATTGCAGATGGTGTTAAATTAGATATGATTGTATTAGATTATATCGACTGTATTGTGCCTGATAAAAATTTGGGTGATGAGTGGAAGAGTGAAGGTTCGGTTATGAGAGGTTTCGAGGCGATGTGTCACGAGTTAAATTTAGTTGGATGGACGGCAACACAGGGTAATAGAAGTTCAATCTCTTCTGAGGTTGTAACAACAGACCAAATGGGAGGGTCAATTAAGAAAGCTCAAGTTGGTCACGTTATTATCTCTGTTGCTAAAACATTACAACAAAAAGAGATGAAACTTGCTACAATTGCCATAACCAAATCAAGAATTGGTGATGACGGTATTGTATTTGAAAATTGTAAGTTCGATAACGGTATGTTAGAAATAGATACCGAAAGTTCAGTAACATTCTTAGGACTTGAGGAGCAGAAAGAAGAACAACAGAGACAACGAGTAAAAGATTTACTCGAAAGAAGAAAACAAAGAGAACAACAAAATAATTAATAAATATGGAAAAGATTTTAGTAGAAAACCCAAATAGGTTTGTAATATTTCCTATCGAACATAACGATATATGGGAATTTTATAAAATGCATCAAGCGGCATTTTGGACGGCAGAAGAAGTTGATTTATCAGGGGATATTCGTGATTGGGAAAACCTTTCAGAAAATGAACAATACTTTGTTAAGAATGTTCTATCATTCTTTGCGGCATCAGATGGAATTGTTAACGAAAACTTGGCTGAAAATTTCTACCGAGAAGTACAATATCCTGAAGCAAAATTCTTTTACGGTTTCCAACTTGCAATGGAAAACATTCATAGTCTAATGTACTCACTTTTGATTGATACCTATGTGTCAAATCCAAAAGAAAAAGACGAATGTTTCCATGCAATTGACAGACTTCCCGCAGTCCAAAAGAAAGCTAAGTGGGCTCTTGATTGGATTACAAACGCATCGTTTCAAGAAAGACTTGTGGCATTTGCGGCGGTAGAAGGAATCTTCTTCTCAGGTTCATTCTGTTCAATTTTTTGGCTCAAGTCAAGAGGACTTATGCAAGGTTTATGTAACGCTAATTCACTTATTTTTAAGGATGAAAATCTACACTGTGATTTTGCAATTCATCTTTTGAATAACCATTGTGAAAATAAACCAAGTGAAAAGAGAATTAAAGAAATTTTGTTGTCGGCACTTGAAATTGAAAAAGAGTTTATCACAGAATCACTTCCTGTTTCACTTATTGGAATGAATTCAAACCTTATGAAACAATATCTTGAGTTTGTGGTCGATGGTCTACTTGTTAAGATGGGATGTAAGAAACAATTTAATGTTGAACAACCATTTAAATTCATGGAACAAATTGCAGTTGAAACAAAAGGTAACTTTTTTGAATCAAGAACTGTTGAGTACCAAAAAGCAAAGTTGAACGAAACATTGTCCTTTACGGACGACTTTTAATTGATTATCTTTTAAAACTATGATGTCTTTAAAAATTAAAAAAAGAAGTGGGGAGGACTCGTCATTTAACCCACAGAAAATATATAACCGAATTAAAAGAGCGGCGAAAGGTTTGAACGTAAATTCGGACGAAATCTTTATTAAAGTAATCACTTCGGTACCAACCGAAGGTGAGATTATGACCAAAGATTTGGATAAATTAATTTATGAAATAGCCGCCGCTTATACTGGTAGTCACCACGATTATTCTAGACTCGCGTCATCTGTTGCAATTTCATCTTATCATAAAGAAACAAACCCAAGTTTCTCAAATACTATGATGGCACTTTACAAAGAAGGAATTGTTAATGAGGAGTTTATAAATATGATTAGCAGTTACGGACCATCTAATGTTGATGAAGTTATTAATCACGACAATGATTATAATTTTGATTATTTTGCTTGGAGGTCATTACAAGAGATGTATCTTTTGAAACTACCAAGTGGTAAAACAATCGAGAGACCACAACACATGTACATGCGTGTTGCAATTTGGGTAACTAAATCATTTGAACAAGCTGTTGAATACTACAAATCACTTTCAAGTCAACTTATTTCACCGGCAACACCAATTATGATTAATGCCGGTACAAAGGTTCCACAACTCGCCTCTTGTGTTCTTCACTTTAATGATGCGGACTCAAGAGAAGGTCTTTTGAATACAATGAGAGACATCTCAACATATTCATCAGATGCTGCAGGTATTGGTCTTTCTATGTCAAATATTCGTAGTAAAGAAAGCCGTATCTCATCATCAGGTGGATTTGCCGGAGGACTTTTGAAATATTTGAAGATTGTCAATGAATCACTTCGTTTCTTTAATCAACAAGGTCGTCGTCCTGGTTCAGCGGCAATTTATTTGGAACCTTGGCACAAAGATATTTTTGACCTTTTGGATATTAAAAAGAATACAGGTGCTGAAGAATTAAGAGCTCGTGACTTATTTACGGCTCTTTGGATTCCCGATAACTTTATGAAAGCTGTTAAGAACAATGGTGATTGGTATTTGTTCTGTCCGAATGATATTAAGAAAGCGGGTGTTAAACCCCTCCAAGAATGTTACGGGGATGAGTATGAAGAAAATTATAATAAAGCAGTTGAATTAGGACTTGGTAAAAAAGTTAAAGCCCAAGAAATTTGGTCCAAGATTATTGAATCTCAAATTGAGACTGGTGTTCCATATCTTTGCTCAAAGGACAACGCGAACAAAAAGACAAACCACCAAAATATCGGTGTAATCAAACAGTCAAATCTTTGTAATGAGATTTACCAATATACAGATGAAGATACAACTGCGATTTGTACATTGTCATCAATGGTATTAAAGAACTTCATTAAAGACGGAGATTTTAATCATCAGTTGTTGTATGAAGAAACCCGTAAAGTTGTAAGGGCGTTAAACAAAGTTGTAGATATTAACAACTATTCAACTGAAAAAGGAAACAAGGGTGGACGTGAACAAAGAGCAATTGCCATTGGAACTCAGGGTCTTGCCGATGTATTTTATTTGATGGACTACATCTTTACATCTGACGAAGCCAAAAAACTTAATAAAGAAATTTTTGAAACAATTTATTTTGCGGCCATCACTGAAAGTAACAGACTATGTATTGATGGTGAATATAAACCGTATGACTTTTTTGAAGGGTCACCAATGTCAAACGGAATATTTCAGTTTGATATGTGGGGACTTAAAGAAGACGAGTTGTCAGGAAGATGGCCTTGGGGGATATTGAAGGAGAATGTTAGTAAGTATGGTGTTTGTAACTCTTTATTCACCGCTCAAATGCCTGTCGCGTCATCTGCCAAGATTACAGGGTCATATGAAATGACAGAACCCGCTCACTCGGCCATTTTTAATAGAAGAGTTGTTGGTGGTGAGATTATGATTGTTAACAAGTATTTGATTAACGATTTTGAGAAGCTTGGTATTTGGGGAGAAGACCTAAAGAATGAAATTATTCTTAATGAAGGTTCAGTTCAGGGAATTAATTTCAATAACTACCTTGACCCCGAGGACAAACAATACAATAAGAAAGTTAAAAGAATTGAACATCTAATCCCAAAATACAAAACAATTTGGGAAATTTCACAAAAGGAATTAATTGAGATGGCGGCTGACAGAGCTCCTTTTATTGACCAATCACAATCAATGAATATCTATATGGGTAATCCAACTCTTTCTAAGATATCGTCTTCTCACTTCTATGGATGGGAAAAGGGACTGAAAACACTTTGTTACTATGTTAGAACAAAGGCAATTTCAACGGGAGCAAAACACTTGGCAGTAGATATATCAAAAGTATCAAAACCAAATGTAACACCTGAACCACCAAAGGTTGATTATAGTAACATGAATTTACCACCGAAACCCGCAAATTCTGAGTTTGAATGTTTTGGTTGTTCATCATAAAATAAATCCCGAGTAATCGGGATTTTTTATTTAAGATATTTATTAATATGGCGGTATATAATGAAAACATTGAATTGTTTAAGTGTTTAGTTAGGGTATCACATTTTACAAAAAATCCTAAAGATGATAATAAATTCCACAAGGCTTACGCTTTTGCCGTCCAATCAGTTGCTGGAAAAATATTAACATTCCATGTAATGACGGATTATGGAATGATGAGGTCAAGGGTTCCTATTTCTGAAATATTCATGAAGGAACCGACTAACGACATACCGTTTCACTTTAAACAATTATGGGATTGTTTTTCTGAAAACGTAACTGTAACAACTTATGATTATTTATATGAAAAAAGGTGTCAGGTTGTTTTAAGGGATGGCTCAAAAATTTGGGCAACATATCTTATGACGATTGATTGGTACAGAAATCCATATTCTGATGAACCTTCAGATTATAAGTGTGGTCACATTTTAATTGGTGATGACGGTTATCTTTTGTGCCAACCCAATAATAGAATTTATTGGAAGGATTCAAATTGGGTTACAAACAAATTCCCAATAGAACCAAAAGAGATTAAAGTTGACACTGATTTACCTTCAGTTGAAACTTTGTCAGATAGATGGGTCGCCGAAGATGGTGATAGTTATTATTATAATATAAAATCAACTGAATAGTATTTATTATAAATGGCAAACGGAAAAACATACGGTATAAATTTTCCTTTTAGAGATTCTTTTAATGGGACTTATTTTGATTTATCAACAACTAAAGATGAGGAAATTAGAACTGATTTGGTTCATTTAATATTAACAAGAAAAGGTACAAGATATTTTTTACCTGATTTTGGAACAAGGTTGTACGAATATCTATTTGAACCGTTGGATGGACCAACATTTTCAGAAATAGAATCTGAGATTAGAGATTCAGTTGGTGAATACATACCCGGAATTACAATAACTAAAATAGATATTAAACCCGCTTCAGATGGAGACGAAGATAAGGGTTCATATATTAATGATAATGATGATAGAGTTTTTAGAGTTCCGGGTATAGGTACTTTGGAACATACCGCAAAGATAAAAATTGATTACAGAATTAATAGTGATGTTTTTAATGCTAGTGATTTTGTTATAATTAATATTTAAATAATATGGCAAATAAAAAAATATCGTATACTACTAGAGATTTCCAATCAATTAGGACTGAGTTAATAAATTTCACACAAACCTATTATCCTGATTTGGTAAGTAATTTTAACGACGCGTCAGTATTTTCGGCGTTGTTGGACTTAAATGCCGCTGTTTCAGATAATTTACAATTCAACATAGACAGAAGTATACAGGAAACGGTTTTACAATTTGCTCAACAGAGGTCCTCAATATATAACATAGCTAGAACTTACGGACTCAAAATACCCGGACAGAGACCATCAGTTGCTCTTGTTGATTTTTCTATCACAGTTCCGGCATTTGGAGATAAAGAAGACTTGAGATACTGTGGTATTTTGAGGAGAGGTTCACAGGTTAATGGAGCTGGACAAGTTTTTGAAACAGTTTACGATATAGATTTCGCTTCCCCTGTTAGTGCTGATGGGTACCCCAATCGACTTAAAATTCCAATATTTGACGCAAATAACAAGTTACTTAATTATACTATTGTTAAGAGAGAAACAGTAGTTAATGGTATAACCAAAGTATTCAAAAAAGTAGTAACACCTAATGATGTAAAACCATTTTATGAATTATTTTTACCTGAAAAAAATGTATTGGGAGTGACTTCAGTATTATTAAAAGACGGTACTCAGTATGCTAATGTACCGTCAGCTCAGGAATTTTTAGGTTCTGATAATAGATGGTACGAAGTCAAAGCTTTGGCGGAGGATAGAGTTTTTATAGAAGACCCTACAAAAAAGACAGATAGGCCAGGAATTAAAGTTGGAAAATATATAACAACAAATAGTAAATTTATTACCGAATATACACCCGAAGGATTTTTGAAAATGACATTTGGTGGAGGTAGTCAATCTGCGGATGAACAATTAAGAGAGTTCGCCCGTAATGGATATAAATTAGATTTGTATAAATACTCGAATAATTTTGCATTAGGAAGTACATTGAAATCTAACTCAACTATTTTTGTACAATATAGAATTGGTGGTGGGGCTAATAGTAACTTAGGTGTTAATGTTATTACACAATTAGGTACAGTATCATTCTTTGTTAACGGACCATCAGATTCTATAAATAATACGGTTATTAATTCATTAAGATGTACAAATGTTACTGCGGCTATTGGTGGTGCGGCGGCACCAACAACTGAGGAGGTTAGAAACTTAGTAAGTTTTAACTTTGCGGCACAGAACAGGGCGGTTACGGTTAATGATTATGACTCAATAATAAGAACAATGCCATCTCAGTTCGGAGCTCCGGCTAAAGTGGCAATTACTGAAGATAATAATAAAATAAGAATAAAGATGTTGTCATATGATGACAACGGTAAATTGACAGAAATTGTATCAAATACTTTAAAGAATAATGTTGCTAATTATTTGTCTAATTATAGAATGATTAATGATTATGTTTCAGTTGAAACAGCTAACGTTTGTGATTTATCTTTGACAATTGATGTTGTATTAGACAGTAGTCAAAATCAAGGAGCGGTTATTTCATCCATAATTAATTTAGTTTCTGATTTCTTCGACCCATCCAATAGACAAATGGGAGAGAATGTTTATATATCAGAATTAAGAAGACAGATACAAAGTGAAAATGGAGTTATTTCTTTATCTGATATTGTTGTTTATAACAAAGTTGGAGGTTCTTATTCGTCGTCTCAAACCTCTCAGAGATATTCTGACAGTCTAACAAGACAGATTGAACTTGTGGATGATACAATATTTGCGGAACCTAGTCAGACGTATCAAGTTAGATTCCCTAGTAAGGATATTAATATTAGAGTAAAGAATCTTTCTACAGTCAATTTTTCTTGATAATTTATTTTGCCCGATAATAAACTATCTTCTAGTAAAGTGGCAAATAAACTATTTATGAAAAAAGTGTTTAATGGGTAATTCATATAGATTAAGGACTAAAATTGGTGTTGACAAAGCACTAAACATAGCGTTAGAACAGGATTTTGAGTCGTTAGAGATTCTTTCTTTAAAAATATTACAAAGTCAAATTTATACTAGACAATGTTCTGATTATGGAGTTGTGGTAGGCAGGGTAAGTGCCAATAATGGACTTGGAATACCAAACGCCAAGGTTTCAATCTTTATACCATTATCAGATAGTGATGAAAATAATCCTACGCTCAATGACATTTATCCATATAAGACCCTCAATGACTTAAATGATGACGGATATCGTTATAATTTACTTCCTTATGAAAAATCACACGGAGGTCATATACCAACAGGTACTTTTCCATCGAGGGAAGACGTTTTAATTATACCTGAAGTTTCCGAGGTTTTTGAAAAATATTATAAATATACGACTAAAACAAATGATAGTGGTGACTTTATGTTATTTGGAGTACCTGTCGGTACTCAAATAGTTCACTTAGATGTTGACTTATCGGATATTGGTGAATTTTCATTATCACCACAGGATATGATAAGACTTAATTTAGCTAATGAACAGCAAGTATCAGGAACTGAATTTAGAGCGTCTACAAATTTAGGAGAACTACCACAAATAAAACAATCAAATAGAACTATTGAAGTAGTTCCATTATGGGGACAACCTGAAATATGTTATTTAGGTATTACAAGAATAGATTTTGATTTATCACAAGAATTTGGTATCAAAATAGAACCCGCGGCTATTTTTATGGGGTCAATATTTTCTAATGTTGATAAAGAGGCGGTGAAAAGAAACTGTAAGGCTAGAAAAAAAATTGGAAATTTGTGTAATTTAATTACAGGTCCTGGGGAACTATTGTCAATAAGACAAACTATAAATATAGATTCAGACGGAAGACCTGTACTTGAAACCTATGAATTAGAAAATGGAGGTAAATGTGTAGACGAAAATGGGACATGGTTAATAGATGTACCTATGAATTTAGATTATGTTTATACTGATGAATTTGGTAATAGACAAATTTCTAACGACCCTAACGTAGGTATACCAACAAAAGGAAAATATAGGTTTAAAGTTAAATGGGAACAAGCGCCTTCACTGTCTAATGAAGTTATTAGAGGCGCTTTTTTGGTACCAAACATTAAAGAATGGGGTTGGGATTCTTATGACCAAGACCCATCAATACAAGATGCTAACTTCTTAACTGAAGCTTTTGTAGGGTGTATTGCACCAACAACTACTTTATTGGCTAGTCCTCAGTATAAACAGGTTAGAGCATCTTATGCTTTTAGTTTGGATTGGAATGAATATGGAGAGACCGACTCAGGAGGTAACCTAACTCCAACCGGATTACTTATGGTTGATGAGGCGGTTAATTGTGAAGACAGATTTTATGAAATGATTCACAGTAAAGTTTATACTGTGTCACAAATGATTTCCGAACATAGAGGTGGTTTGAATAGATATAAAATAATTGCGATTAAAGATATTTTGAATGAGGAATGTGAGGGTACTCACAATAAGTTTCCCGCAAACGACGGTATGTTCCAAAACGATATAATATATATATTGTTCACATTTATATTAGGAATTTTCACACCAATATTATTTGCAGTAATACTTTTAAAACATATAGTTGGTTTGATTGTGTGTATTCTTTGGGTGGTTATGGAAGGTATTGCTGGTTTTATATGTGCAATTGCGGATGGTATTTGTTCTATTGCTGGAACTTCTTTTTTAAATATAACCCCATTTGGATTTTTAAGTGGATTATGTGATACATTATCTAGGGTGTGCGACAAATTCCAAGGTATTGCTGATGACTTCGAAGATAGATGTCGAAATGGGTCAATGAACCTACCAATGTTAACCTATCCTAATTGTGAAATGTGCTCATGTGATGAACCGGCACAAGATGGTGGTAGTCAAACTAGTGTTGGCTCGGTTTCATCGGCAGGAGCTGACTTATTAAATACGGCAAACCAAATAGGAGCATCAACCTTCATCACCCCATTTTTCCAACCTTCAAATTGGAGAATTTGCCCGGCCGGAAATCCTGATGCCGCATATGGATTAATAATTGCGGGAAGACCATATAATGGAAGTGAAATATCTAGAGCACCATATCCTGTACCATTTGAGATTGATGATGAACCGGGATTTGAATTTATATACTCTCCAAGTTTACCTTTCTGGGAAAGACTTAATATTTTAAATACCAAAGCTAAGTATTTTGATGAAAGCGCTTTTAATCCTGGAGGAGGGTATAATAGAATAAAGGCGTCTTTTGCAATTGATTTACCTGGGAATGGTATTAGTAAATGGCACTTAGATAATGTGATAATATTGATGGCTAAACCATCTGTAAATTGGAATGTAGGTCAAATGGTATCTTTTATTGAACCTACAAATTCACAAGACCCAAATTTAACTGGCCTAACCAATGATAATCAGTTTAATAATAGAGCAATTACTGGGTCAACAAGAGGAACTCCGGTAATTGAGATTAATGACCCCGGAAATCCTACAGATGATGATATATTATATTACCAAATAGATAATGCTGAAGTATTATGGGCAAGACCGGATGGTACTGGTAATAATCCAACTTACTATAACTTGACTGCAAGAACTAACAATAATTATGCTAAATTTCAAATGGATGTTGAATACTTCCAAGTTATTCACAACACAACTGTTGGAGAATATATGGCGAGAGCTCAAGCGGTGGGTAACCCTTTTCCTGGAACACTATATAACCGAGTAATGAATAGTGATATGACCACATTCCAGTATCTTTTTAGAACGGATGTTGCCGGTGTGGATAATAGTTATCCGTTTACAATTCCCCCAATTCCCCCGTTCGATTATCCCCCTACTTGGGTCTTTCCGTTCACTACGTACGGTGCTAGTGGTAACTTAGGTTTTACTTGTCTTAAAGATTTTTCATTACAGAAATTAATTTTTTTAGTAAGAGGGGTTGACCCATACTCAACAAGACAAAGATGCCGATTTGATATTAGTAGATTGTACGGGGTTGACACCGATTTTAATTCCGCATGGGCTGCCGACCCATTTTATATTGTTGAAGATAATTTTAAATTAAATATACCAATCCAAGGAGGATTTAAGTGTGTTAGACATTTAGGTTCTAATGGTAGTGCTGATGTGTATACACCTGGTGAATATTTGTTTCATCCATCATATGAACTATCCTTAGACCCTAGTTTATTTCAAACATTCACATCTAGTGCTACAACAACTTACTCAAGAATGGATTCTACATATTATACAAATACTATTGACGGATGGCCCCCTGCTGTTGAGACTTTAGGACCTAGTGGTACTTTGAGAATTATAAGTAATAATAGGATGACTAGAGATTTTTGGAATTCGGTTGAACCGTTACCAATTTCTCCTTTCTATCGACCTTATGGTGGCTCCAATTCCTACCCATCAATAGCACCTGACGTTTACACTACAGGTGATTTATTTTCTAATAATGGTTTATTTTATAATACAACCACAAATGGTAGAGCTTGTAAGGGGTATTTTCTTAATGAAATAGTTGAAGGAGGTTCATATGTTTATACTAATGACTCTAGATTAGCGGCGTCATACTCACCATTTGATGCCACTACTTTTGTATTCAATACCCCACCGATATATAATTGGTCTAATGGATTTGAGGCTAGTCCACCTTTTTCGGCATATTACTGTGTTCCATATAACAATGACCCTGCGTTTATTGAGGACATGATTTTTGATAATTCAGAAAGGATTGTAATGAGGTCGGACAGATTATTTATGTCAAGTACTATGTTATATTGTGATGGTACAAGTACACCCACAGGGCATTATATAGAAATTAGTTATCCTTTAATGGCGAATAATTTATTAGCAGTTAACACTGTTAATGATAATGGATTAGTATCCTCAGCGTCATCCCCACCCGGAACAGGAGACGCTGGTGCTGCTGCGGACAACTTGACAGAATTACAAAATAATCCGGCGTTACCTAACAATGTTGCGGAATCTTTGGATTGTGCGGGATTAGCACCTTTACGATGTTATAGTACCGATAGTGATGGTATGATAATATTAGAACCTGACACTAATAACGATTGTTATCGAAATGTTGTTAATTTAGGTAATATTAGTATAAGTCCTCCACAAAGAGACCTAATAGTCGAAAACGGATGTTATAAATTGGTAACCGCCCCCATGTTAACAATCCCTTTAGATTTCTATTTGGTGTTTGAGTGGTCCGCTAGAATTAAATTGAATTTTGCGGCCTGTAGAAACGTATTTGGACATATGTTTACTAATCAGTGGATAAACGGAACATTATTTATGTATCCAGTAAGGAATCAAGTAAGATTTACACCACCACCTGAGAATTCACCATATATTTGTTCTTGTAATCAGTTAGTATTTCCTGATTACGAAACCAATGTATTATATTACAGGTCTTCACCATACAGACACCCAACCGGATTTGTTGGAAAAACAAACGCATTTGGATTTGGTCCATTTGATATTGAATTCGAGGACTCATCTGGTGCAAATGTTAAATTGTTACAAAATCCAACTACAATTTTGGATATGGGACCTAGAACCAAATATACTAGTGAATTGGTTTTGGACCCGAGATACGATGGATACGTTATGAATCGTTTATATCATACCTCGTTTAAAGATGTTTCAGAATTAATAAGTCAATTTTTCTTGTCTAGATTACTTAGTAGGAGTATTGCGGGTTTAATTTTAGAACAATTTGCGGCTATATTAGGTGGCGGGGCTGCAGGGGTCGCTACCGACATGATTCAAAGGTTATTTAATGATAGAGGGTTTAAAAAAGTCGATGGTGACTACGCTCAAATGGTTGCCATAAACTCACAAATAGGGATTAAAGAATTTGACCCTGACGAATACTATGGTTCTGAACCAAACTCAATTCCAATTGTACCTACTAGTTCGGTTTTTTTAAACTCCTCAGGTGCTAGAAATAACGTTTTTGGAATATTCTATAAAGAAGAAGTTCAATTAAGAGATTGGATTTCACCTCATAGATTGGTTGTTACCCCAACAGGTGATTTGTCAAATCCATGTGTATACAATGACATACCAATATTTTCACAAAGAGTTCCAATTTATCAGTGGATAATAAAACAAAATTCAGATGACGATAGTATTTTTGGTGACCAAGATAATGATTGGGCCACTGACCCATCTCCCGTATTTTTTGATTCGTATTATCAAGAATTTGACAGATTAGGTGCATCTTCCCCGGATTCGGATTTTATGCATCCCGAAAACCCGACTCTGTATACTTATAATAAAGCCTATATATTCAACGTAAATCCGGCCGGAGAAATTGACCCAGAACCTCCATTACCACCAGGTAATAGTAACCGAACTTTTACATCATCTGGTCCCTATTATTTTTACTTTGGTATAAGCTTAGGTAAAACTGCTTACGATAGATTTTTGGTTAAGTGGATAAAAACTGATGTTTATGAATTTTAATGGGTAATCAACAAGAAATCAGACTTTTATTAGGTTCTTTGAGATATAAAAGTGCCGTTGACGTTGATTTTTCAATCAAGGTACCTTTTGTACAAACTGTTAAAGAACTAACGGAATACGATAGAAGTGTTGATATTGATTTACAAATTGTTTTTGATAGAGAAAGACAAAAATCCACAACTTTTAGACCAGCGTCTAAACTTACTTTTATATTTAAAAATTCATACACAGGTGTAAGTGCATATGAACCATTTATAAATAGTTTGTATTATGTTAATGGAAATATTGATGCTCAAATACAATGTACGGGAGGCACATCACCAACTTTATGGGCTGGATTTCCTGGGTACGATGAGTTTAGTTTTATTCGAACTGATTATAATTTTTTAGGTTACACGGCACCTGATTCAGGAACGCCACCTGAATATCATCAAATATTACAAGCTAAAAGTGCATCATCTTATAATTGGAGTTTTTATATAAGTTATCCTTATGAAAATATTGTTAATGAAGCATTAAACGCCATTCTTTATGATGGTACTACTGTTCATAATTTAAATTGGGACGTGGCTGACGGAATACCTTTTTATATAAGAGACACGACTTTAAGCGGTAGGAGGTTAATTACATTTGTATGTCCTGTAAAGCATGGGTTTAATGTTGGTGAATTTGTGGAATTAAGTTTTGATTATTTAGGTAACAATTTATTCCAAGTTTATTCTTTAGGTGATGGAACTTACGAAAGTGATTTATATATATTTAACATAATTAATGTTGGGTTTTTAGGAGGTACATTCAATCCAGGAGTACAAGGTACTGCAAAAAGAGTTATTTTACAAAATGCACCTGTAGAATCCAAGTCCAAATATTATATAAGAAAACACATTATTTTGAATAATCCTGAAGATATTGTTTTAGTAAATTCAGGATTTGAAACTAATCCATTCAAAAATGAAAAAAAGTATGAATATCCTGCAAGAACCCCAAATAATGTTGGTAGAATTTCTTTGAAAGAAGGTTCTGATACTTATACGTTGAGTTTTAATAAAGATTTTGATTTAAATAAATTAATAGACAATCAAAAAAGACCGGTATCTGAATTATTCGTAACTGTAATTTGGAAAGGATATATGGGGTGGACTGAGGGGTTAAGATGGGGGTTTGACTTTAACCTACCATTAGTTCCAATGGCAGGGGTACCATCAACATGGTGGGCATCCCCAAACTCTAACACATATTTAAATACAACAACTTATAATAATTTAAATCCATATCCATATGTTAATAACGCCGGTGGGGCTCCATTCGATTTTATATATACAAATCCTCTTGTTAGTGGTGATACTATAGACGGTGACCTATGTGAATGGAATGATTATGAACAAACCGAAAGAGTAATTTCACATAGATATCACAAAATTAAGTTTAATAATAATAATTTTTCATGTGTGTTGCAAAATGACAACGGATTTCAGTTTAATCCGGGTTATTTCTATCAACCGTTATATTCTATACCAATTAGGGCTTTTTCAGATTATTTAGAGGAAGGTGACCCAAGAAATGTTGTTGATATTCCTAACTATGCAACATTTTCTGAGAATAGAAATACCTTTGTTTGGAGAGACCTGTATTCATATGGTTACATAGATTCCAACGGAATCGGAGTAGACCAACCATTTTTGAATGGAAAACATCATCCATTTAAAAATTTAATTTTTAAATTAATACCTGAAGGAACTAACTATAAACTATTTAATGATGTAGAAGACCCATTTATAGACCCCTGTGAATAATAATTATAGATTCATATTACCAAAAACAGACCAATCTATTGATATACCTATCGAGATTAAATGGGATTTTCATGGCCGAAATGATAGTATTGAAATTTATGAAGACGAGGTGGTTGAGGAAATTATCGGTTCACCTAAAGACTATGAAATTGTTAGATTTGGTCATGATTATTATGATATTCCACCATTAATTAATTTAAGTGAAATTGTATATAAGTTTAATTTTTTTACATTATCGGATGTTGATGTCCCTGGGTCGTCGGCATCTGATTGGGTTTGTAGTTTTACTGCGGCTACTTTAGGGGCTTTCGAAGTGTACTATCAAACCAAACAATTTAAAAAGTCATTCTTTAAATTGGATTTTTATGACACTACAATAACCACAACTCAAAAAAATTATTTTACAATTATATTATCATCAGATGGACCAAGAAGTGAAAATGTTACTATATCTCCGGTTGTTAGTAATGTGGATATTACAATCCCCGAATATCCATTAGATTATATTGGCAAAAAAGAAGGTTTTTTTATTTATTGGTTAAGAGACCGGAACGTAATTAATCTAGATACCTTCTACATGACGGCTAAATTTTTTGATGCTAAGAATGGTGATTTCATAAAAATGATGACAACACCACAAGGAACATTACCTGAAAAATATTTATTTCCACCCGAAACTTATTTTTATAAAAAAATAGAATTAGATTATTCAACATACACCTATAAAATATATGATATTTTAACTGGTAATAGAGAAGGAATAGGAACACCCATAAATTGGTATGAATATGTAAATCCGCCACAATAATGCAAGATAGGTCATATTACATACGAATATCACCTGAAAATGTCAGGAATGATTTATTCCCAATACCATTTATTGATAATACATATTTGGTTAATGGAGAGATTGACCCATGCTGCATATTACCACCTGACCCAAGAACAGTAAATACTACCGCAAACACTTACGTATATTCATCGATGACTCAAATCCTGTCAGGAGGAACTAACGGGGACTCTTTATTAAGTGACTTGTCAATACCTGTGTTTTTAAGTCAAAACGCTGTTGATATAGGATACTATTCTGTATTCGATGGTGCTGTGACTCAGAAAGATACTATGATGAATTTTATATTCACCGCAGAGACCTCAAGTCCATTTGATATATTTTTCTTTAATACCTCTGACGTAGAATTTAAAAAATATTTAGAGTTTTCTAATTATTATGTTGATTGGGGTGACGGAACAGGGGTTCAAACAGTGACATCATTTTCACCGAACTATTACCAACATACATATTCTTCAAGTGGTACTTACACAATTACTATGTCAGGATTAAGTCCATGGGGATACAACGTAATAGTTAAAGAAATAACTGTACCATATGTTGATATAGTAGCAACAAATCCTAATGGGACTGCATTTTTTACCCCACAAGGAGGAAGTTGGTCGACAACACCACTACAATATGACTTTATTTTTTCAGGAGATGCGGTGTGTGAAACTACGGTACCATGTTGCCAATTCACCACAATTCCATTTATAATAACAGGTTATACTAAATCGTCTTTGAATGATTTAGTACAATGGGGAAGAAAAGGAGACCCAACAAGAATTGGTGACGGTAAATTTAAACCAAACGTTTTAGTTACTGGTTCGTCAGGGTCCATAGGAATTGTTTACAGTCCAAATCCTTCATTACCTTATACAGCCTATACCGTTAATGACATAGATTATTATGATTACAATGATGGAACAACAATATTTGTAATTTCTTCTTCAGGATGTACTGATTTAGAATGTAGTGCAGTTACTAAAAACGAAGTTTTAATGAACGTTGTTTTTGATACCGAAGTTTATTCTAATGTCTTTATTGAAAGAGGTAAGAACTCGGCGCTAGAAAGAATACAAAGACTTGGAGAGGTTAATAACGTGGGGGATTTAGAGAATTATGGATATGGATTTTTCAATATTGTATCCACATAAAATACAATAAAAGGTATTTATAATAAAATCAAATTATTTTTAAACAATGGCAACAGGTACATATGGAACAATAAGACCGGCGGATGTTTCACCAGAGGACGTAGAAATCATATTAAATTATACACCATCTAGAGATGATACTAGTAATTTTTTATTGACAAAGTTAGATGCGGCGGCTTTACTTAGACCTTATTTCAATAACGCAAATACCGGTGGTAATGCAGATGTTGAAATTTTAGGTGGTTTATATAATTTAAAATTACCTGTAGATACCTTTAATAGAATCGGTATCTATACACTATATATTAGACCTGCACAGATTAGAACTACAATATTAGATTGTGGTGTTTTATCGTCCTTACCTAATGTTAGAGGGATAGTCATTGATTTAAACTCGGTTCCTTCTGAGTATCGAAACAAATTTGTAACACAAGGACTTGTAGGATTTAGAGTTGAATATTTAAATTCTGACGGTAGTAAAATACCTAATTTTTTTAGAATAATTACCTCTAGTTTCTTTTGTGAACCTGTCGTACAAAACTTAACAAATACTTCGGCAAAGGCCATAAGATATCGTTATACTGATAATAATACCAATATTGTTTTCTGTACATTATCACCATCATCATCACCTTCAAACAAACCAAATGCGGTTCCATATATTGGACAACCTAATCAAAATATAATAATTACAAATACGTTTTTTAATCCAATAACATTGGACATTGAAATGGCTGAGCACGATTTCTCAACAATGGCAATCGCTCTGTTCGGTAATCAAACCAAGGCTATTGATGACGGTATTTACACAATGTACGATACTCAAAATAACATTTACAAACAATATAACTTATACGAAATTAGAGACCAATTTAATAACTTATTATTTGAAGTTAGACAAGATAGAGGTAATAATATCGATTTCAGTAAAAACTTCACTAATATAACATCTTAATGGCGACACAAAAAAAATTCATTTGCCCACCTACACCGGCATCAGGAGCGGGAACGTTTTCGGATGATTTAGTTGGATTTCAACTAGTCCAAGGGGGAGGACTTACGCAAGGGAATTTTAATTTTACAAGCTCTATCACTGAAAAATCTGATAGAACTTTTTATACTGGAGTATTTTCAGAACCAATTAATTTAGAGAATCTAGGTGTTTATTCGATAGAACAATCCAAAATTATTTTTGAAAATAATTTTAAAGTATATCCTAATTTTGATTTATCTGAAGTAACTAATTTTGTTCAGTTTGGTTCGATGGCGAAAAGGATATCATCATCGGTAACCAAAATAATTAGTTATTTCCCTGCGGGTATTGAATCTAATAGAATTGGTTTAAATTATAAAGATGGTCCAACGGCCCAAAATATTATTTATGACGTTGTTCAAGATTTAACAACTTTTAATTTAACAATAAGTAGAATCAGAAATCCATTTGGAATTGATTTTACAACGGCATCTACTAGAAATCTTGAATTAAGAGAAATTGAGGTTTCTGAGTTAAGAAATATGACAACGGAATATTCGAAGTATTCTTTGTACTACAATGGAACGGGTTATTCTTTAAAAAAAATAATACCAACTAATTCTTTAACAACAGGAACTTTAACTATAACAGTTAACGGTAATCCATTTTCAGGTTCATCCACAACTTATGACACTTTAATTATACGTCCAAATGATATGGAGGTTAATAAAGTTTATAGTGATGATTTGGACGAGGTTGAAAACTTTTTACTTAACAGAAATGGAACCCCTATATATACTTCTAATTTTAGAGTACCTAAAGAGGCGGATGATGGAAGTTTTTATATTTCTACCGAGAGTGTAACGTGGCCAATGAATGGTGTTTGGAACATTGATATTATGTCAAATGGATTCGAACAATATTTAATAAAGTTAAACCAAATAAGTGAATATTTTGATTCATTTAGGACTAATTTAATTTCAAGATTCTTAACTACTGGTTCTTATAAAGATTTCGATACCATAGGTCAAAAAATGGAGAAAGTTCTTCAGATTTATGGTAGAAGTTTTGATGAAGTTAATAAATTCATAAACGCTCTTGCCTTTATGAATTCTGTTAATTATAATGTTGGAGACGATATCCCATCAAAACTTTTAAAAAATTTAGCTCAAACATTAGGTTGGACAACCAACATATCACCAATAAGTAATGAGGACTTTTTAGGTTCGGTTTTTGGAGAAAAAAATAGTAACGAGTCTTCTTTTTCAGGTGTAGGTGTTGAAAAAACACCAGATGAATTAAATTATCAATATTATAGAAATTTAATTTTAAATTCTGCTTATTTGTTTAAATCTAAGGGAACAAGAAAGTCAATTGAGATATTAATGAGACTTATTGGTGCTCCCGATGCTTTGGTGGAGTTTAATGAGTTTATTTATTTGGTTGACCAAAAAATAAACATATCACAATTTAATACGTATTACGCTCAGATATCAGGAGGAACATATGTTACCGAAGCTCCACAATTAGACCCTACAAATGTCTTCTCAATATTCGGAGTAAAATATACAGGGTTTACTACCGCATTATCAATACAAGATGTTGATTTGGTAAGAGATAATTACCCTGTAGATGATGAAGGGTTTCCGTTAGCTCCCGATAGTACCGAGGACTATTATTTCCAAATGGGTGCTGGTTGGTTTGAATCAACCCCTTCACATAGGTCGCCTGAAATTTTTGATTTAACTAATAGTGTTTTTACAGGGTCTAATCCTAATTATCAAACAGAGTTGGCACCATTCACGTATGGACAAATATATTTGAATAGATTCAGGGATTTCCCATATATGAATTTAGGTTTTAATTTATCACCAGTTGTTGATAACAATAAAAGCTGGGTTGATAATGAAATAGGTTTAAGAATTAATAGAGATAGTTCTTTTAACGCGAGATATACTACACAAGATGATAGATTAGTATTAAATGCTAAAAATGTTGATTTATTTCTAAATCCAGCACAAGGAATTGTGTATGATGTATGGTATATGTCAACCCAATATAATTATCCAATACCTAATAGAGGTTTATTTGAACCAAGACCAACTAGATGTAATCCAAACCCAAGAATAGAATACCCATATCGTGGGGGAGTTGATTGGACTCAAATTAACCCACAACCAAAAAGAAAAACATTTTTCGAGTTTGCCCAAACTTTTTGGAAAAACATGATTAATGTTAGAAATAGACAATACCAAACCGACGGTAAAACAAGTGCATATCCGACATTACAGTCGATTTATTGGAAATATATAGAATCTCAAAAACTAGCCGGATTAGAAAATAATAACTTCAAGTATCAAAATATGATGGAATATGTTAATGGACTTGGAGATTATTGGATTAGACTGGTTGAACAAATGATACCCGCAACAACAATATGGAACACAGGTGTTAGATATGAAAATTCTATATTTCACAGACAAAAATTTGTATGGAGAAGACAAGCTGGTTGTCAATTAGTACCTGTACCTTGCAGACCTTGTATTGTGACTACTGACATTTATGATGTTGGATGTGCTGTCACGTCAGTAACCTGCCAAAGATATCCATTTAGTAATAATCCACAAGTACCCGACTTTGATGGAATTTTAGGTTCGGTCTTAAATTCGTACTTGAACTCTATAGGTTATTCGTTAAATAGTTGTGAATTAAACACACTAACTTCCGAATGGTTTGTTATCATACAAATAGACAATGCACAAGTAGTCTCTTACCCGGCGTATAATGGTGTTGGTTACACAGGGCCACTCAGTTCACCGTCAACTGGAGAGTGGGACTTCGCACTTAATATTGCATTAAATAATTTAGATTCTTTAGGATATGGTTATTATTTTGGAACTAACGATGATGTCATTATTTATGACATGAGTTGTTCTACTGACAAAGTTGGTGTTAACATCAAAATAGATGTCGGTATAAACTTTAATATTTTGTGTTATTAATGGCGTGTAATCTACAAACCCTTTTAACATTAACTGGTGACTGCTCGATAACTGACTCTGGAATATTTAATTTGGAAATCTTTGGTAGTGCTCCTGACTATTCAGTACAATGGGTTTACCCAAGAACTGATTTAGTTTTTTTAGGGCCGGGAGTTACAACATACACTGAATACAATTTAAGCGCTGGAACATATACCTTTCAATTATATGATAGTTGTATATCAAATCCTGACCCCGTTTTAGTTAGTTTTTTTATTTCAAGCGGTGCGTGTGTTTCTATAACTGACCATATTGATACTACATGTGGTGTAAATAGTGGTAGCTTAACTGCTCAAACCTCAAATTCTTATGGGGAATCGACATACTATGTTTATGAAACTACAAATGGATTTTACAATTCTGGTACATCTTTAAATAATTTCTACACCACCACAGTTCCTGCTGGAATATGGTATGTGATAGCGGATGATGGAGGGGGATGTACAGGAAAATCAGAAACTTGTATAATATTATCATCAACTTCATTTGATTATGGATTTTACATTGTAAATGATTCTGCATGTTTTGCTAATTCAGGTAAATTATTCGTAACAGGTTTAACCGGTAGTGCTCCATACACTTATCTATGGTCAAATGGAGAAACAACATCATCAATATCAGGATTGACATACGGTTCATACAACGTGACAGTTACGGATTCTAATGGGTGTGTTGTTAATAAATCAGTTGATGTAAATTTGGTAGAATCGTTAGGACAAGTTGCATTAACTCTTAATCCACCTTCATGTTATGCTGCAGATGGGTCATTTACATTATATCTAAGTGGTGGAACGGCACCATTTAGGTACCAACTATCGAATGGATTTGAAGACATTAGTTTTTCTAATTCGTATACCTTTATAGATTTACCATCAGGTCCGTACACAGTGACAGTAACTGATGCTGGACTTTGTACTACCGTAATCCAAACCTCATTACTAACAGCTGGAGGTTTTTCGTTACAATCTATAATTACCACAGACAGTGTGTGTGACAATGGACAAGGAACTATAACGGTTAATCTAATTGGAGGTACCCCTATTTACACATTTGTATTGTCTAATACTAGCGGATTTTTACAAACACTAACAAGTAATGTGCCTACAATAACATTTTCTAATTTACAGGGTGGTATCTATGATTTAAATATAAGTGATAATGGACCATGTACATTTTACCAAAGCGTTACGATTAACACTATTGATAATTTTTCAATACAGATTACGACTACCGATGCCGATTGTTTAACTTCTGTAGGTTCGTTATATGTAGAAGTTTTTGGAACAAGTTCCACATACACTTACGAGGTAAACGGGTTACCACCGGTTACGACCTCAAACACTAATTACACTTTTAATGGGTTAACCGTTGGGGGTTATTTTATTAGTGTTACTGACGACACAGGTTGTCAAATACAAGAAACATTTATTATCGACACCATACCACCTGTGGACTTTAGTTTACAAGGTATAAATCCAACTAATGGAGTCAATGGTAGTATTACGACTTTCATTACACAAGGTGAACCACCATTTACATTAACTTGGAGTAATAACGTTAATGGTCAAACCGGATTGACAGTAATAAATTTATCACCAGGAACTTACACATTAACCATTAATGATAGTAATGGGTGTACTTTAACTAAAGATATAACATTAGTAGGACCTTTAGTGTTTAGTTCCCAGCAAACTTATAATGTTTGTAATGGTGATATCCAAGACAACGGTATTATAGTTAAAAAAGGACTTAAAGAAATGTTGTCTGAGGGTTATTTTGATTTAACTGCGGGGGATACTAATTGTATTTTAAACCAAACAACATGGACTGCGGAAGTAACCATTGGGGCTGCGGTATTGAGTGAAATATTTTATTATGGTTATGGGTTAGGAGATTATCCAACGGACAATGTCTTTTTTGAAACTATTAGACAACTTATATTACAGATAACAGGTATAGATGAGATAATATTTAATTACCCAAATGGTACTATTACAATTATTGCTGGTTGTGGTATTAATCAAAATAATTTATCAGACTTAGTTGTAAACGTTGCGGTTAAAATTTTATATGATATCTCCTGTGAAACTTGTAACGTCGCTTGTGTTAAAGTTTGTGATGTTTTATTCGCTTCAGATAATGACGTATATGATTTTAATCCTAGTACTAATCTATATGAGATATTACCAACCACAACTCAATATACTACATCATTAGGTATAACAAGAAGTGAAAATAAATTGTGGGTATTAGATGGCGGTGGGGGTAGTATTTTTGAATATGATATAAATAATTTGTGTCCTATTGATTTGACATATAATAGAGAAATTATTTTATCACAAACACTGACTTATGGATTATCATATTTCGATAGTAATACATTATTATGTAACGTTAGTGGGTCCTATGATTTAATGCAAGTTGACCTAAGTAATGGAAATGTTACTCCTAAATTCAATTTGTCACTAATTCCATTTACTGAAATTAAAAATTCAATTAGTTTCACAAATACTGGTAAAATATTTATTACAACATTAGACGTTGATAATAATAATTTCTTAAGTCAATATACTAGTACTGGTTATTTAGAAGCTCAAGCATTATTACCACCAGGTTCTTCATATAGTGTATTCCAAATTGCAACTACATTATACGTTATGAATCAGGATGATTTAAGAGTTTATTCTGTAGATACATCAAGTCCTTATACGGTAACTTTTGAATATGTTATGCCATCACCACCAACACCTACTAATTTATTGGTTGGTAATCAATATTACGAATGTTTAACGGAGGAATTAATACCATAAAATAGTTTTTTTGTAGTTGTTTTGAATATTTTGATAATTATTAATTATAGTTCAAGTTTTATAAAAATGGAAAATTGTAATTTTATTTAAATGAGTAGTTTTACTGAAATATCTTTACCTTGTGGATTAGACGCTCAAGAGGATTATTTAAACTTAGTTGACCCTAGTTACGCGTCTGGAAAAACAGCGGTTGAAAATTTCACAACGGCATTTTTAGCAATTAATCCTTCCTACACTTCAACTCAGATAATTACAATACCTGTAGTTTTCCATGTTATATATAAAACAACGGAACAAAATGTTTCCTATGATTTATTACAAGCACAAATAGACCAATTAAATTTAGATTTTAGTGCAACAAACCCTGATATAGTTGACGTACCACCAATATTCCAACCGGCGGGTAACATGGGTATACAATTTACTATTGCGTCAAGAGCCCCAAATGGTGACCCTACAACTGGTATACAGAGAAGAACTACTAATTTGGATTATTTTGACGGTCCAAATGACCCTAGATTTTTTTCAGATGGTGGATTTGATGCTTGGGATAGAGACAGTTATTTAAATATTTGGGTGTGTGCTTTAGAACCTGGTTTAGGTGGTTACGCCCCTTATCCGGGAGGGTCACCTGAACGTGACGGTATAGTTATATCATATTTTTCAGTTGGTAGTATATCGAATCCAAACCCGTCTAACTCTATATACGGCATTGGTAGGATTGCTGTACATGAAATAGGACACTGGTTAAATTTAAAACATATATGGGGAGGTAGTGGGTGTGGAGCTAGTGATGGGGTTAGTGATACACCAGAACACGATGGACCAAACTCAGGATGCCCAGCTTATCCTCACTATTCTAGTTGCCCTGGTAATCCAATTGAAATGACGATGAATTACATGGACTATACACGTAGTGCTTGTATGTTTATGTTTTCACCGGGGCAAGTATCAAGGTCTTTAGCTCTTTTCGCACCTGGAGGAGCTAGAGAACCCCTATTAAATTCAATGGGGGCGGTACCACCAGGTGGTACCCCAACACCAACTCCAACAATAACACCACCAACAGGGGGAGGAGGAGGGTCAACACCTCCAATAACACCAACACCACCACAGACCCCAACTCCAACTGGAGGTGGACCAACACCACCTGCGTCTAATACATTATTAGTTGTGTATTCACAATGTGGAATTGTTAACGCTTCAGATGCGGGTATAATTGGAGGTAGAAATGCCTTTGAATTTACATTAAAAAACGGTAATAATAATATAAACGGTATTATATTTTGGAATGATATTGAATTTTGGTGGGAATGTAGGGAAGTGTCAACTAATACCTTATTAAGTATATTAAATATAAATTCAACTTATCCGGTTGGTACTGTTTATGAATGGCAGGACTCAACTCCAACTACTTGTATAAGTGCTAGTGATTGGTTTAGTACTTCCTATGGTTCAAACCCTCCTGTTTATTTTAAAATTTGTGATGATGATTCGGGAAACCCAAGTTCATTTTTCGGGGTACAAAATTTCCCAACAAATAATTTTACATTAAGTTCTGGAGTTCAACCTGTAGCTCAATCCTTACAAAATAAAATACCAATACCTGGTGAGTCGTATTATTTAGAAATGCGTCATTTTACAGGGTGCTGCGAGGTATATGGAACCGCTATACCTCCATCATCAATCATTTATGATGCTAGTGTTAATCTATTTCAGTCTAATTATTTTATTAATTGTTCCGCGTGTACGGCAACTACAGTTACTAGCGTTTTACAAGGTTGTGACCCACCTGACCCTGACCCTACAACATTATATCCATCTGTAAGTGGAACTAATCAATGTGGTACTTATTACTTATTAGGTAATGAATGTGCTCCGATTGTTTTATATCCCATGGGGGTGATATGTTCTACAACTTCTTCACAATCTGTAGTTGGTGATGGAACTGCAACATTAACAATAACTGGAGGAACCCCACCATATCTTACAACATGGAGTAATGGGCAAAGTGGACCAAATTTATACCAATTATTACCTGGAGAATACACCGCAACAACTACTGACTATTACTATGATTTTACGGCAGTTACAGTCTGTGTTGTTTCAGGACCTCAAAATTTCACATCAACTTTATCCATTTCGCCAACATCATTATCACCCGAACCAAAATTATGTGTTACAATAACAATTGATGGAACACCAAATCAATATCAATTTAATGATAACCAAAGATTAATTAATGGTAAACCAAGTTGGGTTGATAACAGTGGCGATTATTCAATTTATTGGGTTAATGATAGTAAACAACCTTATTGGTTTATCCAAGGATTTTATGGGGAATCATATAAAATATTAAACTATAGTCCTAAGTCGCCACCAGTAACGGGTTGGGGGGTTATAGGGTCAACCTATTCAACAATAACGGCTAGAGTTTTCGAAGGTTTATGTTATAGTGGTGATGTTTGTGCATCATTCGATAATCCGTCTGAATGTGGAGAGGACATTTTTGAATTAACTTATAATGGTGAAATAAATGGTCAAGCAAGTTGGACTGGTCAATTACCATGTGGTGAGACAGGGGATGATTGGGTATTATATTTTAACACCGATACCACAAAATGGGAGACTAGTGGGGTAACGGGTTCGACAGGGTTCTTATCTGAGGCGACTCACAATCCGGTTAGTCCATTTGGTATTTATACAATATCAGGGTCATCGTATGACCTTACAATTTCACAAGGATTATGTACATATAATCCAACATTAGGAATGAAAATATCTCAAAATAACCCAACACAAGAATCTAATGGTTCCATCGTGTTTAATGTAACAGGAGGAACTCCCCCATATCAGTATTCAATAGACAATGGAACAACTTATAAGAGTTACCCAATTTTTAACGGACTAAAAGGTGGTGATTATATTGTGATAGGTAAAGACTTAAGTGGTGCAACAACTACACAAAAAATTACATTAACCTCTGCTCAAAACATAACCGTATACAATTTATATTTAACAACTAGTCAATCTATAGTTTCGAATACCACAACCACACTTACAAAACAATATAATACAATAGTAAACGTCACACCGTCCTTACCAACAGGTACGACTATTATATTTGATGTTTTACATACCAATACGTTTGATACATCGCCATCTCAAACCGCATCCACACTTACAACTAACTCCATATTAAAATTGAACAACGTTCCACAAGCGATAAGTTCAAGCGGTTCAAGTACATCTACTGGAACTAATTTTGCCGCAGGCTGCCAAAGTAATTCTAAATACATTACGGCTTCTACTGAGAATTGGAACACTGTCTACATGATTTCAGGTGATTCTATTAATGTAGAAACTACTACCACGATAGTTAAAAATATCTCTAACTATTGCTACAGTTCTAAGGCGGTTGAAAATTACACACTGGCGAACGCGGTAATTAGTGGATGTAATTATTGTCAAGTAGTAATTACTTAAAAACTTTAAAAAGTATATTTATAACAAATGAGTTACATACTTAAAAATACATCAGGTCTAATAAATTCAAGGTTAACTGACGCAGGTAGAAAAAAACTATCACAAGGTAACTTTAATATATCTTATTTTCAAATTGGAGATTGTGAGGTTACTTATAATTTACCTTCAACCTACAATCAGTTTGACACTATGATATTAACACCTGGATTCAACTCTCATAATAATAGTTTTGGATGTGAACCTAATAAACAATATATCAAATATCCGTATTACGTTAAAGGTTTGCAAGGTAACACATATGGAGTACCAAATGCAGATTCTCAAATATACGATGTGTTTAATACCGCCGCTATGAGAGGATTTTTTAGTGCTGATTTAACCGCTAGTACTTTAGATTGGAGTGCTATTACTACAGGTAATATAGCTTTAAATTCAAACTATATTGTTGATATGACTACTTTAAATGGTAGTAATACAATAGAGGTGTCTTTTTCAGCATGTAACAGTAATATATTAAGACTACCTCAATCAGGAGATATTATAACAATATATTACAATGGAGTTGGGGCTAATAATTGTAGTTGTGTAATCCCAACTTCACCTACTCCAACACCAACTCCGTCATCAACACCCCCACAACAACCTGAATATCCTTGTGAAACCCCATTACCAACACCAACCCCATCAGGTACTAATTGTCCACCTGAACCTACTAGATTCATTTGCACCCCACCTGAACCTACACCATGTTTAATGTCATTTACAAATTGTTATCCGATACTAACGTATAAAGTAGTTTCATTTTGTAATAATATAATTGAATTGGATAGACCTACACCGAACTTTAGTTACTTTGCGAGCGGTTGTTTCGGAAGAATTTTATTTTACCCATCTGGTATGACTGAACTTTACGATAGTCTTACCCCAAGAGAACATTGGAGAGATGATGTTATTAATTTTGAATCTGTTTGTGATACTGACCAATTTGATACAAAAATTTGGAATATGAATATTCCTTGGTCTGAAAATCCGGCAGGGTTAATGTCATCAACATACGTAGATTACGCAGGATTTGGTTCAGTTGAATATCTTGGTAGTAAAGAATACTATGGATATTCATCAAGTTCTGGACAAACAGATAGTAGTTCTGTTTTTTATAATAACTCATTAGGTGATAGAATAACTGTTAGACCTGAAGAACAAAAGGCAATTGCGATAATACATTATACAAATCAAACTATAGATTATTTTTATGGGGAAAAGTTTGCAATGCAGGCTCATGACCCATCACTACCTGCTGATACAACAGGAGAGGGGCGTAATTTTAGATTACACATACCTTGGTTAATGTGGCATAAATCACCGACATGTTGTAGCGGACAAACATTTTGGGTAGACCCTCCAGGGTTTGCGACTTTAAATTTATTCCAAGCTCATTATTTAACATCAAATTTTAACCAAGATATGAACAGACCTGGTCATAGATATTTTCACCTTTGGGATGGTAATGCTAATGAAGATGGTTATCCTAGCAGAATTGGTAAAGTATTTCCTGATGACCATATTATTATTATTGATGATGAGGAAATAATTGCTGCGATGTCATATAAGTCTAATCGAAATTGGACTTTGCCAGCACCTAGATTAAGCTTAGTTGTTCCTAATGTTTGTGGAGGAAGCGGAACCACACCTTATGATGGATTGTTAACTGGGAATACTCAGTATATGTACATAACATATTTGATGTATAATTCAACAACATTTACTAATTTTTTACACTGTAATTACTATTCAAAAATACAAGGTCCAAACCCTAGTTGTGATTCTGTTGCAAAAGATGTTGCGATTAATTTTGGTAATGAGTTCGCCTGTATGAATGTTCCTGACGCCTCACCCTCAAATGTACAAGGTTTTATTGCTGACCAATTTTATGTTTTAGCTCAAATAGTTGAGGGGGACCAAAGGCCCGACCCATCTGATTGGAGGGTTATTAATAAAACATTGGATTTACAAGATTATTTAATTAATGGGTTTATTCCTCCTGGAGCTTTTTCATCGACAACTTTTGTAATAACTAGTGATGATTATAGTAATGCCTCCCCATTTAACTTGGCTGACTTAATTTCATTAACAACAATAGGTCAACAAGGGATTACTTTGAATTTTGGAGATGAATATTATTTTTATGGTTCTATTGAAACTGACATTCAAGCGACAATATATGAGATGAGATATAAAGTTAATTTGGGTAATGCTGATTTCCAAAATACAACAAATCCTACTTGGACCCCTGGTACTTCTTCTTATATAACAGACATTGGTCTTTACGATGACGACAAAAATCTTATGATTATATCAAAAATGCAGTCTCCCGTTCTAAGAACAGGCATACAACAGTTTTTGATAAAGTTTGATTTTTAATTTTATGAAGAAATCTTTAAAAGAAAGTCCTAAAATTTTAGGACTTGATATATCCACCAAAACCATTGGTTGGGCTCTATTTGACATGAACACTAAACAACTTTTAGAGTTAACTCATATATCTCCTAGACCTAAACCAACTTCAGAAAACAAGATGGAAGAATTACTTCTTAAATCAACTTCTTTTAGAAAAAAATTAGAAGAGTATAAGGGTTTAGGTATTGTTAAGTGTGTTATCGAAGAACCACTATTAAATTCAAATAACGCGTACACAATTGGTACTTTATTAAGATATAATACTTTAATAAGTAAAGAAGTTTATGATGTTCTTGGAATTGTACCTGAATATATTTCAACATATGAGTCAAGAAAAACCGCATTTCCTGAGTTAGTACAAAAGAATGATAAAGGTAAGTTTGTTTTATTTGGAGGACATCCTAAAGATTGTGATAAAAAACAAATAATTTGGGATTTAGTGGCTAAAAGAGAACCACAAATTCAGTGGATGTATACAAAAAACAACACACTCAAAAAAGAAAATTTTGATATGTCCGACTCATATACTGTTGTATTGAGTTATCTTAATAAAAAATAATTAAAATTTTTTAAATAGATTAATCCCGTAAATATTTACGGGATTTTTTATTATACACCAGAGTCTCCCACAAAGCTCCAAGAATAATTTGAGATTATGGAACTTCTAGCCGTTCCGCCCGCACCTGCGGATGTATATGTTAAACCATACGCTCCAAAATACCTTCCAGTTTGTAATGTTAAATTAGCCCATCCTACCAAAGTATTATCATAATTCGCAGTTGATATTCCACAGTAGGCCATAAAGTCACTAAAACCAGATACATTAGAAATATCCCAACTACCTAAATTTTGATTAAATGAAGTTGCACTATATAACATGTTAGATACTGAAATTACATTAGAAACATCCCAAGTAGTAATATCATCATTAAAATTAATACATCCATTAAACATGTTACCAAGATTAGTTACACCGGAAACATTCCAACTTGATATATTGTTTATTGTCGTTATTGAAGTACAACCTGGGAACATATTTACAGTATTAGTTACACCATTAAAGTCATAAGTGTCTGTAACGCCTGTTAATACCAAGTTACTACATCCACTAAATGAGGCTGACTGACCAAAAACATTTTTAACTTTACCCCACTGTTTTATTTCTAATAATTTATTACTTTGAGTTGGAGCATTTCCTGATGACCATCCAGTTATAGTACCATCAATCACAATTGTCCATGTACCACTACCTGAGTACGTATGAGTCCTATTTGCAAACGTATTTGCAGATACAGAACCATCCCCCCAATAAATTGTTCCTGTATAAGTACCAATTCCATTGTAAGGTAACGTAACTGATGAACCTGACCATACACTAACAAAGGCTAAAATAGGGTAAGAAGATGGACTCGGGGTAATTGTTATGGTCTGAGTGTTGGTTTGTGTTATAGTTGGACTTAAAGTTATTGTAGGTGTAATACTCATCGTTGGAGTTCTTGTTACTGTTGGTGTAATGGTGGGGGTTGTAGTTGGACTTGGGGTCGGAGGTAAACAATCGATATCTGAGAAACAAATTCCACCTTCAGTAAATTCAACAGCATTTGCAAAACATGAACCTGAAGTACCTATTACTTTATTTTGAACACATAAATAAAAATTACCATCAGGTAGAGAAGTTGTACCACTCACCTTTAATACTCCATCACAATCTGTCCAATATAAATCACAACTTATTGAAGGGTTTTCCTTTAATAAAGTATAACAATAACAAACATTAGGTGTATTTGTTACGGTTACAGTTTTAGTTATAGTTGGGCTTAAAGTTATTGTTGGTGTGATTGACATAGTTGGGGTATTTGTTGATGTAACAGTTGTAGTTGGGGTTGGAGTAACTCCAGGACAATTATATAAATTTGTACAATCAATACAATTTAAGAATAATGTTGATATATCTACAAACTGACTTATATAATTTGGAGTTTGTTCTACAACATTAAAATAACAACCTGAATAATTATCTGTTTCTATATAATAGGTTTGTCCAATACTAATAGTAGATGCGGTGGAGAAAGGTATGTTATAAACGTATAATATTGTCCCATCACAACAATTCTCAAAAGTCAATTGTAATGGTTCATAGTAAGTTAATCCAGTGGTTATACATTGAGGTGATTGTGATGCCCCATTTAAGTTAGTTGATACCGAATCAATAAGAGTTAAATTATAAGGATAATTATTATTTATTTGATACATTTGACCTGAAGAGGATACTACATACAAATTACCGCTATCTTGGAATAATCCTAAAGGAGAAGTAATTGTTGAAGTAATATTCACCTCAACTTCATTAGTCATAGATGGAAAATCATATTGATAAACAAATGACTGAGATGGTACACTAACTAATCTTGCGGTAAAAATTAATTTATTATTAGTTGTTAATAGTAAATCACCGGCAATTACATAATTACTTGGTAATTCATATATTGTTGTGTAAGTAAATGGACTAGTTGAAATATCGATAGTTATAATTTGTGATGGGTTAGAGGCAATTGAAGATATTAGTGTGGTTGAGTTTATACATCCTAATCCATTACCTAATGCGCTTATACCTGCATCATATGAAATATCTGTATAAGAAGGATTAACTAAAAATGGATTTAAACTTGTTATTTCCCATTGTCTAATAACATCTAAAACATTATTATATAACCAAATATATCCTGTTGAACCTGACCAAAAATGAGATATATCTTGTGAAGAAATTATATCTGGTAGATTTAATGGTACTACAACAGAGGAACCTAAATTATAGGTGTATGCGCTAGCGGGTGAAGAACTGTTTAATAAAACCGAACATTCCGAAATAACTGGTAATTGAGTTTGGGTCAATGTTGGAGTAGGAGTCAGAGTTGTTGTTATTGTTGTAGTTATGGTTGGGGTTATGGTTGGAGTTTGGGTCAATGTTGGAGTAGGGGTAGGTATTTCAAATTGTAATGTTATGCAACCGTATATTTGAGATAAGTCATTTGTTGAAAATGCTAAGTTTTGAACAAAAGTTAAGTTAAATGGAAAAGTTAAATCTATCTTATAATAATTTCCTCCACTTTGAGTTACAAGGTATAGTTCGTTATTATATTGGAATAAACCAGCGGCAACCCAAGGTAAAGTTATTTGTAATTCATTTACATTTGTGGAATAATTAAATTGATTCAAAAAACAAACTAAGGTGTTAATATTGAATGTTATAGTTATTAATTTGTTAGTTGTTGTTAATACCATATCCTGTAATTTTCTTTCAAATCCTAATGAGAATTTTAAAGTGGATAATGGAGGTGCGACCGAAACGTCTAATTCGTATATAACATCACCAGTTTGATTGGTGTATGTTCTAGAAACAATTAATGTCGAGTCATTTATGGCAAATAATCCCCCACCTACATTCCAAGGAGTGTTAATTGTGGCACTTGGTGTGTATGAAAAACGACATAATGTAATATCCCATTCTCGTATTAATGCTGAATTTGAAGTATTCATCCATAATTTGTTAGCGGAGTGAGCTAAACCACTCACTAAAAATCCAGGATTTGGTAAAAGAAGGAAACTAGTATCTGTTGCTGGTCTATATAGATAAGTTACATTTACTGAATTTGTATAAATAATATCACAAGTTTCTAAACAGTACGCAGGGGTTGGAGTTACTGTAGATGTCTTAGTTAGGGTTGGTGTTACCGTAGATGTTTTAGTTGGTGTTGGTGTAACTGTAGATGTTTTAGTTGGCGTTGGTGTTGGCGAAGGACAAAATACAGATGAATTTACCGAACAAGAATTACAATCTGTTTGAGATGAAAATGAATCTGTTATAGAATATTGGTATTCAAATATTGAACTTGATAAATTTGTTTTATATGTTGCACATCCGTTGAAGAATGTGTTATTAATATAGTAAACAGTATTATCAACCAAACCTGAAAAAACAGAAAATGGTATATCATAAATTAAAATATTTCCGTATTCTTTACAACACCCACTAAAGAAAGCTTTTTCTGGTGGATAAAATGTTGGAGTAATTGTTGTTGTATTAGTTACAGTATTTGTTACTGTTAGAGTCATAGTCGGGGTTGGGGTAATCGTATTTGTTACTGTTTTAGTGATAGTTTGAGTTGGAGTAATAGTATTTGTCACTGTTGGAGTTGTGGTCTGAGTTGAAGTAATAGTATTTGTCACTGTTGGAGTTGTGGTCTGAGTTGGAGTAATGGTATTTGTTGACGTAATGGTCATAGTTTGAGTTGGAGTAATGGTATTTGTCATTGTTGGAGTTGGGGTTACACATGTCGAATCACTAATAACTAATCCTAGTGACCCAATCTCATATGATTTAATGCCATCAGAAACTCTACTTCCAAATGGTAATGGTGTGGTTAAAGATGAATCCGAATAAAAATAAGAAGTATTAGCGGTTATTGAGCCTGAACCATAAGGTGACGAATAAACATTAAATCTATTAATTGGGTTAACCCAATTCTCACAAGATTCTGTGGTGTCTAAACCTGAAGCAACACTTACCACGAAAAATGAAGGGGGTATTGGTTGGAAACTAGTTGTTATACATTGTGGAGATTGAGATGCACCATTCAAAGTAGACGAAACGGAATCAACTTGAGTTGTGGTATATGGAGAAGATGTACTTACCTCATATATTGTTCCATTTGAAGAGGCGATATAAAAATTACCACTATCTTGGAAAATACCTAAAGGAGATGAGATTGTTGAAGTAATATCGATTATCAATTCATTACTCATTGATGGGTAATCATATTGATATATGAATGATTGTGCGGGTAATGGAATAGGCCTTCTAACTGTGAAAATTAATTGACCTGTTGTAGATAACAATATATCACCGGAAATTACATACCCCGACGGTAATGTTACTAAAGTTGTATAGGTAAATGGAGTAGTTGAAATATCGATTTCAATAATACTTGACGGATTAGATGCGGTTGAAGAAATTAAAGTTGTTGAATCGATACATCCTAAACCATTACCTAATCCAGGGAAGCCTGGTGGATAACTAATATCAGTAAATGTTGGACTTATAACAAACGGGTCTAAACTTGAAATTGCCCACTGTCTAATTATTTGACCTCCATTACTATACATCCAAAGATACCCAGAGGAGCCTAGCCATATGTGAGAAATATCTTGAGATGAAAGTATTGATGGTATATTAATTGGTATTAAAGTTGACGAACCAACGTCATATGTGTAAGCACTTACTGGATTTGTACTGTTTAATATTACCGAGCATTCTGAAATTCCGGGAGGAGAAGTTTGACTTGGAGTTACAGTAGGGGTCAATGTTGAAGTTTTAGTTGGTGTTGGGGTTATTGGTTGACAGTCGTTATAAGAAAAACAAACATTTCCTTCGGTCAATTCAACCGAGTCAATCGGACAAAGACCATTTAATCCTATATCCTTGTTTCTAACACACAGATAAAATTCAACATCAGGTAATGAAGTGGTACCACTTAACTGCAACACCCCACTACAATCAGTCCAATATAAACTACAACCTGCTGATGGATTTTTCTTTAAAACAGTATAACAATAACAAACATCAGGAGTTGATGTCACAGTTTGTGTTTTTGTTTTTGTAGGTGTTATTGTTTTTGTAGGTGTTATTGTTTGTGTTTGAGTTTTAGTTATGGTAGGTGTTATGGTAGGTGTTATGGTAGATGTTACAGTTTGTGTCACTGTAGATGTTTGAGTTTTTGTAACAGTTTGTGTTATAGTTTTAGTTATTGTTGGAGTTGTTGTTGGTGTGATAGTGACAGTTTGTGTTTGTGTTTTAGTTATGGTTGGAGTTACAGTTGGAGTTATAGTTGGGGTTATGGTTGGAGTTACAGTTATAGTTGAAGTTTTAGTTATAGTTGGAGTTATAGTTGAAGTTTTAGTTATAGTTGGAGTTATAGTTGGAGTTACTGTTGGAGAAACATCAGGAGTTGGTGTTATTGTTGATGTTTTTGTTTTGGTTATTGTAATAGTTTGTGTTTGAGTTTTGGTTGGTGTTTTAGTTTTGGTTATTGTAGGAGTTATTGTTATAGTTTGAGTTATAGTTTGGGTCACAGTTGGTGTTTGAGTTTTTGTTATTGTTGGGGTTACTGTGATAGTTTGGGTTAATGTAATAGTTGGAGTTATTGTTTGAGTTATTGTTTGAGTTTGAGTTATTGTCTGAGTTTGTGTTACTGTTTGAGTCTGTGTTTTAGTTTGTGTAACTGTTTTTGTAACTGTTGGTGTTTGTGTTACTGTTTGAGTCTGTGTTTTTGTTATTGTTGGTGTCTGTGTTATTGTTTGAGTTTGAGTTTTAGTTTGTGTAACTGTTTTTGTAACAGTCGGAGTTATTGTTTGAGTTTGAGTTTGAGTTTTAGTGGGGGTTATTGTTTGAGTTTGAGTATTAGTCGGTGTTATTGTTGAAGTTTGGGTTGGAGTTTGAGTTTGAGTTTTAGTTTGTGTTGAGGTTATTGTTGAAGTTTGAGTAACCGTAGGAGTAATAGTTGACGTAATCGTTTGAGTTAAAGTAGGTACTGGAGTTGGGGTAGGTTCAGGAATACAGGTACAGATTTCAAAGTCCTCACAACCTGTAAGTATTGAGACAATTTTAACTCCCGCCGCGGGGGCGTCATCAAATTGAGACGGTAATATTATAGTAATTGGTGGAGGTACAAAAGTGTCGACGTATAAAACCCAAACGCATTGGTTACCATATACGTCACAAACGTATATATCATATGGGGGAGTACACCCCGTTATTTGGTTTATTGAAACACTAGTCATTCATTTATATTAAGTACATTGACTGTTAAATGCGGTCATACCAATTTGCCAATATTCTTTTCCATTACATGTTATCATATTATTATTACTACCTCCTGGAACTGTTATATACTCAACTACACTGACAACAGGATTAGGACCTCCGTCCCAAGCGCTAATATCCAACAATTCGGCAACATCGTCAATTCGACAAGCCCCACCGTATAGAGCGACTCCAGAATTGTTAAATGCTCCCATATAAACTAATCCAATTATTTTCCAAGTTCCACCAAAATCGGCAATCAATGCCGAACCGGAATCGCCACCCCTAACAGGATTAAAACAATCTGAATTAACTCTTTCATAAAATATACTATCTTCAAACCAAGAGTCAGAAAAAGTAACAACACCATTAATTGAGGTTATTTTTAATTCACAAGGACCTGGTCCTTTTGGACCTGTAGTTCTACCACTAGAATATACACCTCCACTACCATGAGTTGAAAGTAAATTATTTATCTCTGATGTTGTTGCAAATTCCATTGGTGAGTTATAACTTAAACCAAATTGTTTAAATGACTCATTATAATCTATTACACTACCACTTAAAGACATTACCGCACCATCCACTTTATTGTAAGAAGTAGGTGGTGTTTGAGGTACGTATCTTATTAACCTACCAACTCCGTCTGTTGAAGGATTTGCACCATCTGTAGGATATAATCCAGGTTGATACGCAGCTCCATCGGAGAAACCATTAATTAATTGAGAGTTTACACTCCATTGTGAGGTATAGTATTTTCTAAAATCAATACCCATAACAACGTGACTATTTGTAACACCAACCAAACAGTTACTAACATTATCAACAGCGATAAACCCCATAGTACCTGACCCACAACAAGGGCCGTAAGAATTACCTATACTCAATCCCCCCATAATAGGTCTTTGTTTGAACATATTTGGATAAGTGCTTTGTACTAAACATTGAGAAGGACAAGCTAAAAATTCGTTAGACTCAATTTCTATAACATCAGTAGGGTACTCAATACCATCTACCCAGTAAGACTGAGGTATAATTTCCTGAGGACTTAGTTCCTCAACATTCTTTTTTTCTTTAACGGTAATTAAGAACCCTATTTCGCCTGTTCTTTTTCCATCTTTCTTTTTATATCCAAAAGAAACTCCGGTTATTTTTTCATTAGATTCAAAAATCTCTTTTACTTTTTTTTTAATCTTTTCTTGGTCCATAAGTTATTATTTTTATTCTATATGTAAGAAAATTGTATTTCTGCCACCTACTGGGGGAGGCGGAGGAGGTGGGTTTATATTAGTGTTAATACAAGATGTACAAGTTGTATATACTGAAGATAAAACAGATTGGAAATAATTACCCGTCCAATACAATACATTATCTGTTGGTAGGAATGTTGGGGTCGTTATTGTGGTGTATAAGAACTCCCAACATTCATTATTAGCAACGTCATAAATAACTCTATTAGGTGTTGTAGTTATAGATTGTTCTGTTTGAACAATATAATAGTTAGTATTAGGACATTTTCTAAATACATATAATGAAACTGTAGTCAGATTATTTAAACAAGAAGATTGTTGAGAAATACCGTCAACGTCAATTCCGATTGTCTCGACAAGGTTTAAACTTGGTGATGTTAATATGTTTGTTAAACTATATACTAAACCTGTTTGTTTATCAACAATGTATGTCACACCTCCTACTTGGAATATACCCTCAGGTTGTGTAATTGTTGGAGACAATTCAAATTCGTAAGCAACAAATCCTAAAGTACCTGTTTGATATTCGTGTTCAGTAATCCATGACTGACTTGTTGAAGTGTTGACATATGTTATAATTAAATTTCCTTGTGTTGTTAAACTAATGTCTCCTGAAATTTCTCTACCTGATGGAACTAAGAATAGATTAGTAAATGAATTTACAACCCCGGTTGATACCGATATTTCTACAACAGTTTGAGGTGACGAGGTTACACCAATTAATGTATTATTATCTTTAGCGACTAATCCATCACTGAGTGTTAAATTAGCTGGTAGCGACATCTTACCAATATAAGTTGATGAGAATGGTAACGAAACTATATCCCATTCTCTTAACTCGTTTTCATTTTGAATCCAAACTTTCGTATCTGTATGAGCGATGTCTCTATAACCTGGAATAACATCGGTGAATGAAAGTTTAGTACTGTCATTTGTAACTACATCATATAAATAAATGTTACTTTCAGTTCCACCATTTTCATCACTTAAGTAAATAACTGAACAAGTCCTTAAACCAAATGGTGGAGGTGTCGATGAAGGAGTTGGTGTTACTTGAGGTGTTGGAGGAACTCCAGCGCACAATGATAGACAGTCGTTTAAATTAGAATAACCTAAAGGACCGTTAAGTAGTTGTATCACGTTAATACCTATTACATTTTGGTTAAATCCGATGAATGTAATACATTGGTAAACACCATCTACATTAGATGTAAACACCTCGAATGGTTGTAATGTAGTTCCATATGGTGTTTGTAAAACATCAGCTGTGTAATACATTTCACCTGTTGAACAATTTTGGAATTGTTTACTAATTGGACACGATATCTGTGTGTTAATGGTGAAGAATGTAACCTCACCTGTAAAGTCACAATCTCTAGGGAATTGTGAAGGGGTTATACTTGGAGTTACGGTTGTTGTAACACTAGGTGTTGGGGGTATATTTTGTATAGTGGCATTTACACCTATAAAAGGACAAAAATTTGTTGTTGTTATTGTAGGTGTTGGTGTTTGAGTATTGGTTATTGTAGGTGTTGGTGTTGGAGTTTCAGCAACTTGACAATCAAAAATTGCATCAAAGTCAAATACACTACAGTTTACGGTTGGAGTTGGAGTTGGTGTTAAACATATATTGACTATAAAAAAACCATCACATAAATCAGGACAATCTGTTGTACAAGGATAGTGACCTGATAAAAAACAAGTTCCATCTAAAGTATCCGACAAACACCAATAACCTTCTACCGAGAAAAAAACATAATACCCATTAGTAATACCTTGAAAATATGAATATCCATTGTGAAGACCTCCCTGTATTGAGTAAGAGTCATCCCACAAAGGGTTACCTGTTCCTGTTATACAATAATTTGAATTTACACATGCCGCCATTTTAAGGAGTAATTAAATTTGTTGTTGCCTCACAACCGTTATCATCAATAACTTTTATATTATAAACTCCTAAATTTTCTAAAATAGTTGGAACTACAAAATCATAAGGCGCTGAATTTATTGTGTCTATGTATATACAAGTTGTGATTGGGTCATCACATAGGTATACATCAAAAGGACTCGTCCCATTCAAAGTGTTTATTGTAATAGTTAAAGGCATTTATTAATTTTATTTTTATAAATATAATAGGACCATAAAACTTGTGAAGTTGACATGAACTAATTTGTACCTTATTTTTACCTGATGTCCGATGAAAAAGAAATATTAGTTGAATTACTAAGGGAAATACTTGGTGATGAGAAGATGCACTATGAACATCGAGGACAAATCTCCTTCAACTGCCCCCTATGTGACGAGGACCGAAACAAGGGTAATTTAGAGGTCAATTATTTCCAACACGTATATAAATGTTGGAGTTGCTCTGAAACAAATGGTATGCATGGACCACTTGGAAAACTAATAGACAACTATGGAAACAAAAAACATAAAAAGGTTTATAAACTTTTCCAACCTGAAGACATAAAACCTAAGGAGAAACCAAAACAAAAGTTAAGGTTACCTGAAAGTTTTGTTTTATTTAAGGATTCAAACCCAATCTATCCTGTTTATAAACAAGCGTATAATTACTTGAAAAACAGAGGTATAACCGATGATATTATTGAAAAGTATTCTATTGGTTTTTGTGATAACGGGAGCCATGCTGGTAGGATTATTGTACCATCATATGATATTGAGGGTGAATTGAATTATTATATAGCAAGAAGTTGGGACCCGAAGTCACGAGCCAAATATAAAAACCCCCAAGCTGAAAAAGATAAGATAATCTTTAACCAACACTTAATTGATTGGAATAAAGATATCTATTTGGTAGAAGGAGTTTTTGATGCATTTTTTTTACCCAATAGTATACCAATGCTAGGGAAACATATTAGTGAGCTACTATTTAAAACTCTATACGATAAAGTTAAAAAGAATATTATAATAGCCTTGGATGGTGATGCATGGGATAATGCGGTTAAATTATATTATGAACTTAATGGTGGTAAGTTATATGGGCAAATAAAAATTGTCCACTTACCTAAAGATAAAGATGTATGCGATTTAAGAGGTAATATAAATGATTTTTATTGTGAAATGAAATATTGATATGTCATATGTGAGGATTAAATTAAAAGATATAAAACAAAGTAATTGTGTTGAATACATAAAAAAAAGAAAAGAATTAGAGGATAATTTTATTTTGCAAGGGTATGATGTAAGAAAAGATTCTATAATTGTTGGTTCAGATAATAAAATTATAAATGGGAATCATAGATACTGTTTGTTATTAGAAGAATACGGTGAAAATCATACAATAATAGTAAGAAAAAAAATTATTACTTACGACATAATAAAATTCATATTCATTATATTGTTTATTATTTTTTTTCCATTTTTTATAGCCCATCAACAAATTAAGAAATCATCTGAAAATGAGCTTCAAAAGGATTGAATTAAATAAACTTAAACAAAGTCACTGTGTATCCTTCGAAACAATCGAAAGACAAAATTTTAAAAAAGAATTTTTAAAAGAAGGTTATAAACCAAGAAAAGGTGTTATAACTGTAGGATTTGATAACAAAATATTAAACGGTAATAATCGATTTTGTTTATTACTCCAAAAATTTGGGGGTGACTATAAAATAATTGTAAAAAAAAAATTTATTACATTTAATATATTAAGAATAATTGCGGTTATTATGTTACCTATAATTTTTATAAAACATATGTTTATTAATTACAACGAAGATGACCCTAAAAGAAATGGACTTCTAAATCATAGAATTATTAAAAAAAGGAATAAAAAATGAAATTAAATAAAATTGCGTCTGAAATAAGACAGATTCTTGAAGATAAAAGAAAAGAACTTGAGTTAACCTTTGTTGAGGACACTCACACCTATTATATGAAGGGGTTAGATGGGAACATAAGAAACAACTTTCCTTCAGTTTCTAAATTATTAAAAAAGTTTTATGAGGAGTTTCCTGCTGAAGAAATTTCATTAAAAAAGGCTAAGGGTGATGTCGTGGAACAACAAAGATTACTTGCCGAATGGAAAGCTGCGGGGGACTACTCAACAAATATGGGTAGTCGTGTTCATTATTTTTTGGAAAAGAAAATACTCGAAATGTATGATTATGATAAAGAAGTAAGGGTTCCTGAATTTGATTGTGATTTCACTCAAATACTTAAAGGTGATAGTATGATTAATGCTGGAACTAATTACCTAAAACTAATGAAGGAAAGGGGCGCTGAACTTTTGGACACCGAGATTGTTTTAGGTGACCCTGGTCTTGGTTATACCGGGCAACCCGATAAAGTTTGGTTAATCGAAGGTAAAGATAAAAATAGTGTAGGGTTAATCATAACTGATTGGAAAACTAACAAGCCAAAAAATTTCGAGGAGAACCAATTCACAAAAAGAATGAAGGCTCCTTTCCAAAAACACCCTGACAATGCGTTAGGACACTACTTTTTACAACTACCATTTTACGGAAAATTACTTAAGGAAATGTTAAAAGGGTCAAAGTATGAGGATATTAACTTTTTTGGTTGTATCATTGTACTATTGAAAGAAAATTCCGATTTTGAGGAGTTTAGAGTGCCCAAAGATGTTATTGATACTGTATTTTCTATGGATATGAAACAATATTTATCTTAACACTAAAAAATAAACGCTATGAAAAACTTATTAATTTTATTTTCACTTATTACAACAATTTTTATTTACGCTCAAGTAACTCATAAAAATCCCGACTGTAAACCTAAAACAAATGCGGAAAAAATGTATGAATCTATTTTAGTTCATGCTGACTCATTTGACGTACCACTTCATATCGCATTCAATGTGGCACGAATGGAGACAGGTTATTTAGGACCAAACCATAAAAATTATAATCACAAACAAGTATCTAAAGCTGGCGCTGTTGGACCAATGCAAATTATGCCTCAATACGCTTCATTTTTTGCAGGATTTCCAGTAAGTAAAAAACAACTAAAAGATAGTATTGATTTGAATGTTTATATTTCTATGAAAGTTTTATCCCAACACTTTAAAAAGTATGGAGATTGGAAAAAAGTATTGGGAGCATATAACACGGGTAGACCAATTATTAACAAATATGCACAACAGGGTGTTAAAAAAGATTATTTAAAATATTGGATACCAAATCCTGTGGAAAAAGACAACATTGAGTTTTTAACAATCAAAGGATAGGTACTTGATTGTTCGGTTTTTGTTTAGTATGTTTTCATAAAAAAATATGGAAGATTTATTACCAAAAATTGATTTGAAAACACAACCTACTGAGGTTTGTGAAAGTTGTGGAAGTGAATATTTTAAGGAAGTCGTTTTAATTAAAAGGGTGTCTAAACTATACACAGGTAGTTCTGAGGACACCCTTGTTCCTTTTCCTACATACATGTGTGAAAAGTGTGGATATGTTAACAAAGAATTTGCTTTATTTGATAAAGGAACTCAACTATGATAAAAAAACTAGTACACTTTAGTGACCTACACGTTAGGTTGTTTAAGGACCATAACCTATACCGAAGTATATTGGAAGAGGCATTTAGTCAGTGGAGGAAAATTAATCCTGACCGTATTGTATTCACGGGTGACTTAGTTCATAGTAAAAACCAAATGACACCTGAACTTGTTGAGTTCATAGCGTGGACATTAAACGAGTGTTCTAAAATTGCAAAAACAATATTGATACCGGGAAACCACGACTTTCTTGAAAACAATATGGAAAGGTTGGATGCATTAACACCGGTAGTTGATTCATTGAAAAATGAAATGGTTGTTTACTATAAGAACAGAGGTGTTTATCAAGATGAAAATATTGATTGGTGTGTCTATTCACTTATGGACCACAACATTCCACCTGATATTACAAAAAATGATAGAAAGAAAATCGGATTGTTCCATGGTCCAGTTCAAGGTCTGACAACTGATGTTGGATATAAGTTTGATAGTGGATTTGAATCTGATAAGTTTGATGGATGTGACTTAGTATTGTGTGGTGACATACATAAGAGACAAGTGTTCAATATACCTGGAGGTAAGAAGGCTTACATGATTGGGTCAACCATCCAACAAAACTTTGGTGAGACAATCGAAAAACATGGATATGGCGTATATGATGTGGAAAATGACAAATATGAGTTTGTTAATTTGGTAAATCCAAAACCTTTCCTATCATTCAAATTAAATTCTTATGACCAAATAATTGATGGAACAGAAAAACTCCTTAACTATTGATTTAAGTATTCAAGACTATAAAGACTTGATGACATTTTGTGACCTTAATGAAATTAAGTTAGTTGATGACTTCGCAAGACTTTGTTTCAGAAAGGGGTATTATATAGAGAAGTATGGTTTATTAAATCAAGGTCAATTACCTGAAGTTATTGACCGTGAATTGGAGAAAGAGGTTATTAAAGAAGTTATAGTTGAGAAGGAAGTTTTTATTGAAAAACCTGTAATTGATAACACAAAGATTGAAGAGTTACAAAACGAAATTTATATTTTGAAAGGTAAACTTGAAAATCAAAAAGAAGTTGAATGTGGTAAATTACAGGAAACTTTGATGAACTTAAACAGACAACTCGGTGAAAAGAATGATGTGATAAAAGAATTAAGAAATAAGGTTGAGGACCTTGAAAATCTCACAAAAACTTCTTATGCTTTCTACATGAAAAGTTCAAATTTAAAAGATAGATTATAAAACAAACAAAAAATGATGACAACTTTAATTGCGTGGTTCGTGTTGGCCTACGGGTTCTCCAACATTATGGTTTATGGTAGTATTTTCGAAGGATTTAGAAATACCATAAGTTTATTGGGAGTAAGATTCTCAGTATTTAAATTCTTCTCTGACCTATTGTCCTGTATGATGTGTACTTCTACATGGGTTGGATTTTTCTTGGGACTTGTACTTATTTCCCCCTCTCATTACCTTTTCCTAACTCCAAAATGGATATCATGGTTCTTTGACGGACTAATGGCTTCAGGGGCGGTATGGGCTATTAACTCAGTTGTTGAGTGGTTCGAAGAAAACAGACCAAAAACTAATCATTTATAAATTTAATATTATGCCAAAATCAAGAACTAGAAAAAATCACAAACAAAAGGTTGAAAATCGTAACAACCTACTCAAGGGCGTTCGTCGTAAGATGGAAAAAGAATATACTGAAATGTTGGAAAAACAACTTCAGCAATATCAAGAACAAATGTCGGCAATGACCGAAGAGAACAACTCAGAAGTTGTTGACGTTACCCCAATTTAATATATGGATTTGTTTAATCCACCACCCAATTTTAATTATAAAAATATGACTCACGATTTAGAAGTAGAAAATTTAGAAAACCCTTATATACAAGTCGTTTGGGAGGATTATGCTGAGAACTTCACTCAAGAAAAAATTAAAAGTGTTAGACAGTATTTTCAAAAAAAATACTTCTCAACCAATGTGAATGTTATAACCAAAACAATCATAACTGAAGAGACGACACATACTGTCGACATATCTTTTAACATTCTTGATAAGAACTATCAACATGAACTAATCAAATCATATTTGAAATCCAAATCAAATGAGGAATTATTTGAAGAGGTTTACAAATTGGATTCAGTGGTAGATAACAAATTGGTGTTAGACCAGTCAGAAGCGTCCCCATTCAAGAGATGGTATATTAAAAACATTGAGTTCTCAAATTTCCTATCTTATGGTGAAAACCAAAAGTTGGACTTTGAAAAGTGTAATGGTATTAGTGTAGTTGAGTCTAATCCCCCAAATTTTGGTGGTAAGACGGTTCTGACGGTTGACCTACTTTTATTTCTTTTCTTCAACGAAACAACTAAAACAACAAAGGCCGAAGAAGTGTTCAATAGATTTACCGATAAGAATAAAGTATCGGTTAAAGGTGAAATTATTATTGATGGCGATGAGTATATTATTGTTCGTAACATTGAGAGAAAGAAAGCAAAGTCAGGGGAATGGAATGTTAAAACTGAATTAGATTTCTTTAAAAAGTTATCCGATGGTAGTTTACAGAACTTCACTGGAGAACAACGTAGAGAAACTGAGGCGTTTATCAAAACATCAATTGGTTCTAAGGATGACTTTTTGATGACAATCCTAACAACGGCAACAAACCTTGAGGAATTGATTGACTCTAAACCAACCGCAAGAGGACAGGTGTTATCTCGTTTTATGGGTTTGGATTTCTTAAAAAGAAAGGAAGAAGCGGGCAAGGAGATTTATTCTGAGTTTTCAAAATCAATGACATCAAATGTTTACAATAGTGAACAACTTAAGAATGATATCGAGACTTATGAGGAGACTATTAAAACCAATGAGAACCTTATCACAACTGAACAAGGTAACTTGATTGATGTTCAAGGACGTATTATTAAAGGACAAGAATATCGTGATGGATTGTTGAAAAACAAACACATGGATATTGATAAGGAGATTGGTTTATTACAACCTGATAAAGTTAAGATTGAAATTTCAGGATTTGAAACACAAAAATCTCAAGTTGAGAAACAATTATCTGAAGTTAAAGTTGTTGAACCTAGTGAATATTATCACGAGGACAAACATGATGAGGTTAAGGATGAATATAACTCGGCGTTTAAGAAAAAGGTTGAAGTTGAAACCAATATCTCATCAATTGAAAAGTTGAAAAGTTCTGTTAGCGGTGGTATTAAATGTGAACACTGTGGTATTGAACTTATGAACGCGGCCATTACTCAATCAAGAATCTCAGAACTTGACGGATATCTCACGCATAAAAAGGAAATTGAGGACTTAATGCAGGATTTATCAAGCAAAGAGAAGGGATTTGTTAACCTAAAGAAAGAGTTTGATGAGTATGAAAAGAATAAGTTAATCAAGGAGAAGTTGGAACTTAGTATTGAAAGTTTTAACATGAAAATTGAAAAACTTAACGAAAAGCTTACAAAATACGAACAAGCTCAAGAAAAAATTCAGGCTAACAATAAGATTGATGAATTGTTGATAAAAGCGGACATTAGACTTGGGGAGTTGGAAAAAGAAAAAACAGATATCAACAAAAAGATAACAGGATATCAGTTTGAAAATGGTAATCTTAATGAAAAGATTGACAAAAATAAAAAGTTAATTGAAAAAATTAAGGAAGAATCGTCGAAGGAACGGGTTTATAAGGTATATTTGGAAACATTTGGAAAAAATGGTATCTCCAAACTAATTATGAAAACAATGATGCCATTGATTAATTCTGAATTACAAAGGTTACTTGAGGATAGTTGTCATTTTAGATTGGAAATTAGAATCAATGACAAAAATGAGGTTGAGTTTTTGATGATTGATAATAATACTCAAATTGAAAAGTTAATGTCATCTGGTTCAGGTTATGAAAGAACAATCGCATCATTGGCTTTAAGAGCGGTATTAAGTAAGATATGTTCTTTACCAAAACCAAACATTATCGTTTTCGATGAAGTATTCGGAAAAATTTCAAATGAAAACCTTGATATGGTATCTGAGTTCTTTAAGAAAATTAAAGAATATTTTGAGAAAATATTTGTAATAACACACAACCCTTTGGTTACAAATTGGTCAGATAATGTTGTCAGAATAGAAAAAGTTGATAACATTAGTTTTGTGAATCAGTAGTTTTGTTTATTTTTGTAAAAAAATTATATGAAGTACATTATTTTTATATTTGGAGAAACGGATAATCAAGATAAATTTGTTAATCTTGTATGTGATAATATCATTTTAAACATAAATGTTGACTACATTAAGTTTTTTTATGGGGATACATCATGTGTCTATACATTCAAAAGCGAAACTCCATTTGACGAGGTTTCTAAAAAAGTTACAGAAATATTGAAAAACATTAATGTTTCATACTTTTTGTTACCATATAGTGATTTCGAAATTAATGCGAGAATTGACGAAGCAACCCTTGAACATCTGTTTGGAAAGGATTTAGATGAGGAAATGCCCAATTCCGATGACATGGATTTGGTTGAACCACAAACTTTTTTCTCAAGATTAGATGAGGCTTTGGAGAATTTGAAGGAGGGTATCGATGATTATGATGATGAGATTGATATTGAGATACTGCCAAGATTAAAAAAGAAAAAACCAATCAAAACTCTTGATGAAATTTTGGACCAGATTAATGAAAATGGCTTAAATTCGCTGACAGAAGAAGACAAACAACTTTTAGAAAAATACTCAAACATATAATATGAAAGAAAAAAACACCGGTATTCCGATTAATCAAGAAGAAATCCAACATTATCTTAAGGATATTCGTAAAATTAAGGTTATGACACCCGAAAGGGAACGTGAGTTGGCTAAGATGATTCAATCTGAAAACCTAACCAAACAACAACGTGATGAGATTAATCAAGAAATTTTGGAAGGAAATCTAAGGTTTGTTATCACTGTAGCAAAACAATATCAAAATCAAGGTTTGGATTTTCCTGATTTGATTGCTGAGGGTAACTTAGGTCTACTGAAGGCCATCCAAAACTTCGATTGGAGTAAAAACTTGAGATTTATATCTTATGCGGTTTGGTGGGTTAAACAATCTATTCTACAATCTCTTAACGATAACGCTCGTACTATCCGACTCCCTGTAAATGTGGTTCAGGACCTCCAACGAGCAAAGAAAGAAGTTGAATCTAAGGGTGGTAAATTGGATGACCGATTTGAAATGTTACCATCAATTATTGATTTGGATATGAATATCAATGAGGAAGGTGATACTTTGGTAGATGTGATTAAGAATGAGGACGCAGATATGCCTGACGCGGTGTTTAATAACAAAGATGTTCTTAAAACTGAGTTGATAGGATTATTAAATGTATTGGATGAACGGGAAAGAATAATCATATTGGATTATTTCGGGCTATCGGGAACTCCAAGAACTCTTGAGGATATTGGTTCTGACTTTAATTTGACTAAAGAGAGAGTACGACAAATTAAAGAAAAGGCACTAAGAAAACTAAGGAATGAGAGTTCGGTTTTGTTCGACTACATGTAAAAAACAAAAAACCTTCTATTTATTATGGTAGAAGGTTTTTTATTTTATTTAAAAACTAATTTGATATGAAAAATTTTTTAAACATTTTGGACGTATGGGGTGTTAGATTAATGACCCTATTAGTTCTTATTATTTTTATGAAAACTTGTTCTACTAACTCTCGAGTAGATAAAGTTAAAACACAAGTACAATTAAACAACGCAAAAATAGATTCTTTGGCCATTGAGTTGAGAAAAGAAATCAGAATCGAAGGACTTGAAACCGAAAGAAGAATGATTCAATCAACCGACAGAGATATTATGGACGTTAATAGACAGGGTAAAATTGGAGAGATAATCGACAGTTTAAGAGCCCAGTAATGATAAATAAGTCTATACAATGGATTAAGGATAATCCAAATAGAACAATGTTCCTAGTACCAATTATATTGGTTGCGGGAATATCAATCTCCCACGTAGTTTCATGGTATGATATAGCCAACCCGATTAATTGGGCGATTTATCTTTCAATCGCAATTGAGGTAGGTGCGATGACAGCTCTTGTCGCGGCAACCAATAAAATCAAGGGAGGAGTTTGGTTTATGTTTGGGTTGGTTACCTTAATACAAATGATTGGTAATATATTTTACTCATATAAAGAAATCGATGCAAACAGTGAACTATTCAAATCATGGGTAGAATTGACTTCACCACTTTGGGAATCACTTGGCTCTGATGTAAATGATGTTATTTCACTGAAAAGATGGTTAGCTTTTTTAGAAGGGGGGTTACTTCCTATTATATCGTTAACATCTTTACACTTCTTTACAAAGTACGATAGTGGAAAAAAAGTGACAGAAAATGAGGTTATAGTGGAAAAAATTGTCCAAATACCGGTTGAAAAAGAGGTTATAGTGGAAAAAATTGTTGAAGTTCCCGTTGAAAAGATTGTAGAGGTCCCAATTGAAAAAGAAGTTATTGTAGAAAAAATAATTGAGGTTGAAAAAATAGTGGAAGTTCCAGTAGAAACCAAAACAGAAGAAATTATAGAAGAACCTACTGAAACTGATTCTCAGGTAAAAAGATTAACCTATAGAAAATAAATCACAAATTGTGATATATTATGATGGATGTTGTCAAGTACGGTGATTTCAAGCCGACAGGTAAACAGAAGAAAAAACAACAAATTATATTACAACACACCTCAAGAAATATTGAGGAATATCTCCTTAGTTTGAAGTATAGATTTAACGGTGGGTATAAAAAAATACCTAACTATGTTATTAGTCGAGATGGAAAGATATTACAACTTTTAGAAAACGAATCTCACTCTAAAATATTTTCAGAAGAAAACATAAACAGAAATTCCATAATTATTTCATTGGAAAATTTGGGATGGTTAGAAAAAGAACCGTTAAATAATCAATATGTTAACTGGATTGGAGATATTTATAAGGGTGATGCTTATGAAAAAAAATGGAGAGACTATTTTTTTTGGCAACCTTATACCGAAACACAAATAGAATACACGGCTAAATTGTGTAAGAAAATTTTAGATGAGACAGGTATACCAAGTGAGGTTGTTGAACATAACACACGTATAAATGGAGTTGAGAAGTTTAAAGGTATAACCTCAAAAAGTAACTTTGATAGTATATATACTGATTTGAGTCCGGCCTTTAATTTCGAAACATTTTTAAAATATTTGAATGATGAACAATTCACATGATGAAATTAAGAAGTTGTTAAAGGCTTCGAGAAATATGCTCTCGAATAATACTATTAATGAACAGATAAGTGAAATTAAGAATAGATATGGTATCATAACAGAACAAGGTTCCGATTTGGCTTCAGACAATATAACCAAAAAAATGAATATTGCTAAATCTGTTGAGGATAAAATCGAAGATGATACTGAACCCGATAGAGATAAAAGTCAGGGATATAGAATCTCAGGTGGTATTATGGTCCTACACGGTAAAGATTCTTCAGATTTGGAATTGACAACCGATGATAAAATTGCATTCCAAGAAACAATGGATGAGTTTGTTAACGAGGTATCAGATTTAGTTGACTTCAATAAACTAAATGTATATCCAAATAATGTTGAATGGTCAGGAAAAATTATCGATTTTGATATTGAATTTTTCTTTTCTATTGGTGAGGATGGAGGAATGTACATCAACGGTGATATGATTAAGGCTGATGAAAATTTTGTAGAAATGATTAATAAGTTAAAAACTTATTATGATAAGTTTAAGTCAAAATGGGCTAAAGTTTTGGCTTCACGTAAAAAAACAAATAAGGTAGAAAAATGAACGAAATTTTAAAAACGGTATTGTTATTTGTCATAGTGATAATGGTAGGGTACTCAGTTTTCCTGACCAATGGGATTAAAACTGATGTTCAATCACACTATGATAAAATAGATAGTTTACAAATATCCATCGATTCCGCAACTGCGGTTAATTCTATGATTGATGAGAAACTATTGAAATTAGATGCGGACATAAATAATGTAACTAACGAAATTTTGGCGGTAGACCAAACTATAAACGATATTAAACTTCAAACAAATGGTAAGGTTATTAATGTTGATAAGTATACTCATTCTGAGCTTAAAAAGTTTTTCTCAAAAAGATACAACTCAACTAGAAATTAGTACTCAGACAGCTAGACTGATTATTAAGGATTTAATTAAATATGATGGTTGTAAAGATGAACTAACTCAAGCCTACATCAAAATAGGAAAGTTAGAAGAAAGGGAATCTTTGAAAGATACCATGATAACTTATTTGGAGAAAAAAGATTCAACGTATCAGTTCATAATAAAAGAAAAAGATGGACAAATTGTTGAGTACGGTAAAGCAAATACTAAACTACAAAGTCAATTGGATTCTAAGAATAAACAATTCAAGTGGTATAAACGAGGTACTATCGCAGGAGGTGTATTCCTTGTACTACTATTATTAGTTATTTAAAATGGGTAAAGATAGACTAAAAGAAAATATGCTCACCCAACTGAAGGACGAGATTTCTAAAAAAATAATGACCAACTCTAATATAATGAGTACAGATGCTGGAGAAGGGTTTAAGGAGATTAATAATCTAACTAAAAAGATAGAATCTAATGAAGAAATTGAAGAAAAATGGTCTGAAAAATATAAGAAAAGTATAGATTGTAGTAACCCAAAAGGATTTAGTCAAAAGGCCCATTGCCAAGGTAGAAAAAAGAAAGAGACTAACGAAGAAAAGTTAAAAGGGGGAAAGGCCGACAAAAAAACCTTTAATGATTTAGTCGGTAAATATTCAAAGGGTGGTAGAAAAAAATCAGAAGTTGAAAGTATGTTAAAAAAACAACTTAACAAAGGTATTAAAGTTGAAATGGAACATACGGATGACAAAGAAAGAGCCAAAGAAATATCAATGGACCATTTATTTGAAGACCCAAAATATTACGACAAATTAGAAAAAATTGAAAGTAAGGAATCGACAGGTTCAGGTTCTGCTGGTGCTTTTGTAGGGCCCGTAGGATTTAATCCTAATAGTGATTTTGTTAAGAAAAGTTTTAAAGAGACACCTAAAAAAGTTGAAGCAACTGAGGCAACAGGAGCATCTTCAGCTGGAGCATATGACGCTCCAGGTTTTGAGGATGTTAATATGAAAGGTAATCATGAACGAGGTTCAGGAAGGTCATACAAAAAAACACAGATACCCGGAGGAAAGTTTGTACAAGTAAAAAAGAAATGTAAAAAGTTTCCTTATTGTAACCAAGGGGATATCAAGGCCTTAAATATATTTGAAAATAAAACTCTTGATAGAGTAATTAAAGAAGTTAGTAAAAAATATAATGTTAGTGAACAGGTTGTTAAGAACATTATAGAATATGAATATAATTTGATAAAAGATAAACTATAACGTAAAAATTAGATATTTATTAATAAAAAAATCGCATGAAAAAGTCATTAAATAAGTATATCGATTCGTTAGTAAGAAAAATTATAAACGAAACTATCGAAGAAAGAGCGGATGAATTGGTTACAAAATTAACCGAAAGTGATAACACAGTTTGTGAACAATGTGGTTCGTCTTCATTAATGGAGGGGGAATGTACTGAATGTGGATATCGAATGAATGAAGAATTCTACGAAGAGGATGGTACTGTTTGTGAACAATGCGGTGGAGAAATGAGAGAAGGAATTTGTGAACAGTGTTCATCTGGTTCTATGAATGAAACTGATGAATTTGATTACGTTGCAGAGGAAGAGAATTTTAACTCAGACCCTGCTGGTATGATTAACAAATTCTGTGATACAAGTAGTGATGAATATAATGATGCCGCTTGTAAATATCATGAAGCAAGATTTATGGGCGGTGAAGTGAGTGAAAAGTTACATGGAAGACAATCTAGAATAGATGTTGCAGAACCTAAAGGTAAAATAACAGGAGCTGACTTCAAAAAACTAAGAAGTATGAAAAAAGAAACCGATGAAGAAGTTGAAGAAGGAAATGCTTTTACAGGTGCTTTAGCTAAAGCAAAAAAAGATGGTGATGAAACATTTGAAGTTGGGGGTAAAAAGTTTAATGTAAGAGAGTCTATTCAAATGACTGAGAGTGAAATGATTGAGTTCATTGAAAATATTGTTTTACAAGAAGAAAAGAAATTAAAATCAATGGGTAAAACTAAAGGTCTTAATGTTTATCAAAAGGCTCACACAGCATCAGGTAAAGAAAATAAAGAATATTTACAGTCTGTGGTTAAAAAAATGAAGGATTATTTGAAAGATGGCTCTAAAGGTAATTACGACATGAATCCTGAAATATTTCCAAAAGGAAATGGAGAATTAGCTAAGATGGATAAAAAGTCTTATCAACCATCAGATGCGGTTAAAGATTATATTGACAACTTTACTGCGGCCGCTTTAGAGAATATTGATTATGATGAGATTCACCCTAATGAAGATTGGATTAATGATAATATTGAGGGTTCTTCAAGAACCGGAAATAATCCTAAATGGGCAAATACCGGTAAATCTGAAGTTAACAAAAAAAGAAACAAAATAAGAAAAGATAATATGTTAGCTAAAGTTAAAAGAAAGGCTTATAATAAGTCACCACAACCAATTGTCCAAGACACACAAGACGGTGAAAAGGCTAACAAAATTTTGATGAAACTAGAGTCTACCGATGAAAAGAAAAATCAAAAAATTAATGAAGAATTCGAAAGAATGAAAAATTTAATTGGTTACAATCAAAAGACTCAATAATATACATCTAAAATATCTTAACTATATTTTATCCATAAGAATTTCTTATGGATAATTTTTTTAATTACGTTACAAAACAGGTTAAACCTGAAGAAGTTGATTTGTGGTTTAAGAGTAATAATATAGTACCTGAAAAATTGGAACTATTTTCAGATTTTTGTCAATCACTAAATGAATTAATTATTGAGACTTACTTGGGAGAATCGGATTCACCTAGTGAAACAAAAGTTAACATGTCTGAGGAGGATAAAGTGAACCACTTTGTTTGGTGTTGGAATAAAGTGGTTGACAATTTTCAAAAAGAAAAAATAAAGTTCAATAAAAAAGGAGAACACTTTGATTATTTTTTTTCTTTTTTTGAAGAAATATTCTACAAACAAGAAAATAAAAAGGTAAGAGATTCGGTAACTGAATTCTTTATTGACCTTTTTGACCTAAAAACACCATTCACTAAGTCAGATTTAGATATGATAAGTTCAGTCTATAAAAATTTAGATAAAAATATGAATAAATAAAAAAAATTGTTTTTCTCTTTACTACCAAGAAGGAAAAATTAATATTAATTAATAATAAATTTGTAAAAAATATTTACGATGGAAACTTTAGAAAAAATCAAGTCATTGACAGAAGAGTTGTCAGTAGACGCGACCAAATTCTTCAAGGGAAATAAAAGTGCGGGAACAAGAGCTAGAAAATCGGCTCAAGAACTTAAGGCTTTGTTACAAACCTTGAGAGGTGAAATTTTGGAAGAAAGAAAAAAAACTGAGAATGCTTAATATAGATAATTTATTTTTTTTCATTTTCATTTTTTCAGTTTTAGTTGTTTTAAGAGCAACAGTTAGGTTAATAGGCGCCCTATCACAAAATTCAGACATAAGAGTCTTGAAAAGTGATAGGGAGCTTGTTATCTTAGGGTTAACAGTTTCATACATCATAACTTATTTATTTCGATAATCATATGAGTCTATATAAAGAATTTTCTAGTTTATTTCCTTACTTACAATCGGTCAGGAAATTAAAAAATTATCTTAGTTTTGATGTTAGTTTTCCTGAATCATGGAAATTACCTAAGAAGTATATTGAAGAAGACAAAATCTTACAACAGGAATCTCAAAATATGGGAGAGAAATTATTTTCATTTGTTTCTGAATTTAATGAAGAAGAAGTTGAAAAGGTTTCAGGTAATGTAAAAAGTATCATCAAATACAATTTGGAAAGAGAAGAAAAAGAAAGATTATTTCAATCCAAAGTTGATGAGTTAAAAAACGTTTTTGAAAAACAGAGTTTAAATAATTTGAAAAATCTTAAATTTGATATTAAGTCAACACAAACTTTAGAATTAGAAGACAATGAAGACGAACTCAAGCCGACTACAATGGTTACAAAATGAAATAGAAAAGGATAAACGAGATATTGAAAACGAAAAACTTAAGTTTATCCGAGAAATTAAAAAGACAAAAAAAGAGGAAATAATTCCTAAAAAGGAAAAGATTACTATATGGAAAATAATTCTGAGATTATTTATGGGACGATAGAAAGAATGGCGTTAATTTCTGACGCGATAGATAATCTATTTGTTAATGGTAGAAAAGTTATAGTTGTCGAGTTGAAAAAAAATGATTTCGAAGAAACAAAAAAACAATTCAAGAATATAAGTCCTGATTTAACACAGTTTAAAATTGATATATCAGGAGTTGAATTTATTTTTATTTTGGATGAGTTGTTGAATGTCTCTGAAGATAATGCCTCGGGAAGCCTTGGTTAACCAAAATATCATATAAATATTTCCTGTGTATTGTTGAATAATCTTTTACTAATATACAATCGTTTTTGTTTGTTTTACGTAAATGATTACCCAAATCATCTAAAAATCTATCTGAGTCCGAAGTGTTTTTAAAGGTGAACAAATTGTAAGACTCATCAATCTGAACCACAATTTTGTTATTTAATTTTGATATCATTTTAATACCGGCGGATGAAAGGTATTTCTTAATGAAATTCTTAGAATCTATTTTCTTTTTAGTTTGATAATCCAAAAATTCTTCTTCAACATTGAATGAAACAATTTTACTAATTGTAAATTCATCGTCGTCCAAATCAACCTTTATTTGTCTACCAAATTCATCTTTGATAAATACTTTTTCTTTTTTATTAGACTTTTTTTCTAATATGGCTAGTTCATAATTAGATGGGTTACCGTTCTCATACTTTACAGGAAAAATAACGTTGTTGGACTCCTCAATGAGAGTTTTGAAAGTATTATTTGTTTTTTTATAAGTTTTAAACTTATTGATTATTTTCTTTTTTACTTTATTTTTGAATAAAACAATTTGGAAATTGAAGTCCATACCAAATAATAAGAATTATTGAATAATATTAAATATTGATTATGAGTGCTGAGAGTTATTATGACATTTTAGGGGTTTCAGAAACCGCATCACAAGATGAAATTAAAAAAGCTTACAGAAAAAAGGCTGTTGAACATCATCCTGATAAGGGTGGTGATGAACAGGTATTTAAAAAAATATCTGAAGCTTATGATACAATCGGTGACGAATCAAAACGTAAACAGTATGATGCTGAAAAAAATAATCCATTTGGCGGAATGGGAGGGGGATTTAATCCTTTTGAAGACTTCTTTTCACAATTTGGAGGACGACGTAAAAAGAATAATGTCCCTGAAAAAGTAATAAATGTGGACATAACAATTTTTGATTCATATATGGGGTCAGAAAAAACAATAAACTACACAAGAAATCATAACTGTGAAAGTTGTAATGGAACTGGAGGGGATAGAATTTCATGTAGAAAATGTAATGGACAAGGTTTTATAACCGTACGAATGGGGAACGGTATGTTCATACAAATGGTACAACAAAGTTGTGATTTATGCGGAGGACAGGGTTCTACTTTAAAAACTAAATGTGGTGTTTGTTCTGGGGTCGGAACAATACCAAAAATGGAAACTATGACATTTGTAATCCCTCATGGTTCAGAAACTGGCCAAATGCTGAGAGTTGATAGAATGGGTGACTCATTCAACGGGGTTTATGGTAATCTTATACTAAAAATAAACTTATTAAATGATGGTACATTTGAAAAATCAGGTAATGATTTAATATATAACTCATTTCTAACATTAGAAGACTTAAGTAAAAATTCTATTAGCGTACCTCATCCTGATGGGGAACTTAGAGTTAATTTCCCTATTGAGTTTGATACGTCAAAACCCCTTAGAGTGAAATCTAAAGGGTTCAAGATTGGAGGTAAAGGGGACCTTTATGTAAGACTTTATGTTAAGTTTAGAAGAGAGATATGATATCTTTTACAATTTCTATAGTTCCGTAAACCGCCGCCATTAAAAAGTATATTGTAAAAACTATCATACTTTTTGGAACTTTTTTTAAAGTCTCAGCTGAGTTACATTTTTTACAAGATTTTTTTGGTTGAGATTCTATTACTGTGTTTTCCATATTATTAATTTTAAATAAAATATAAGGGTTATTTTCAAATCTATAAATATTTTATTTGCTTTTTTGAGATTTCTTTACTATTATTAAAAAAAAATGTAAAATGAAAGTAAGAATTTCTCACTGTTCTGTTTTAATTGAAAATTATAATCTATGTTTAACCGATAAAGTATCAGGTTTTACAAACAGAGGTGCCCAATCAGGTGATTTAGTTTATTTAGCTGTTAAAATCGGTAAAAAAAGTTTGTGCGGGGCAAGATTTATTTTAGATGAGCCAACAGATTATAAACCTTGGAAAGATGCTGAGAGATATGTAAATGTGTTTACTATAAAACAAATTGAGTTTTGTGAACCATTTGATATATCAATACTCTCAGAGGCTGGAGGTAAATATTGGGCGATGAAATATATACAAGGGGCAAAACCAATTAATGATGAAGAAGCAATTAAAATTTTAGAACAAGAATTTTCAAACAATAAAACAGAAAGAATATTTAATTTTGAAAATGATTATGTTACTGAGAATAGTGATGAAGAATATGGGGAAATTACAATAGAAGATGAAAAAGAACTCATAAATTTGGAAAAAGAAATACCTAATGTTAAAGTTGATATCATGGGTACTTTTCAAACGGTTCAGTTTTCAAACGAAACTGATAAAATTAAAGGACTTGAACCATTAGTTAATGAAAATTTTTATATGTTATTTCCTCAATTTCCTGAAACAAAAACATTACTAATTCCTGAAAATAGATTATTCAAAACGAAAGGATTTAAAGTTGACGGAAATAACGTACAAGGAATTAGAACAATACCTGACGGAATCTTAATTGAATTTGATAAAAAATTAAAGAATCCATTTAGAATTAATCTAATTGAATACGAATGTTACGGTGAAAAAAAACACAGAGAAATTGACAAATCCACATATCTAAATAGTGTTGTTATACCACAATTAATGAGATTTGCATCAGCATTTAGTATTATAACTGATGAACAAACAAGAATGAAAACAGTTGAAAGTTGGGTCGATAAAATAATAAACTATATAAATAACAATGAAATCCAATCAACTAAGTTTATAAGTTGGATAAAAGAAATTTACCCCGAAATTAAAGAACGTTCAATCGAAAGAGAGATTGAAAAATTATTAATAGAGTCATTCAAAACCAATCTTAGAGTTCTTCTTATTATTGATGAATTAAGCGCTGAACAAAAATCAACAATAAAAAATGTTGTTAGTTCGTTTAAATTGGCAAGTGGTGAAAATAACGTTCAGTTCTCAGGACATGTTGTAAGATTAGTACAAAAAATAAACATTAATAATAAGGACTCTGAATACGCCCTTACAATACAATAATATATCATGCTAAGCTACATAGGAGGAAAATCAAAAATAGGTAAATGGATAGTCCCATATTACCCAACTGACATGGAAACATACGTGGAAACATTCGGAGGAATGTTCTGGTGTTTCTTTAATATGGATTTGAAACAATACCCCAAACTAAAAAGGGTTGTTTATAACGACTTCAATCCATTAAACTATAACTTGTTTATGTGCTTACAGAACCCTGGTGTTTTGTTATCTGCTGTAAATAGAATACCATGTCAACAACAAGGAGAGGAAGTGACACCACCAATTTACCGAGAACAGTTTAATACATTCCAAAAAGAAATATTTGGTGATGGATTTACAATAAACTACCCTGACTACGATGTTGCCGCAAAATATGCTTATGTTCTAACGCAAGTATTCAGTGGGTCTAAACCTGAGACTAGTTCTTTTATTGATTTGAAGGGTAAGTATAAGTCAAAGTATTTGACATTCAGAGACAAACTATCAAAACCTGAGTGGGTAGAACACTTCAATAAGATTAGTCATTTTAGATTGGGTGACTTTGAAAATGTTATAAAAGAATTTGATAGTCCGACAACTTATTTTTATCTTGACCCCCCGTATTGGAAAACCGAGAATTACTACTCAAACCACGATTTTGACCGAGACGACCACGAGAGACTGGCAAATGTGTTGAAAACTATTGAAGGAAAGTTTTCGTTATCTTACTATGATTTCGTACTTTTGCACGAGTGGTTTCCTGAAGACCAATATAGGTGGGAAAAGAAAGAGTTCGCTAAGGCCGCCGCGGCTAAGAAAGGACAGACCCAAAATATGGGAGAGGAACTACTTATTATGAATTATTTTTAATTTATTTGATATTTATTAAGTAAAAACATTCAAATGAGATTTACAAAACTTTTAACAAATTTGATTTTGGAACAATCACGTTTCCAAGTTCTGTATGACAAAATGGTTAAACCTTCAAAAGGTACTGAGGGTGAGGGTAGAAAGGCGAAAGGATTAATGGACTTTGAAACTTTGAAGGCCATTATCTTAGCTGACCCAACTACAAGAATACCACAAGGTGAGGATATAGACACATTGACTCCTGAAAAAATGGAGAATGTTAAAGTCGGAAAATACAGTCAATGGTTGTTAAAGAACTTTTTGAATCCAAAAATTGAACTACAAAGTGGTATCACTGACCCAAATAGCCCTGAGGTTAAATCTGCGGTTAAGGAATGGCAACGTGTATTCTTGGAGGACTTGTTTAAAGTTACTGATGACCTTAAAAAATACGAAAGGTTTAAAAATCAATTCCCCCAAGATAAAAGGGATATTAATAAGTTAACTCCAGATGATGTTTATGAGTTAACAAAAGATTTGAGTCTACAAAAAACTAAGGCTAGTAAATCTGAAAAAGAAGAGGCGAGTAAGACATACGAACATCCAGGAGGTGAAATTATATTCAGAGGTAATACATGGACTCTTGTTAAAATCCAAGACCAAGGAGCGTTGGGTAAAGACGCTGCTTGTTTCTATGGAGGTTATTACCTTCCTGAGGAAGGGGAATCAAGATGGTGTACGTCATCACCTGGTTTGAATTACTTCAACACTTATATTAAGGATGGCCCATTGTATGTTGTATTACCTAATGACGATAAAGGTCAAAGAGGTAAAAAATCAGGACTTCCTGTTGAAAGATTTCAGTTCCACTTCCCATCAAGTCAATTTATGGACCGTCACGATAGACAAATCAATCTTGTTGAATATCTTAACGGACCAATGTCAGAACTTAAAGAGTTCTTCAAACCTGAGTTTGCAAAAGGATTGGTGAGTAAGGGTGGTAATAAAGTTGAGGTTAATTATCCTGATAGTTCTGCCGGTAAGTTTATTGCTCTTTATGGATTTGAAGAACTATTTGAAAGTTTACCTGATACAATTGAACATCTTATTGTTACAAATAAATCAAAAGAAAATATTGCACTTGACGTACCAGAAAGTATTACAAGATTTAAGAACCTTGATGCTTTACTAATGTCAAATATTGTAAGAACATTACCTGAAAATTTGGGTGATTTGAAAAATTTGAAGTTTTTGAATTTGGCAAATAACAAAGATTTAGTATCTTTGCCAGAATCAATCAAGGACATACCTAATTTGGCCCTACTCAATCTTAAAGGAGCAAATCCAAATGTTGAGATACCACCGGCGCTTAAAGAGGTATTGTCTGACGAAGGAGAAGGATTTTACTATCTTACTTAAAAAATATTTTGTATGAAGAACATTGATGTTGAAATTTACCTCAACCAACTTATCTCATTTTTTGAGAAAAACCCAAACGATTTAACCGAACTTATTGGAACCTCAATGAAAGATATCTTTTTTGATAAAGTAAGGGTTGCCTGTACTGAAAATGTTGAAAATGGAGACGAAGTAACTCTAACAAATCAACAATTAATTGATATTGTATTGGATATTAAGGGTGTTAAGGGTTCTAAAGAAGAGTTGGAAGTTATTAACAAAATATTTGTTAAAAACAAGTTCGGAACTTTTTGTTTAAATTAATTTGGTGGGATAGAGTTTCCGACATATATTTGTACCACAATTAAAAACAATAACCCATGATGACAATCCAAGAACTTCAATCAGTAGCTCCATCAGTATTCACCACTGAAAAATCCCCAAAACTATCTGACCGTTATATGATGGTCCCCACCATTGATGTCGTAAATAAATTTATGGACGCAGGTTGGGAAATCTCAAAGGCAAATCAAGTAGGTTCGGGTCCGTTTGGACGACACTCAGTTCGTATGAGGAACTCAGTCCTACCCAAAGTCGGTGATTCTTTGGTAGAAGCCATCATTACCAATTCACACAACGGCACCACAAAGCTCGAAATTGGGGCGGGACTATTCCGTCTAGTTTGTTCTAACGGACTTGTTATCTCACAACAAGAGTTGATATCACTCAATCAACGTCACATGAAAATCTCAATGGATGAGGTTGAGATGATTACTGAAACATTCATCAAGTCAACTCCTGTGATAGAACGTTCTGTTAACCGTATGACTGAGGTTAAGATGGGCACAGACAAACAGGTTGATTTTGCAACCAAGGCCATGGGAATCCGATGGAAGAATACCGAGGATATCTCAACTATGACAATCGATAGTATTCTTAATCCAATCCGTCGTGATGACATGGACCCGACACTTTGGAACACATTTAATGTGGTACAAGAGAAACTAATTCGTGGTGGATTTGTTAAACAACAGAACAGCAAATCACGTCAAGTGAAACCAATCACATCACTGGCCATGGACACCATGATTAACCAAAAATTGTGGGAACTCGCTGAGACCTACATCTAATCAAATGATGGGAGAGGAAACTCTCCCATCATTTAACTTATTTTTATGCAAGAAGTATATAGCCAAAAATTTGAGACATTTCAAACAATTGATTTCTTTGACTTTAATGTATTGGAACATAGAGAAAAAGAAAATGAGATTGATGTTTTTGATATATTTGGAAACACTAGGTTAAGAACATCGTGGGCTGAAAAGTCCACAAATCTTACCAAAGAATATTTCGAATTGAACAAAAAGAATACCTTGTGTACCTTAACACATAAAAGGTTGAGTATTTTTGTAGTTAAGAATGAGGATAAAGTCACCCTCAAATACTTTATGTATTCACGAACCAAAAGAGTTGGTGAAGTTTTTTATCGTGTTAGTACCACTTGTCATTATGTTTCTTATAATGTTAAACGAAATTGTTTATACGTTGGTAAAATAATTAATTTTCATAAGAAACGAAAGGCTTTAAAACATGTTAAGATTCATACTTTCGATAGAGATATTATCACAGACACAATTATTACAATAAATTTGTGGTACAATCATGTTTTTGAGGACCGCCCCGAAAGAAAAATAAATAACATATTTGGTCACAATGCGGTCAAAGAATTTTTGGCAAATATTCCTGGTGTACAGTATCACACCAATAAAATATCAAGTCAAACAATTTATAAAACCATACTGACAAAAAAGGGAATCAAACTTTGTGACAACTGGGCCGTGTTTAGTTGTATGTACCCACAACCAAAAACTAAAGATTATAAGAAGAATGGGCCAAAATATTTGGATTCCATAATGGCTTTAAATGGATTGACGGGGGACAAGGTAAAAAGAATTTTACATAAAGTAGACAACTTCAATCCAAATTTATTTAGGTCCGCCATAAATTTCTTTGGGAAAGATTATATCTTAGGTCAGAGTGACGATGTTATCATTAGTATGTTTGAATCCACTTGTAATAGTGAATTCTACGCGGACTTCTCCATAATAACCTCAAAGAAAGAGAGAAATAATATATTTGAAATATTCAAATTAGTTGCTAAGGGCGAAGTTGATGTTCATACATATATTGACCACTTTAGATTCATTAGAAATATTAGAAGGTTTGAACACGTTAGATGGAACTCAACTACCTATGATGAATTCAGAGAAGAACACCTTAATCTAACTGAGTCGAATCAGTATTATACAAAAGGAACTTACACTCGAATTTATGGAGACAGGTTTGTTGACTATATCTCAAATGAGATTAAGTATGAAACTGAAACATATTATCCTGAGATTTTAAAAACATCCAAAGAGTATAATTTAGAATCGTTTGTTCAGTCAAATTGTGTTAAAGGATATATTCAAAGAGCTTCTGCATTAATTGTTTCACTTAGAAAGGGTGATAAAGAATCTAAAGAAAGATTGACGGTTGAATATAGAATAAGTATGGGACATTCTATGAGAATTGATAGAGTTCAAACAAGAGGTAGATTTAATCAAGACCCTGGACTTGATTGGAATTTTGCTCTTGAAATTTTGGATGAGAGAATGAACAATTCATTGGTGTATAATTTATTTGAGTTACCCAAAATTGTATGTAAAATTGGTAGTAAAGAATTTAAATCCGATTCTAAATTTGAAGAACCTATTGGAATTTCAACTAGACCTGGTAGACCTACAAACATTTTTAATTTATTGAAAGCTTCTCAGGATTTAATTTGGGAGGACAAAAACATAACTAATTTTGATTATGCAGGTAATGACATAGTTACTATTTTGGATGATGATTTAAATTTCTAATATGAGTGAAGTACCTAAATTTTGCACCGACAAGTTCAAAGCCACATTTGGTTATGAACCATCATTTATTCAAATAAAGATGGATAACGATGAACGTATTGAAAAACTAACTTCTAAATCAAGAACAATATGGTTTTCATCCGTTTTTAGACATAACGGTGTGTTTATAAAAGAGAAATTAGTTGAATATGATGCGATGGGTATCTATATTTATATTCTAAGAGATGAAGAATCTCCTATAACCGATGTGACATTCATGACCACGATTGATAGACAAAGTGTGTCTGAATTCACAATACACAATTTAAATAAATCAAAATAAAGATGGAATTAACAACAGAACAATTTGAACAAAAATTAAAGAACGGCGAAAAGATGGTCGTTGAATTTTGGGCCCCTTGGTGTGGACCATGCAAAATGATGAAACCAACATTTGAAAGAGTATCTCAATCACTTCGTAACGAAAATTTTGGAGTATCTCTTTATACCATAAACGTTGATTCAAATAGGGAAATTGCACAAAGATACGGAGTTAGAAGTATTCCAACAACTAAATCATTTTCTAACGGTAAAGAATCATCTACAAGAGTAGGTGTTTTAGGTGAATCACAAATAAAAGAATTTGCTAATAGTATACTAAATGGATAAGGTAGTTGTGTTATTTACAATGAAAGGGTGTGCTTTCTGTGAACAGTTCAAAAATATGTTAAAAGAGGAAAAAATTGAATTTGTTAATAGAGACATAGTCGAAAATAAAGATGAATATGATATGTTTGTTAAGGCAACAAGTAATGATTTTGTACCATCATTTATGGTAATAGAATCGCCAAATAATAATCCTATTTCACATTTGTATGCGCCAGGTAGAGATTATGAAGAATTGGACAAAGCGGTTAGTATAATTAAAGAACACATTGGTTAATGAGTCTTAATTTTAACAAAAATGGTAAACTCCATACACCTATTAATTTTTGGGAATTGGAGGATGGTAATATTGTGGTAATATATCAGGGTTCGAGAGGTGCGAACCCTGATTTAGATTTTATTGTTAAGTATAAGGCACCTAACAAACGACTTAGAGCCCCATCTCACACACATTGGATTGTGGATTTAATTATCAAATCAAAATTTGCTCCTGATGATTTATGTAAGTTTGTTAATGAATGGATTGAGATTTATGATGAGATGGAACCCTTTAATAATGAAGAAGAAAGAAAAAATTATCAATTAATTTATAAAGATTATTTTAGTGAAAAGTATTTCACAATAGATAATTTAGGCGAATTTTCAGTTGAATTCGTATCAACTTTAATTGAATTATTCATTAGATGTGAGAAACAAACACCTAACGCTTTTATGTTCAAAAATCTATTGATTTTGATTAGTGATTATTGTCAAGATAAAAAAGATTTTTACCAAGTCGTATCTTATTCTAAAAGAGTTTAGATAATAAATAATTCGTTAATTAGGTCCTTTTTTAACCATGGTTTGGTTTCTAACTGACTATCAATCTCTTTTGATAAATCATATTTCTTGAGAGTGGTATTAATGAATCTTTGTATGTTAAAATCAAAAACATCCAAAACCATAGATTTAATTTTTTCAGTTAGATAAGGTGAATTAGAGATAATTTGAATATCTAAATCACCATTATCATCTTTATTGTCTGAAATTTTAAAAGTTATTTTGTCCGTTTTAATGGATGAGAATAATTGGTTACAAATATATTCTGAGTAATAAAGATGGGCTCTACCATTATCTAAACTATAACCATATGGGAATTCCGACGACACGCAAATATAATTTCTACTGAACATAGAATTTGGTTCATTCAAATGGTCATAATCTAAATCAAAGATTAATTCCTTTTTAAAGTCTAAACTATTATATTGAACATCAATGTGATTATATACATAGTTTAGCACCTTTTCATGAAAATAAGGATGAATTGTATTATGAAATTCAAAATAAGACTCAAACGTGCCAGTAAATCCTATATTATCATACTCAATTATATCAATTACATTTAGTCTTTCGTAATTTAAGTCAACCATCAACTCTTTATTTTCTTCATAAAATCTTTCCTTGATTTCAGTTAAATCCAAAATAGTTTTGGACTCAGTTTTTCCTGCAACAACCAAAAAGGTTTTAAAGTCTGAAATCTCAATTATTGTTTTGTATTTTTTTTCTTTTTGAATCTCACAAAGAATAAAATCCGCAAACTTATTCACAATACCTCTTCTCGATTTTGGATTAATGTACTTCATATAAAATGTTTTTGAAATAGATAAACAAAAAAATTCAAATCCTAAATACTTTAAATAAAAAAAGGGGTTATAAACCCCCTTTAAAGTACAAAAAATTAAATTATTTTCTGTAATATTTTTCCACAACTTTTTTAATCGACTCTTGAATGTTTTGATTGTTACTCTGTTGTGGAGCTTGTTGTGGTTGAGCCTGAGGTTGAATCTGGTTCAATGGCTGAGGTTGAGGCTGAGCTTGAGCCTGATTACCTTTGTTTTTACACCCGCATCCCATATCTTTTTATTTTAAACGTTTATTTACCATAAATATCTAAATTTGGAGTATATTGTAAATATTTTATTTGAATTTACAAATATTTATGATTATGTCAAAGAGTCTAAGTTTAAGAAATACTGTAAAGAATATATTGGTAGAACAAAGTGAGGAAGAGTTTTACAAAATTTCACCTGAGGAGTTTACAGAACTAATGAAGTTCGGAAGTTATCATGGCAAAGGTGTTAGTAAACTCAAAATGTTTGGAGGAAAACCAATATGGATTACCGGTGATTTGGACCTATCAGACACACCAACAGATTCTTTGGGTAATGTTAAATATGTTGAGGGTAGATTAGATATTAGAAACACAAAAATTAATGATTTATCTGACGTTAAAGTTAATGGTTACATATGGGATGGAGGAACTCCGATAGATAGAAGAAGACGTGAGGCCATTCGACAAGAAAAACTAAATCAAGCCGATGAGAGAAGAAGAAATAATGAGTGGGATATTGATAATGAAGATGATGATGGATTAAAGGCTCAAGCTTTATTTAAACATTTGGTCCGTAATGGAGATATCAAACCTATAACAGGTGAAAAACAGGGAGAATTAGAGGGATTGAAAGCGGATTTGGAGGATTTAACCAATAGATATAATGAAACCGAAGGTCAGGATGATGACTTGGCGAATGAGATAAGTGATGTTGAGGAAAAAATTCAAGAAATACAACAAAACTCGGCGGATGTGTATAGTATAATATCAATGAAATATAGCTATTACGGTTTATCTCAGTTTGAGGTTATTGGTATTGATGATTTAGAGGGTCAAGAATTTGCAGTTGGAGATGAATATGAAATGGACAGAGCAGCCTTAGAGTACGCTAAAAACTACCTTGATGAGGTCGGTATTGAAGGTTTAAGAGACCATTTTATTGACGACCATTTAGATATCGACGCAATTGAATATTTCTTCAAAGATTTTTATGATGATGACGTAAGGAGTAACATTGACGTTTATTTTGATGAAAGTGAGTTACCTGATTCAGAAGAACAAGAACAAAGAAAACGGGAACTCGAAGAATATATTAGTAAGGCGGAAGGAGTTATTAGTAAATTAGAACAAAAACAAGAAAACTTAAATGATGAGATTGAGGACCCAGATGAGTACAGAAAACGATATGATGAGATTCAGTCAAAGATAGATATTATTAAAGGTCATATTGATAGCTCACAAGAGGAGATTGATAATATGCAACCCAATGGGGAACCAACTGAGGATATGATTGAAGAAAAAATTGATGAAATGGTATCAGATAAAATGAATGACCCAAAAGGCTCTTTATCTGAATTCGGTATGGATATTAGTGAATATGTTGATATGGACTCTTTAGCCAAAGGACTTGCAGAAAGTGATGGGTATCAGATTTTGGCTTCATATGACGGAAGTTATGATACGGAATATATCAATAATGAACATTACTATATAATGAGAATTGGGTAAATCTTTTTTTTGTCACCAATATCAACTATATTTGTGATAAGATGTCTAAAAAAACTAAAAATAATAACTCTTTTGTTATGGATACCGATTGGCTCTTTAATGGGACAATCGATGCCGAACAAAAAGAATATGTACTTTTAGGATATTTCCAAAAGATGAATAGAAATTTGGAAGAAATGAGAATTTACCCTATGTTTACAGAACTTTCAATACATTTGGGTAATATTCAAACACTGTTGACACAAAACAAAATATTGTACACCGATAAAAAGTTAACAACAGATAATGATGAAATTTTTATAAAGGATTTGAAAGTTAAGGATATTCCTAATTTGAACGATGAGGAATTTGCCGAGTACCAAAAAATAATTAGAGTTAGTCAACCTATGTTGTTTGATTATTTTAATATAGCCAAATCATTATGGTCATTGGCATATGATTCGGTGACAGCAAATGTTAAAAGAAATAAGAAGAATCTATCAAGTAAAACAGGTTTTTATTATACAAAATACAAGGACGATTTATATGTGTGGAAATATAGTATGAAAAAGATAAGAGGTGTTAAGAACCAATTTAAAACTGACTCTAAGTTAATTTTTAGTGGTAATACTGACCTGACTGTCATTGGACTCATATCACAATCATCACCCACGTATAAGAAGAACAATGAGAGTAAGTTACCTATATTTGAAGTTGTTTGTCATGAAATGTTTCCGTTAGATGAAACTTTGATACCAATAATGAAAAGAAAAGTGATATCTTTAATTCATCAAAGTATTAAAGTTGAAAAATTATTAGAAGAAAGTAAAACTATAGAAAATGGGGTTTAATAAATTAATAGTTGGAAAAAACAAAATTAATGAAATAGAATTGGACTCAAATCTACTTGAAATCTACAAAAAGTATGACATGATGATTTTTGAATCCAATGAAATAAGAGATAAATTTAAAATCTTAGAAAATGAATACAATCAAAAAAAATTTATTGGATAAGTTAAGACTCCCAATTCACATAACATATATCTCAAGACATATTCTAAAGATTTCAATAGAAGACACTGAAAAATTTATTAATGAAATGGTAGATGAGGGATTAGTTGAAGAAAGTAAGTATGGTAAAGGTTATTATGTTGTAAAAAATCAAAAATAAAATGGGTTATCAGAGGCTAAAGCTACATATGGTGTAAATGAATCCAAGAGCACACTGAATAATCCATTAAGATAAATTGAGTTATGGAAAAAAAAGAAATGGTTAATCATCCCGACCATTATGGCGGTGAAGAAAATACGTATGAAGTTGTGAAAGTATGTGAAGCTTGGGGTTTAGATATGGACGCTTATCTATTCAATGTGGTTAAGTATGTTGCAAGAGCGGGTAAAAAAGATTCAGATAAAGAACTTCAGGACCTCAAAAAAGCACTTTGGTATCTTGATAGAAAAATTAAAAATTTAGAAAAATAAAATGGTTTGGAAAATCTACTTAATTTCAACTATACTTGTTTTTAGTATTCTATACTTTGATAGGTTTATATCATATAAACCAAAAAGTAAATTTGGAAAGTGGTGGAGAAAAAATATTATTAATAGACAAGATGATTGAAAACTATATAAATAAAGTAATAAATGGTGATTGTATCGAGGTAATGAAAGAAATGCCCGAATCATTCGTCGATTTGATTGTGACATCTCCTCCATATGGCGTGAACATTAAGTATGACACTCATGATGATGACATGGAAATCAATGAGTATCTTGAGTTCAGCAAGAATTGGCTCACAGAAGCCTATAAAGTCTTAAAAGATGACGGAAGAATTGCTTTGAACATTCCTTATGAGATTAACCGACAAGAAAAGGGTGGTAGAATATTTTTTGTATCTGAAGTCTATCAGGTGATGAAACAAATTGGATTTAAATTCTTCGGTATTGTTGACTTAGAGGAGGATAGTCCTCATAGAAGTAAGACAACCGCTTGGGGTAGTTGGATGAGTCCATCAAGTCCATATATCTATAACCCAAAAGAATGTGTAATATTAGCTTACAAAAAAAACCATATCAAGAAAGTTAAAGGTGAACCACAATGGAAGGGAGAACCAATTACAACTGAAGAAGGTAAGACAAAAATGTTATATACCGAACAGGATAAAAAGGAATTCATGGAACTTGTGTTTGGACAATGGAAATACCTAAACGACTCAAGACCAATGACCAAAGCGACATTTTCAATGGACATCCCAACCAAGGCTATTAAGATATTGTCATATAAGAATGACATAATACTAGACCCATTCAATGGAAGCGGAACAAGTTGTGTAGCTGCGGAAACTTTAGACAGGAGATGGATTGGCATTGAACTTTCTGAAAATTATACTAAGATTTCTATAGAAAGGATACAATCCTTCGTTGACCAAAAGAGTCAACAAGTTTTAGAGTTTGAAAATGGAGATGAATAATCTCCATTTTTTTTAGTTTAAATGATATTTATAATAAAATTAAAGAACATGAAAAATTTATTTAATAATTTAACTGAAGAAGAAAAAAGAGCGATACTGGAACAACACTATCAAACAAAAGAAAATGTTGATGAACAATTAGGACAAAGAGTTAAGGCTGGAGTACAAGGAGCCGCTCAGAAAGTGGCTGATGTTGGTAAAAACATAGGTAAAGCTGTAACTGGAGGTGTTAACAGAGCTCCTGACATTGACGCGAATCATCAAAAATTACAATCTTGGGCCAAATGGATGAAGGGCCAAATTGATAATTTTAAAAATAATTTTACAGGTTTAAAAACTAGTACTACTTCGTCAAAAAACGCGGCTATACCTGTTTATAAAGGACAAGTAAATATGATTACAACCTCGATAGACAAAGTATTACCGCTTTTACCTAGTATAGAAAAAGAATTGGATGCAATAATCGCGTCAAAATTACCTGACCCTGAAAAAGGACCAGCAACTGCGGCGCCTACGGCAGCACCAACACAACAAGCACCAGTACAACAAGCTCCGGTCTCTTCTGCGAGAACACCAGGTACTTTAGCGTAATCTAATTTTTATATGAAACGTATAAAATAAAAAATGGGGAGAAATCCCCATTTTTAGTTTTATGAAATATTTATTAAATAAAAATTATCATGAATAAAATAACGTTTGACCCAAATCTTGAGAAAAAAATTGATGAGATTTATAATGAGGAAAGAATTAAAATAATCCAAGAAAAATGGGATACATTATCAGGTAAAGAAAAAAGAATTGTTTTAGAAATGTTAAAACAAATCTATCCTGAAAAATCTAGACTTATCACAGAATCTAAATGGTATAATACAGTTGGGGATATTGTAGGTATATTTGACCCTACAGGTGTCGTTGATTTAATTAATGGTATTAGTTATTGGAGACAAGGTGATAAACTTTTTGCGGTTCTATCATGGATTTCAGTGATACCTTATGTTGGTGATTTAATAGCTAAACCTGTAGTTGGGTTATTTAAACTAGGAGGTTCATCCGCTAAAGCGTTCAAAGCCGCATCTTTAGCCGGAGACGCCACAAAAATGGCAGAAATTGCAAAACAAGGAGGACCTTTGGCTGGGTTACTTACTAAAGTTAATACATGGGCTCCAAAAGTATTGGAACCTCTTGCTAGAGGAGTTAAAAAAGTTCCTGGTGTTGGTCCTGGTTTGGTTAAGGGAGTTGAAGATTATATAAAATTATTTAAAGACGCGGCAAAACAAATGGAC